GTTAGTCATTTTGGTGTTTGTAATTGTTCTTTATGAATAGTAAATGTAACCTTTTCAGCATCTTCAGTTTCAATTACTGTGTTGTCAATCAACCAACCTCTTACAATATTACAGATGCCTTCAGCACCAACAATACCAAAAGAATTCAAATGCTGAAAAAGTGTCTGTGGTTTTGGTTCTTCTACTCGTTGATACTTTACACCATTAATCGTAACAATTTCATCATCAACCACTTCCACCTTTGGATACATAAATTCCCTCATATTCACATACCAGTTTTTGGATTGTAGGTCACTAATAAGATTTTCTTTCCGTTTGTTCTCTACTGCTTTGTTTGTGTCGTTGATTTCTTTAAGTTTTTGTCTCCTTCGTTCAAGAATGTTCACAATGTCTCCAATTTCTTTTGCTTTTTGTTCTATTTGAAGTCGTAGTTCTTCCCATTCCAAGTTTCCTTGTTCGTCAGTCATTTTCTAATCAATTCACCTTTTTCAGTATACATATCGTCGTGAAAGTGTGCTAATTTTTTTAGTTCTTCAACTTCTTGTTTAAGTTCCCAAATATAATCCTTTAAGTTCCACTCAACATCACCAATCAGTTGAAATAGTTCTTCAAGTGTGAGTTCTTTATCGTAAGTCTCACTCCACTTTTTTGGTTCTGGTATTTCAGTCATTTGAGGTTCTCTTTTAGATGTTCTATGCAATCATTCCAACCCTCACAATAATCATTACTGTTTAGTTCGTGGCAACCTTCATTAGGCAACCATCCCGTCTCAATCCTACTCACAAGTTCTTCGCAAGTTGGTTGATTATCATCATCACACCACTCACGGATAATCTCAAAGAGTGTCTGTGGTTTTGGTTCTTCTACTCGTTGGTATTTTACACCACCGATTTCAATAATATCAGGGAGTTGTTGATTAGTCATTTGTGATTTCTTATAAGGGCAATATTCTGGTTCAAAACATCCACCTTGAGTTGCGTTGGTTTCTACATCTACTGGTGCATAACAGAACCCACAATCCCAGTATTTACATTTCATTTGGTTCCATCACAATAGATATGAGGATAAGTGTCAGGATACTTCGCAGGTGGTTTTGAAACTATAGGAGGAATTGTATAAGGAATAGGATTTGGATTTGTGAGAGGAGTATAAGGAGTGCTATAAAGTAGTGGAGATTTACTCAAATACTCTTCTACAATATTACAAGACCATCCATCCTCATAGAATTGCTTACCATAGAAAATAGCACTTTCTTTTGTGGGAAAAGATGCTACGAACTCATCGTTGTAGTATAAAGAAAATACTTTCATTAGGTTTCTGTGCGTATGAAGTCATTATACAACAAAAGGCACCTGATTTCAAGTGCCCTTGTGACGGTTCTTCAAGTGTCCTTACCAAACTCCTTTTTGAGTTGTTCATATTGTTTACGACGATTTTCTTTTTGTTGCTCTTCTTGTTTCACTCTCTTTTCATACTCTTCATCATTTTCAAGTCGGGTTTTGTAGACATAGTAGTCTTTTCCTCCATTCCCATAATCATAATCATAATCAATACCTTCCCAACCCTGTTCTTTGCACCTTTGGAGTGTGGAAATGATTTTGTCTATTGAACCATAAAACTCACCATAGTAACAAAAATCTTTGCTTTCTTTGATTGTAATGCGTTCAGCAGTCATCAGTCTTCTGTGTGTATAGAAGTATTATGCGACAAAAGGCACCTGATTTCAAGTGCCCTTGTGCCAATTTAGTAAGTGTCCTTATTGTCCAAACTTATTGTAAAGAAACACTCTTCCATCTCCAGAAGGAACAGTAACCGCAATATCATATCCCAGTTTAATAATAATATTTGCCAGATTGCTTCCGTGACTTTTAGCACTAAGAAAAGTATGAGGATAATGGTCAATAAACTCCACACTCTTACCAGGATTTTCAAGTGCTTCTGTGATTGCTTTCATATAGAGAGCAGTGGTTCGTCCAGTTCCTCTGGTTGTTGCGTATTCGTATTTTGAGATAACATCATCTATTTCTGGGGACCAACATCTAAATCTGTTGAGTACCCTGTAAAGTTCTTGAGCAAGTTGTTTGTAATCAGCAGTCATTTACAATCCTCATTAGGGTTAAAGTTAATATATTCTACCATAGTTCCCCTACAGTAGATACACAAGTTTTTCTGTGCTTTTTCCAGAGTATCATATCCACCATCAAAATAAACATCAAAAGCAAAGAGATTATACCACCACCACAAAAATTTCTCTTGTGGATAATACTTTGTAGTATCACCATAAGTTTCTTTTTTGATGCGGTAGTTCTTCATCGTATTCCACTATCAAAGAGTTTTTTGAGTTCGTGATAGACAAGCACCAAATCTCGGTCAGTAGATAGATGACCACAATCCTTTGCTCCTCTCAAAAATTCATAGAGTTCTTTTGCTTGTTGCTCTGTGAGTGTGAGTTTGTAGTTCTTTTGGATTTCAATCATTGTGGGTCTCCTACAAGTCCAGAATATTTTTCTCTATCCCTCATAGCAAGAGCAAGACAATTATACTCACTCACTTTGCTGTTGAAGTAATCAATTTGCTCATACTGATAAAGAGCACAAGTGCTAAACATCTCATCAGGACTTTCTTGGAAGTGCTTACAATCTTTACAAGCAGGAATTGTGGAAGTCATCAGGTTTCTGTGTGTATGAGAGTATTATATCAAATAGAATGAGGAGAACTTATTTTAGTCCAAGGAAGAGTTTTCAGTTCTTCATCGGTGAATGGAATGCCTTTATCAAGTCGTGCTTCATTTTTATAGAGATAACAACACTTAAAATTAACAACAGTCCCTCTCAAATCTCCATCTTTATCTACTTGATAGACAAGCACATCACAATACTTATTTCTATCATAAGTCAGGATTGTTGCTCTACGAATAGGTGGATTAATATCACCATAAGATGAAATAGGATAATCAGTAAAAGCATCAAGCATTTGGAGTTCCTTTGTTTGTCCTAACATTATAAGTCATCACAGACCACTCTGGATGCCTACTGTGACAGTTCTTCAAGTGTCTCTGCTTTTACCCATTCGGCAGTTTTCCATTCACTCCAAACAAAACTATTTGGCATAATTAAGTTCATAGATGTATTCATAAAAGGAACAGAAGCATCATCAGTAGAAATCACAAAACGATACTGAATATCTGGTTTCATTCCCAGTTCGTGTTCTACAATTCTCATCTCAATCATTGTGACCTCACAAAAACATTCGGTGTGCTTCAGTGTCTGTGTAAAACATTACATAACCAGTACTATAAGGATTGTTATGGCACTTATTATAATGTTCTTTTGCTTTCTCTAAATCAGTAGTTCTTCCAATATACTTTGCATTTCCTCTACCATCTACACTTTGCCCATCATACAAAATATACCAAGTTGGTTCCATCATTTTGTTAAAACCTCCACCACTTTTCCATAAACACTTTTAGTCCATCCATTTATTCTACCACGATTATTCCCAATCAAACAACCTTTATTCGCATCTACTGCTTTTACCAGATGAGTATAAAACTTTCCATTCACCTTACAATAAACAATATCTCCCACTTCTACATCCTCAACAGATGCGGGAGATAATTTATGTTCTTGTCCCGAATGAATAAGAGGAACCATAGAGTTTCCTTTCTCACTTGTGATGAATGTTTCTCCATTTTGGAGTTTTTCCAACTTATAGTTTCTCATTTACATTCTCTCTTGCTTTGCGAGCAGCATCATAAAGTTCCCGAAGTCGTTGAGACCTTTCATCTCTTTTTTTGACTTGTTCTGGACTATTATACCACACACTATCAGTTCCGTGAAGAGGGCAATCTGGATTGAGGTTTTTGGTGTTGGAGGTTTTGTATCCTATTTGGATGTAAGAACAGGTGCATTTAGTCATTTTTTCAATACCTCATCAACTTCTTCAAGCAACTTATCTGTTTCGTTCATTCGTTCCCCAATATCATCATAAAGAACCCAGAGATTATCATAATAATTTTTTTCCCAATCTGGGTCAAGTTCTTTCAATTCTTTGATATAATCATCAAGTGAGTTTGGTGGTTGAGCAAGATTACCAAAGAAAACAGCACAATCAAAAGCATCATAAGGATATTTGAGTATCATTTTCCAGTGCCGATAATCTTTGAGAACCATTTTCCAACCTTGTAGTATTTGGTTCATTTCTGTTTCTCTTGAAGTTTCAGGTAATCATAAGCAATCTTACACTCTTTGGGTTTCTCTACACAATACACAATACCTTCATTCTTCCCTTCTACAACACCATCATCAAAACCAAACCGAGTGCCTAAAAGAAATGCAACACCAATAGTTGCGAGAATACCAAGACAAACTGTTCCAATCACACTTTCATCGTTCATTTCACAAAATCTCCAATCACAGGAATAGGACCACAAATCTCATTAACAAAACTTTTTGTATTATTTTTGAGTGCTTGACGACACTCCAAGTTCTTATTGTATGTTTGTTGAAAGAGTGCTCGTTGTTGTTGCTCACTATAAGTGATAGAAGTAGCAGCAACGATTATAATAAAGAATACAGACAAAACTATCCAATCAAGTTCATCAAAGTTTTTCATTTCAGTTCTTCCACAGAAGTCATAAGTTTATCAATAATTGGAGCATATATTCTTCCTGCTTCATCATACCCATTTTCACATCCAAGACGATAAGCAGTTTCTATAATATCCATAACTTGTTCATCCTGCTCTATTGTGAGATGAAGAGAATAAACACTATCTTTTAGTGTATCAAGAGTAATCATAGTGCCTCCAATTCATCAGCAAGTTCAAGGATGTTCTTTTCAGTAATACCGATATACTTGAGTTCTTCTACAACCTTACGGAGAGCAGCAGCAACTCCATCATTTGGAAAGTTGTATGTATCCTCTGCTTCGTATGCTTTCATAATCTTTTTTGCTCTTTCAGTCATAATCCTCTGCGTGATACTTCTTCATTTAATTCCCAACCAGCATCGTGCCCTACTTTAAAACCTTTAGTATAACCCTCATCATAAAGTTCTCGGGCAAACTTCAAGAAGTCTTTTTCATCACATTCCCAGTAAATGTCGTGTGTTGTTTTACATATGTGTCTATCAAACCCATAGGTGTTAGCAAGTTCACGGATTTCTTCATCTAAAATCATTAGAGTGCCTCCAATTCATCAATTATATCAATAATTTCACTAAAAACACGCCAAGAAAATTCATCACCACCATATCCTTCTTCAGCAAAAATACTATTCAATTTACGAAGAACATTCGCAACAACAATTTTATCTGGAATAAAATCACCATCCAAATCTTCGTCCTTATAGAAAACATCCATAATCTGTTGTGCTCTTTCAGTCATAGTGCCTCCACCTCATCAGCATATTCATTTAGTTCTTGAGCAATATAAAAATGCCAAGGTTCATCTGCAAGCACTCCATCTCTATAAATGAGAGAAGAAATCACACGAATAGAAGATGCTAATGCTTCTTTCATATCATCTGTTGCTGGTTGTGTAAGTTCTGCTTTGAATGTTTCCCAGATTTGGTATGCGGTGTTAGTCATCAGTCCTTTGTGTATGAGGTCATTATATCAAATGGAATGAGGAGAACTTATTTTAGTCCAAGGAAGAGTTTTCAGTTCTTCATCAGTGAATGGAATGCCATCATCAAGTCGTGCTTCATTTTTATAAAGATAAAACTGCTTAAAATTAACAACAGTTCCTCTCAAATCTCCATCTTTATCTACTTGATAGACAAGCACATCACAATACTTATTTCTATCGTAGGTCAAGATTTTTGCTCTACGAATAGGTGCTTTTTCTCCCGCAACATCACCATAAGATGGAATAGGATAATCAGTAAAAGCATCAAGCATTTGGAGTTCCTTTGTGTATGAGAGTATTATAGGGCATCCACAGGGTCTGTGGTGAGGTCTTGTGCCAGTTTAGAAAGTGTCCTCCTTTACAGATTTTTCCACAATCTCTAATAATTTTTTAGGAGTAATGGAACGAAGTGCTTCATTTTCTTTTCGCAATCTTTCAACTTCCTTTCTAATTTGTTTGTTGTCTTCTCTAATTTGTTTGATTTCTTCTCTAAAACCAGACAACCAATCAGTCATAATACATATCCTGTTCATAACGGACATAATCACTTTGAAGATAGTTAAAGAACTCTCCGTCTTCACTTCTCATAGTATAGCACCACTCACTCCAACATTCACCAAACCAATAATACCCAGCAGAAAGTTTCTCAAAGAAATTCATAGGACGATTGTAGAGTTTTGTCATTTCTCACTCCATATAATGATAAATTGGTTCTTTGTATCTCCTTAACATCCTAATTGCCTCTTTTGCTTGCATAAGTTGTCCAAATCTTTTTGTTGAGTGAAGAACATACTCTGCTTGAACAACATTATATCTTTGAATAACATAGTAAGTAGTCATACAATCAAAATCAAAGCATTCTTCAATTCGGTAATCAGGGTTGGTCATAATACCTCACACAAAGGGAACACTCTTATACTTGAAATAAATCCTGGTTTTGTATATTTGTCTTTATAATCTGCTGCGAATACTTTTGCTTCTTCTTTGGTTTCAAAAACTCCAAAGTATCTATGAAGTCCCTCTACACCTTCATATTTGTTATAAAGTCCCACTATCCACTTATGAGAATGTTCTGGATATGTGTCGTTTTCATCAATCCAGTCGTAGTATGCGTCCTTATTCATTCTTCCACCTCAATCTCAATAATTTCATAAGGAGTCCAGAAGCATTCATCTACTTTTTCTTTTGCTTTCTCGTAATCAAATCCACGAAGCACTTGTTGTTTAATAGCATAATCATATTTTTGTTTAATCTTTATATCTAATGCTACTTGTGCTTTATCCTTGGAAGTGGAAGCACACAGAACGTGATAACCCAAATCAACATTATCAACCACACAATAGATTTTAATCATAATTCTTCATCATTTACTTTAAGCATCGTTTTTTCGGTGATAATGTCCTTTTCAAGTTCGTATGGTGATGCTACTTGAAGATAGGTTTGATACTGATACTCGTTGAGGTCTTTGGATGGAATGTATCCCTTATAAGTCAGCATTTTTTGAATTGCCTTACGAGTTGGTTCTTCCCAGTCCTCTTTGAAGTTAAACATTAGTCATCCCACCCATCAAAGTATTCTGTGAAAAAGTTAAAACTCAAACCAATCTTACCAACTTGAAAATCTACTCCAAAAAGAGAAGAAGAAGTAAGAAATGAGAGCATGATGTGAAATCCACCATTACTATGAACTAAACTACTGGGATTTTCATAATTCACCCAAAGTAATGAACGATTGTTGATGACACCGAACTGCCAAGTGCGGTCAGTTTCATCATTTTCCCAAACTTTTTTATCGTATTGAAAGAGTTTATTCATAATTAATCAAAGGTAATTCAACAGGTAAAGAAACACTATCAAGTCGTTCTCCATTTTCAATATCAAGGAGATGCCAAATAGGGTCTCCAATTTTTGTATCAAAAGCACTATCTCTTGTGGTGACAGTAATAGTGATTTTATATCTTTTGAGGTCAATCATAGCAACTCCAATTTACATTGACCATTTACATCATAAACTACTTTGACTTGATAATCTACTGACATATCTGCTCTCCACATAGCATCTTTGAACTCTTGTGTTTCTTTCTCTGGGTATTTGGGAACAATTTTCATATTCTCATCATACTCATTACAATTCACATCACCAAGATAATGGAGATTTAGATAACGACGGAATTGTTGTTTTTGTTCGTGGTCAAGTCGAATTCTCACAAATGTGATGAATTCGTTTGATACTGGGAGTTCTTCGTTAGTCATTCTTCATCCTCACAAGGGAACATTTCGTTGTATGCTTCATCAGTCAGCACAAGATACTCTACATCAGCATCTTGGTGGTCTTCGGCATACAACATACGATAATGATTGAATTGGTTGAGGTCTGTACTGCCGTATTCTACGACACCATCAACAAGGCACAAATAATTGAGAGACATTTCAAATACCAACGATTTTATCAAAAACAATCCAAACTCCTGCCCAAAGAAGTGCTTCGGTGAAGATTTGAATTTGGGTTCGTTCTTTTGTAAAGAAATTCCAAACCTGATTTACCGCATAAACTCCAATAAAAAACAGAAAGTAAGTTTCAAGTCCAGATAGAAAAGTCATCAGGTGTCTGTGTGTATGAGAGTATTATAAACCAAAAAGAGCACCTGTGGAGATGCCCTGTGCCAGTTCTTCAAGTGTCCTCAATAATCAAACAATAACGACATTGAAAGGCAAAAGTTTCTTTTTGCCAGATTTTCTTCACACCATTTTCTTCCCAAGAATAAACTACTTCATACCAAGGGTCTGTGCTCCCATAAGAATTGAGACCTTCAACGGTCACAAAACCTTTAGAACCATCTGCCCGTGCCCAACGAGAACCAACTTGAATTTCGTGTGATTTGAAGAAATGACGGACAACTGCTTTGCGTCCATCTATGATTTCAGTTTCGTAGTCCATCGGTTTGATTGCTTATAAGAGTATTATAAGGCAAAAAGGGCACCTGTGGAGATGCCCTGTGCCAGTTCTTCAAGTGTCCTTATATTTCTCTTCTACTTCTTTCACCCTTTCCATAAAACTATCGCTACCGTGGTCGCCGCTGTATAAGTAATCCACCGCCCTCATAATCTCTGCCATCTTACGCATTTTGGGCACCTGTTCTAAAAGATACTCACAAACTTCTGGGGGATACTCATAGGCATAACCATACTCATCCTTCTCAAAGTTGTTACGAACTTCTGCTTCAAGTTCATCAGCAAACTGTGAGACATTATAGTATTCGTATCCGCAATCGTTGAAGTGTCCGCCGCTCATTCTTCATCCTCCTCTACAGGGAACATAGCATTATACTCTTCATCAGTTAGCACAAGATACTCTACATCAGCATCTTTGTGGTCTTCGTAATACATCATACGATAATGATTGAATTGGTAGAGATCTGTGCTGGCGTATTCTACAACACCATCAAGTAGGCAGAGGTAGTTCATTTCAGTTTTTGCAGTTGGTAAATAAGATGTTCAATGTCTTCAGTTTCTACACATTTAACAGAACCACCCCAACCATCAGCATCATACTCAACATTGTAAGCAAAGTTGTCCAGTAGATATTGAAGAGTAGCAATACATACACGAGCACGATCACCTGTTTTGGGTCGTAGAGTGTATTCTTCTGTGACCTTAATTAGTGTCTCTGCGTGTGTTTTTTGTGGTAGTTGTTTAGTCATGGTTTCACAGTTTGAATAAGAATTCGTTCTTTGGTAGTATCACGCTTTTTTGCAAGATACTCAATCGCTTCTTGATTTTGTTTGGGCAACTGATCCCATTCTACTTGCTTTTCAATATAAGGTGATGGAAGAAGTTTATCAAGTTTGTATGTAAATTTATCCAGAGAGTTGGAGATGAACTCTGCCGTTGCTTGTGCAATCGCAAAGGGACCAAGCACAATCAACCGAATTGCAACAAAATGAGGAATGTATTTGAGGTAGGGATAGGTTTTGGTTTCAGTCATTTGCTTGTAAGATAGTTGAGATCACTGACGATGCGTTGTGCTTCCTCTGGTGAGTTACATTCTTCTACGATGTAACTGAAACCGTTGGAGAATGTTCGGCGGATCTTGTTACCTTCAGCAGTATAAGATCCATATTTAACTGGAACTTGATTAAGGATTGCTCTAATCATTTTAAAAGATTGTTTAAATGGACAAGAGTTTCAGTAGTCCAGTGTTTGGTGTCGCCATGAGGAGGATACAACTTACTATACCAGAAACCATACAACACAGGATTGATGTGTTGGATCTTCTCAAGCGTGTCAGCGATCTGCACGTTGAGAGTGTGTTGGTCGTCCATTGGTTTGTTTGAACTGAAATTATTATACGGCAAAAAGGGCACCTGTGGAGATACCCTGTGCCAGTTTCTCAACTGACCCTTTCCAGTTTAGCAAGTGGTTCGGTTCCCCACTTCATAGGTAAATCAAAATCCACTGTGATAGGCATTTCATTTCTGGAAACATTTTCATTCTCAATAATACCCTGCTCTACTGCTCGTTCCACAGAAAGTTTCCTGCGAATGACCCGATGAAGGTCATAAAGAATACCATTACTTTCTGGAAGGTCTTGATGTCCTACTCCAAGTGAGGAAGCACCACCATCAATACCATCAATCATATGTTTGGATAGAATTGCTCCAATAATTTTCATATCCTGGTGAAATTCTGTATAATCAATTGGTTTTTGAAGAGGAAGATTATCTTGAATTTCCCTCCACTGACCCAATTGAACTCTTTGAAGCAAATCAGTAGCATCTACAAGTGCTCGTGCCTGCTTTTCAGTGATGGTGAGATTGTAGGTTTTCATTGATTTTCAATAATGATTTTGATTTGTTTGAGGTCTTCTATTCTTTGTTTTGTGAGGTCGTATTGTTCAGTATACCAATCAACATCATTAACTTCGTGATTGAGTTCTTCCCTAATATCCCATTCATAACATTGAAGGTCTCCTTCTTGGTCTTGTATAAGGTAATTGAGAGTATCAAGGAGTGACATTTTCTGGAGCAGGAGCAGGAGGAGGCAGTTGAGGAGGAGGGGTTTGAGATGTTTGAGGCAGTTGAGGTTGGGGGGTAGGAAGAATTACAGGTTCTGGAACAACTTGGGGTTGTTGTGCTTGGTCAAGTTTCTTTTCCAACTCCATAACCTTTTGGTCTAATGGACTCAAAGGAACTTCTTTTTGTGAATCTGCAAGTTTCCAACCAGTAGCACCAGCAGCAAAGATACTTGCAAGAGCAGCAAAAACAGAAACAGTTTTAGAAAAACTCATTAAATAACCTCCCAATCACATTCCCAAAAGTCGTTGATGTTTACCCAGAAAAAGTATTTTTGATTCTCTGATGCGAGAAACAACATACCATCTCCTTTGTCTTGCTCTACAATGCAAATGGGATTATTACCCATCACATTGCAGAGTCTGTTCTTCGCCTTTTTGCTTTTCGGTTTTACGGTTACTTTTCTCATTTTGGATCTCAAGTTTCAGTTTGCGAATACCAGTAATAAAGTAAGCAAAATCCCTAGTTTCAGTAATGGGTTTGATTTCATCGCACACACCACACTTTGACTCATAAACAGAGGAGCATCCTACAGAATATACTCCATACTTCTTCCCACAATCAAAACACGTGTTGTAGGCAGTTTCAAGTTTCTTCAGGAGTGCTTTCTTTTCTTTTAAAGTCATTACAGAGTCCATAGGGATCGTTGTCTGTGAGGTAATCATACAGCAGTTTGGCAAACCCGTATTGGGGTCTTGTGCCAGTTTCAATACTGGACGATGTTGCCACCGTCCACATTATATCCAAATTAAGTTTATCGGGAAATTCCTTCATTATCTTCTCCTTCTTCATCTATTTCATCCAAATAGTCCCAACTCCAAGTTCTACCAATCAGAGTCACATCAATTCCAAACTTATAAACCCAGAACAAAAAATCTAGAACATCACCAGTTCCAGATTTGATCTGCAGATAAGGCCAAGATGGATAATCATTCCAACTTACAGATACTTGGAGTAAACTCCATCGTTTGATATTTAAAATTTGAACGTACCAATCGTGTCCAAAATCTTCACGATGATTATATTTAATTAATGTTTTACGATGTTTAAAATTAATTAGGTTCATTATTATCCTCAAAATCAAACCACTCATACAAAGAATTCATAACTTGCTCCACAATATTATCAATAATAGCACCTTCTGTTGGATTTTCTACGTGTTTATGAGCACGAGAATAACCATAACGGACACCTTCTTCAAGTGCCATCTCCAATACTTTGCGAAAGTTAGGTTTCATTGTTTAAATTCCTTTTCAATTTCTTTGGCAAGTTTCAGAGCATGACGCCACATTAGATATTTTATCACAGGATTACGAGGATTGTGAAGCAACCACCATTTTTTCTTTTCAAACCAAATTCCTACTAATTTAGAAATAAGATTCACTGCAATTGCAACACTATTATCGGTCACAATAAAGTAAGCAATTACAGCAAAGGCAAAAAACCAAAAGTAGTAGGAAGGTGTCATTGAATTAAAGCATTATGTGTATTTACTCGGACAAAAATTGATCCAAAGTTGAAACCGATGAACCTTTTGTGGACTTTTGAATGTAAGATTTAGCAGAATTGTAGTTTTTTGCAGTGTGAACTTGTTGCCCCTTATAAACAATAATGAACTTCTTTCCCCAAGGAATTGCCGCCCATTCTCCATTTTTTGAGACAAACCCATTAGGTTCACCAGGAACAGGATCTAAAATACCTTCATTTTGAATGTTCATCGAACCACAGCAGTTACACCCATAATTGTAGCATTTGGATTGCGTGTTTTTGCAACAAGCCTGGCTTCCGCATAGTCGCGAGCAATCACAGTTTCGTAAAAAATTTTACCAGCAACGTAAAGCTTAACTTCACAAAACATAATAAGATCTCCTGTTAAAAATTAGAGTTTGATTGTAGAAATTGCAGGTTGACCCTGTGTAAAAACAGTGTCAACGACGCTCTGAAGGCGCTTAGCGGTGGCAATACCAGTATTAGCATAAACTGGTACATGAATCATTCCAAATGCCTTGGAGTAGCTCTGAAGATCCCCTGAGGCGATCTCTCCAGCTTGAATGCGCTTGGAATCGTTTGGATGCAGGCGAATCACTCTACCAATGGTCTGACACATCTGGATCACATCCATATTACGCATCATGATGCAGGATGTCAACCCAGGGCAGTTGATCCCTTCTGACAGAATGCTGTAGTGAAGAATTATGAATTTTTTATCAGAATCTTTACCCCATGCAGTCAAGGTATCGAAGAATACCTCACGCGAAACCTTTTTGTTATTGATGAATGCACCGTACTTTGCAGTAATCCACATCACATCATAGCCATAAGACTGAATTTCGGTCATGAATTCAGTTTCCGCAAGCATACGCATCAAAACCTTAGTATTCGGCGCCGCAACCAAAACTTTATCCATATGATCTTCATTGATAATCGTGTCAAGAAGAGTCATACAGTCACGCTCAGCACCATAATCTTTATCACGCACCAGATCAATTTTTTGAACTGAAACTTTAGCTGGAAGAATAAATCCAGCATCAACCAACTCTGGTGCAGAAACATTACAGATCACCTGCCCATAAACCCTAGAATCATTCATTCCAGGTTTAGAAATCGTTGCACTGTGTTTTGGTGTAGCAGTGAAGAAATAACAACGATCTGCATTCCCTGAAAAATATTCAGTTGACTCAAAGAATGACTTCTTAACACTATTATGTGCTTCATCAAAGTAAATCGTATTCACATGAATGTCTGCCTTTTGAATACGGCAAAGAGAATTATAAGTTGTAAAAATAATCTTATGTCCCCTGGTGTTATCTACCCAGGAACGAATTGCACTTGGACTAGTACTACTATAATGATGGGTTTCACCAGTGTGAACATGCATCACGGAAGCATTATCGATAAACTCAAGAAACTCACTAGAAAGTTGTTCAGAAAGTAGAATACGCGGAGCAACTACAACGATCAGAGTTTCTCCGTAATGATTGTCAAATTGATTTTTAGCATCAAAGATCATCGTAGGAGTCTTACCAGAACCCGTGGGCATGACCAATTGACCTTTAAGATGTTTGATCATGGCATCAAGACCACGTTGTTGGTGGGGACGAAGTTGAAACATGATGTTTGGTTGACTGTCTTGATATTATAGCAATAAAAAATCCCCTTGACGGGGTTGTAGTGGACGGTTTCTAAAGTGTCTTAAAGAAAGCTAAGTCTTATCTTCAACCAGGACAAAGGTAGTCTATATGGTTTTTAATCTTATGTCAAGTACTAATGAAGATCAATCCAAGAACCAGCAGCATATCCTTGGAATTTATTGGTCGTGGTATTATAAATTATTGATCCATTAGTTACACCTGTGAAATTATCTCTTTCAGTTGTAGTAACTTTTGGAAGAATCATAAAATTATAATTAATACCCGCAGGTCCACCAGCATTTGCAAAATCTGCAGATGAACGTAAAGCAGTTGTACCAACACCAACTGATAAAAATACAGAAGAACCACTAATTGCAGTTAAAATTGTATTGTCTTGAATTTCACTTGTTTGTATTCCTATTGAACCATCTGTAGATACTATAAATGATCTTGCATTAACACCTTTGTTTATTTTTAAAGGTGTTCCACCATCGGTAGTAGTTCCTATTCCAACATAATTAGTTACATTTAAAGAAATTGTATTTACATCATTAAATGTAGAAATTCCACTAGTGGAATTAACATTTCCAGTAAGGGTTCCTGCAACATCCGAATTTATAGCTCCTTGAGAAGATAAAGAACCATTGATTGTTAAATTTCCACCAATTGTTGCATTTCCACTTACTGAAAAATCATTTCCAACGTATGAGTTATTAGTCACTGTTGAAGTGCCAACAACTTCAAATGTATTGATTGGATCTGTGACACCAATTCCCATTTTACCTTCATAGGTCAGTGTCAACAAAATATTGTTGGTTTGACCATAAATCCAATTAAAGTTTCCAGTTCCAATTCCTGGTAGTGTTCCTAAATGTAAATATTGATTGATATTTCCTAAAGAATAGTTTATAATATCTAAGGTTTTTGAAGAACTATATGGATATATTCCACTTATGTTTCCATATTTAATTTCACCATTACTTCCCAATCTAGATTCTGAACTTCCTATTGTAATGTAGGATTCATCGGCATCACTAGTTATTTGAAGTGATGTTGGACTTGATGTTTTTCTAATATGAACAGTTGCATTTGGAGAAAGTGTACCAACTCCAATACTATTTTGAACATAAGCACTTGTTAATGTAGAAACACCCAAATTAGAAAAATTGCTATTAATATTACTTACTACAATAGCTGGAGAACCAGTAAGATTATTAGCTAAAGATGCCGTTCCAGTTAAATCACCAATAACGTTTCCGGTTACATTTCCAGCAATATTTCCAGCAAATCCATTAGATGCTGTTATAGTCCCAGAAACACTAATATCTGATGGCAATCTGGAGTTGTTTAGAGTTCCAGAAGAAATGTTGGATGCATCTAATAAAGTTAATTCTGATCCTATTCCAATAAATTTATTTGCAGTTACAATACCACTAGGTGCATTAATATTTTGTGATAATGTTAATGTACTTCCATTAATTCTAGTTGCAGTAATAATTCCCGAAATATTAATATTAGATGGTAATCTTGAATTATTTAAAGTTCCAGATGAAATATTACTCGCATTAATTGCTGTTATATTAGTTCCAGATCCACTAAGAGATGCTGCAGTAATTGTGCCAGAAACAGTAATATCTGATGGCAATCTGGAGTTGTTTAGAGTTCCAGAAGAAATACTAGTAGCGTTTAAATTTGTAAGTAAATTACCATCTGCACTAATATCATTTGCAGTAATATTACCAGCAATATTTAATGTGTCGCCATATATTCCAGTTCCTGCACTTATACTACCACCTACACTGATAATTGATGGCAATCTGGAGTTGCTTAAAGTTCCAGAAGAAATGTTGGATGCATCTAATAAAGTTAAATCTGATCCTATTCCAACAAATTTATTTGCAGTTACAATACCAGTTGCTACTATTGATCCTCTTGAATTAATTCCGATACCATTATGAATTGAAGGATTTCCTCCAATTTGCAAGGTATAATTTGGAAATGTTGTTGCTATACCAACATTTCCTGATGCATATATGCTAGTATAACCAAATCCACTATCAACATCTATCCATTGTGACGTTGGTAAGTTAATTAAATTTCCACCATCACCATAATATGTAATTATTCCAGAAGTTGCTGTTATAATTCCAGAAGAAATTGATACAATACCTACGGTTAAACTATTAGAACCACTTCTTAATACGTTAATATCTTCAGTGTAAATACGAGTCGCAGAAAGTAGACCAACGATCTTAGTATTTCCATGAACATCTAAAATTTCTCTTGGAATGCTGGTTCCAATTCCAACCAATCCATTGGCATTTACTATAAAGTTGGTGTCATCAACCTGAACACCATTTCTAAAATTAAATGACTTTGTATAATTTGCCATTTTATATTGGTTTTAGAACTATTTATTTAAGATATTTTTGAGAGTAAAATAAAGACCACATTCTCTCCGCAGTATATGCGTAATCAATATTATTTTTTCTTTCAAAGATGGCTAAGTATTTTTCATAAAAACTTTTTGGATAATGTTTAATTCTATTCGAAGATATGCAAAACTGTCCACAAGTTGCATACTCAATATGTTTAAAGTGGGGAATTGTGCCAAAAAGTTCTTGATAAGTTTCAACTACCTCTGTGTAATTTATGGGTTCTGTTGTGTACCAGTCTGTGAGAGGTATATATTCAAAGTCTTCTGTTTGAATATTTTTTCTTCTATCCAAATCTAAAAATCTATCCAAAAATCTTTCCACATTACCTATAAAATGATAATGTGGACTTCCTTGCAAAAAAATTAGATAATTCGGTAAATTATCATAATGATTTACAATATGATAAACCCAACTATGATGCTCTAAACCAATATTAGGCAATTTAAATGATGGATATTTGAGATCATCTTTACCCTTATTGTAAATAATCGAATACTCAAGATAAGGTTTAATCCAAGATAAACCTTCGTCATACCTGGTAACAATAATATTCGTATCTTTACCAGAAAATTTTTTTATCACATTCAAAATTTTTTTATTTTAATCTAATTTAATTTTATTCATTCTATATGAAGATGCCACCAATTCCATTGCACTTAACGAAATAATACGATTAACATGATCTTTAGCATTTGTAGATTCTAAAAGTTCGGATGGGACATTTTCTAGAAGAGTGGGTTCTTCTTCTTCTTGTTTCAAAACAATATCAATACCATATCTCATAATTGAACATACAAATTGGTGATAATCACTTTGATCAATATTACAACAATCAATTGCTACTGGAGGATATTCATCTATTGGCTTTGGTGAATTTTGTCTGCTAAATTTAATAATAATTTGATCTGTTTCTTCAAGATATTCTACAATTTTAAAAATTAAATTCATTTATCCTCCTGCAACAGTACCCATGTCGTAACTATGTATTTAGTTTGATTTATTGGTGGATTGCCTCTATGAGTGTGCGTAAACCCTGCAGGAAATATCAATATTTTTCCTTCTTCGGCATTTACTCTTTTATTTAAATATAAAAATTCTGTTTCTCCACCCTCTTCAATTGTATTAAGATATAATTGTACAACTAAAATTCGATTTAATGCGGCAAAACAACTGTTTTCATAATGCCATTCATGAAATCCTCCACCACAATCTATTTTTTTTGCTTTTATATCGTGCATTAAAAAGCGACTTTTCATCAAAATTGAATATTTTTCCATATAATTTTGAACATGATGTTGAATTTTTGGTAAAAATGATTCACCCAACCAACTCCATGATTTTAAATTATAATCATGAGAAAAAAATACACCATGGTCATCAACTCTATGATTTAATTCTGGCGTCGGTAAAACAATACTACGTTCTTCTAGCAAATCTATATGCTCTATAAATTTTTTGCAGTATTCACTATCAAAGCAGTTTTCATATATTCCTAAAAAATTATCATGATTTCTCATATTGATCAATAAAAAAAATATTTATTATAGAACTGTGCCGTTAGTTTGACCACCTAAAACTGTTCCGGCGCCAGTTAAAGAAACTATAGAACCACTAGGTCCAATAATAATTCCATATCCATTTGCTCCTGCTTGACCAGCTCTTCCTTCACCTCCAGTTATATTTCCATCTCCACGATTACCTCCTTGACCTCCTCCATTATTTGTCCCTCCACCATCACCACCACGACCTCCACTTGCTCCGCCTCCGCTTCCTCCCCCACCACCTGATCCACCAATAGTTTGTGTTGCACTATTTCCTCTGCTTGCCCCATTAGTATTATATCCACCACCACCTGCCGAGCCACCTCGCCCAGCAGGAATTCCTGCACCTCCTCCTCCACCACCACCCGGTGCCCCAAAGTCTCTTGTATTTTTATCTGGGTCGGAAGTTCCAAATCCACCTCCTCCTCCACCACCATAGCCACATTGAACATATCCATCATTAATTATTGTAGTTGGATACTCTATTCCCAATGCACTAGAACCATCCCCACCATCGGATACACTAAACTGTCCTCTACCCCCATCACCACCAGAACCATAGACACCAGCTCCCGAAGCAATGATTAATCTTAACGTTGTATCAGTATCCCATCCACCTGTCTTAAATGCACAATAATTTCTACTCCAATTAATTGATGAATAAGTTCCGGATGCCAAATTTATTAAAATTCTACAGCCAGAACTGCTTGATGGTCTTGTTCTAAATTTTCCAACAACATTAACAGCATTTGCATTATAATATGTTCTTGCAGTAAGGCGACTCCCTCCTCCAAATACGATAACAATGTTAAGTCTTTTGTTATAAAAATCACTAAATTTTATTTCACCACTTTGAGGTATTCCTTCTGCAAGAGGAAGATTTGTTAGAGACCCATAATTTTCACTAACTCTATAAGCACCAAGGTTTCTTCTAGTAGGTGTTCCAAATTCTTTACTTATATCACTGAAAGAAATTTGTCCAGTAGATTGTAATGCCATTGGTTTATTATGAGTTTTTTATTATTTATTTTTCATTTGAATTTTTTCCAATATTTTTCATTTACATACCCCATAGAAAATGAAAGATACTCTTCTCTCAGTATTAATGAAATATCTCCAACTATTGCTAATCTTTCTCCACTAAATTCTTCGGATTTGGATTTTGTTGAATGTACTAGTTTACTTGGAAATAAAACAATCTTTCCTTCTTCGGGGGTAATAAAAAATGTCGTTGCATTATTTTCATTATAAAAATCTACAAATCTTTTTTCTTTTTCCTCATTAAATTTTGACATACCCAAAAATAAGCTATTTGGCTCATGTTGATTAGAAAAAGTTATTGTATGTGAATTTGTAGGGGTATTTAAGTAATATGTAAAAGAAATATGACTTGTTGAATGTATATGCCAAGGTATTTCATCTTTAATTTCTCTAGCTCTTGATAGCCATGTTTTAGTTATTGTTACATCAAATAAATCCCTTAAATTTAAAACGTTATGAATATAATTTTTTACATGAGAAGTTACCTCAGAAAAAAGTGGTTCTAAACTTTCTTCTAAATGAATTAATGGATTACCACATTCCTCACTAACAGTATTATTTTCTGACGTAACTTCGTAATCAAATTTATGATATAATTTATAAAATTCTTCTTTATATTTTTCGTGATTTTCCATATCTCCAACATAAATTGTTGTTGGAAAAATCTGAGCAGTATTATATTTTAACATGATATAAAATCAAATAATAAAACTATTTAGATCTCCTCAGCTCATTTATTTCTGCTCTTAATTCTTTAATTGCTTCAATAAGAAGTGGTACAAGTTTTTCATATTTAACTGTCAGATACTCATCGCTTGCAGGAGCAGGGCAAACTGCTTCTGGAAGAACTTCTTGAACTTCTTGTGCGGATACACCTGCATGTCTTAGTGATGCATCAAATCCAAGTTCTTCTCCAATTTCATTAAAGTTATATGTAAATCCACGGAGTTTGAGTACCTTATCAACCGCATTTTCGATTGGCTCAATATTAGTTTTTAATCTTTCATCAGAAGCAAATGCAATAATATCACCAGCACATGTGAGTCCACCACTTCCTACTGAAGTTCCACCATTGATTCCCCTAAACATCAAAGTATCTGCATCACCCTGTCTGGTTGCAGTCATATTTTCCCTAAATCCATTTGAAATACCAGGATCTGTGCTTCCAGAAACTGTTATTTTAGTTTTGTCTGGTAGGGTAACTGTAACATCACTGCTATTGTTAAATGTAGAATCGACCCCAGACCCCACAATTCTGACTGATCTTTGAAGTTGTCCAATTAATCTATTACCAGCACTAATATTACCAGTAGCACTGATAGCACTACTTCCAGTTATATTTGCAGAAACATCAAGAGTTCCTGTTATAGTAGTATTATCGCTGATTGTAGTTGTACCACTCGAAGAATCTAATGTTAATCCACCAGTGCTTGTGTCAATTGTATTGTCATTTGCAATTCCAATTCTGATATTATCAATAGTGGCACCAGAGTTTACATCTAATATTCCATTAATTGTGGTATTACTATTAAATGTTGAACTTCCAGTAACATCTAATGTGCTTTGCAATGTTGTGGCACCATCAACATTTAATGTTCCGCCAAGATCAGTTGCTTGACCAGCTGCAACACCCAATGTTCCACTCAAATTTGTATTTCCAACAACACTCAATGTTCCACCAAGAGTTGTAGATCTAGTTAATGCAACATTTAAACTACCACCAATGAATACTGTTTTACCAATTCCAACACCACCAGTTACAATTAATGCGCCAGAAGTTGTGGATGTGGAATCTGTAGTACTTGTAAATCCAACAGCACCACCAACATTAAGTCTTTTTCTAATTCCAACTCCACCTTGAACGGTTAAAGATCCATTTGAAATTAATGTGGAATCGGTGCTGTTTTCAGCATTTGTAATTCCACTAACATTTAAGTTTTTGCCAATTCCAACACCACCAGTTATCACAAATGCTCCAGTTGATCCACTTGTCGAGTCTGTAGTACTTGTAAATCCAACTGCGCCGCCAACATTAAGTCTTTTTTCAATTCCAACTCCACCATTTGTAACTATAGATCCGTTGGCAATAGTAGTTGAATCTTGAGAATTTGAGAATGAACCAATTCCACCAACATTTATATTTTCAAGAATTCCTACACCACCATTGATGATCAAAGCACCAGTAAATTTGTTGGTTGATGGTGTAGTATTTGAAATTTTTACTTGTCTACTAAATGTTGCTTTTGCCTTAACTCTAAGTTGCCCATTAAGTGTAAGAGGTCCGTTAAATTGGGAAAGAACAGTTGCAGATGCACCACCTTCAACCAATAATCTTTCTTTAACAGTAACTTCGTCAAATACAACACTTAATTTTGTAGGATCTTGTCCAGTTACTGTTGGTTTTGGAATGTCATAAGAAATAATCTCACCACTAGATGCAATAGTTTTTGTATTACCACTGTAAACATCACCTTTATTATTCATTCCAGTGTAAATTACAGCACCACAAGATCTTTCTTGTGCTTGTGAAAGAAATTCCTCTCTATCTGTAAGAGCACGTATTTGAACTTGCGGAAGACCCGTTGAATAGTTGCCAGGTCCAAATCCCATATATTCAAATGTGTGACCAGATGCACGTAAAATTGAAGGTCTTCTAAATTCTACTGCTATTGGTTCAATTTTACGAATTATAGAATTTGCATCATGATCTTCTTGACGTGTTCCCAAAGAACCTCTGATAACACCAAATGTAGTTTCACTACCAGAAGTAGTGATTCTCATAATTTCATTATCAATTTGAATATAAGATCCTAATGGGAATCTTCCTGCAATTGTTGTTATTCCAACCGTAGATGGTAATACATCAATTACAGTATCTGTTGTAATTGAATTTTGAAGTTTTAATGACTCATTTGCATATAATGGAATTCCTCTTACACCTAAGTTTTCACCTCTAGTATCAGAAACTCCATTATTAGCTGATAAGCCATGTTTTAAAATAAATCCATTTGATGCAGAAATAGATTTATATGTAAAAGCTGTAAATGAAGTTAAGCTAATTCTTTCATTTACAACATAGTCACCAAGATTATTATTTGATGAATCAATAATTCTAAATCTATTTCCAGCCAATAATCCGTGTGCAGATGATGAATTAACTGTTAAAAGACCTGTATTTGATGTGTATGATGTGCTACTAATTTTTACTGATGGGCCAATAACTAATGCATATTGACCAGAAGCAATAGAAGCATCACCAGATGTTCTTGCAACTGCTATTTGATTTGTTGCTGGTAATGAAGTAATCCTATAATATTGATTTGAAGTTGTAGTGCCAGCTCCAGCAATTTGTACAACATCACCTATACTTGTAGAAATTCCAGAAGTTGAAACTGTAATTCTTGCACTTGCAGATCCACCAATTTTTAAACTGTCAAAATATAAAGTTGAATTATTTGTATATGCAGAACCGTTTGCAATTATCTCAGCATTTGTAACAGATCCAGAACCTGAAACTGTAACTTTTGCTGTTGCACCATTCCATTCAGATAAGGCAAGATCATTATATAATTTTACATTATAATAAGTTCCTGGAGTATGACCACTTCCACCAGTTAAAGCAGAATATCCAACTATTCCGCCTAACAAATGATCACGATCAATTGTAATCGTTGCGGAAGATGATGTACTAGAAACATTAGAAATTCTCAATCCTTTTCCAAAATCTTTTAGTAATTTATCAACAGTTTCTCTAGTAACACTTCTTTTAAGATCATTTGTTACAATATCACCAATTGGATTTCTCTTGGCAAATGTAATAGAAGATTCTGGGTTAGAATCGAAATTATCTCTATCTAATTGGGGGTATAAATCAACACTATTTTGACTGTATTGTAAATTTGTAAACTCTGTTGAGACTGTATTGCTTGCATTCAGTAGATAAAGATGGTAGATTCCATCTTGGCTGTTTTCAATATATGGAGAAATTACTTGATTTCTATAAATGAATATATTTGATTTTAAATCATTTCTTTCATATCTTGGTAATGTTGTTGTTCTATTTGTTACATCATTAGTAAAAACTCCAGGAGAGTGTGACTTTCCTTTTATATCTACAATATCATATTGAAAACTCATTATATTTGGGATAGTCGTAACTTTAAAATAACCATTGTATCCTAAAGTTTGATCTCCAGTAGTATTAATAGTGTCAGTTACATATTTAATAATTACAATATCCCCAACTTTTAAATTATGAGGAAGTTCTGTAGTGACTGTTACTGTATTATCTTGTAATGTACATTTTTCAATAAATCTTGGGTTTTTCTTATAGTCATAATCACTTGTTGATATTGTAGTACGACTAAAATCTGCAGAATTTCTAGCACCAGTTGAACTTGATTCTTGCAAAACAAATCCAGATTCTGGATTTTTTGCATTTGCAAATTCTTTTGGAATAACTACCCTAACTTTATATAATTTTTCATCAAGAGCTCTTCCATCAGAAACTCTTTTTATATAACTTAAATCTGTAGTTTCTGTAAGTGTTTGAACACCAATTGTATTGAGAAGATTATATATTTGATTATCTTCTGCAACTTTTATATACCAATTTTGATAGGTATCATCATATTGAAGAGGAGAACCATATTCACCAGCATTTTTATCAGACACCCTACTTTTGATGATTAGATTTGTTCCACCATAAACAGTAATTGGGTTGTCTAAAATTGCATTAGTATATGATGTTGCTAATTTGATTTGAGTTGAATTAATTTTAATGACATAATATGGAATATGCTCTGTTATATTTTCGGGCAGATCTCCATCTTCACTATTAATAACAACTTTTTCTCCAGTTGTTAATAAATTTAAAGGAGTATTTAAAGTAAAAATATTATTTGATGGAGATCCTATTACTGAATATGATTTTTCAGCACTAATTAATCCAACACCACTAGGATCCTCCATGTATATTTTAGCATTATATTCTACCCCATTATATGAAAGATATAAGATATCATTTTTACGAGCACCGACACGATATCCTTGTGTTAAGCTAACTGGAAGACTATCTTTGGCAGTAAAACCATAAAGGTAAAGTCTAGAGGTATCAGTAGTATCATTACCATATGCAGTTGTAATGCCAACATCTAAAGAAAGCCATTCAATAATGTCTTCATCAAATTCATCAATATTTCTGGGAGGTATAATTGATGTAATAAATGCTTTATTATCTTTGCCAAAGGCAGCATTTTTAAAACCTTCAGCATTTAATGAAATTTGACCAAAATTAGAGTTGGAGTTTGTAATAGATGCATCACTACCACTTTGAACATCAAAATGCTTATTAAAACCAATTGCAAAAACAGATACGATTTGAATAAAGGAATCATTGGAAATTTTAATATGGCTAGTTTCCCATCCATTTCGATATATTGCGTTTTGATCTAAGTGATAAACCAATTCTGCATCAGTTTGAGAAGAGCCAGATGATAAAGCTGCTCCTGATACTGGAGAAATGGTAACACCTTCATATGCTCTTGCTACATTATTATATTTTACAAATGCACGGTCATCTTTTTGTAGTGATACTGCGGTGAACTGTGCAACAACCATGGAACGGAAGCCTGATGCCTTTGACCCATCAGCGTGCATTCCGTTCATACCCCATACTGATCTTAAAGAGCAGTTAAAAATGTATGGAGAAGCACCAGAGACAGTATCCGTTTCGACAGTAACTGTTGCACCAGATACACTTGGATTTGCATCTAAATTGATTGGAAATGAGGTTAAGAGATATGTAAATTGAGTTGGACTTAAAACTTCTTGTACTTTTGTTGAAACATTATAAGTTCCTTCCGAAACATCACGAATTTTAATTGGAGTTCCGGAATTTAAATTATGTTCAAACGCGGTAGTTACAGTAACTCTAGCTCCGGCAGTTGTACCATTGCCCGAAAATAATCCAGTAATATCAATAGGATCAGATGCGAATGCACCAACAATTTCCCATTCTGGGGCTTTTTTCGAAAATCCTAATGGTTCAGAAGGATATTTTGCATCAATATTTCTATAAGTATTGTAAGCATTCGAGAGCTTACTATAATACATATCAAGATCTGTTAATTCATAAGAACCAACAGGATTTACACCATCCGCATATTCAAAACAAGTTAGTTTGTGGTGAGAAAACGTAGGAGTAGATTGATATATACTGGTAGAATATGTTGGATTTGTATAAACTAATCCACTTTCATCACCATCAAAGATTGATAATTGCCAAAAATAGCAAGCACCAGTAATTCTAAAAATTGCAGAATTAGTTGCACTTGGGTCGGTTGGATTTGGGACATATTTTGGACGAATCTTAGTCTTTCTTAAATCAAGACCGACAATTGAAGTGCCACGAGGAACAATAACACCACCATATACACTATTAAATTTGTAAAGAATATTGTCTGGATCAGTCAGATCAAATACTGAATCTAGTTCTAATGATAAAGTTTGTGGTGCAGGAACTCCAACACCACCAGTTGGGGGAACCGCATATGCACCAAGGGGATCATTATCATAAATTGCATAACCAGGTCTATTGTCAATTAAATGTTCACCTGGAAAAAGTAAAATTGTAGTTTTTTCAGTAAGATCATTATTATAACCTCTCAAATAAGAAAATCTTGCTGATTCTAAAAGAGCTCTTTGTACAGTCTTAAACGGTTGAGCAAGTGAATTTCCTTGATTAGTAATCGAATCAGTTGAATCAAGATCATTTGGATTTACATAAAGAATACGACCTTCTGTATTCTTAATAAAATTCTCTAACTTATTAAGAGGCATTGTATTATATTAGCTGTAGTAATTCTATGTTTTATTTAGTTAGTCAAGTCTTCTTCACCATAATCATATTCAAGGTTATCTGGAAGATCTTCAGGATTTTCTAACTCAACTGGAAAAAAACATGGATGTACTTCTTCATCTATTAAATAGAATGAATTTTTATACAAATCTTCCGGTTCAAATGTGCATTGTTGATCTGCTAATCTACAAAGATCTTGATCGTACAAATGACCATCTGGAAGTTCATCAAATGTAAAAGGTATATGATTGATAAAATACATCTTCACAATCATACTGCCATTGTTGTACCAGCAGTATGCGTGATCAATACGATAAGACATTGGGATTTCCCATATCTTATATTTATTTTATAGGGCGAGGGGGGAATCGAACCCCCACGGGAATACTCCCAGCAGATTTTAAGTCTGATACGGCTACCAGTTACGTCACCGCTTTTCAAGTAGGTTTACTGTTGCTTACCCTCTAAAACCCACTACAAAATGGGTAAGCAGATACGAGTGCCTGGATTCGAACCAGGTCAAAGCCGCTAATCTGGCGGAAAGAGTTTATAAGACTCCTCTGACTACCAAGTCTCACTCGCTTGAACAGATCAATTATAGAGGATCTGGAACTCTTTGTCAAGATGCTTCGTTGTTTAATTCAGTGTGTATTCGTATAAGGTCATCATCGTATGGCATCATCACTGTCGCCTGGCCGTTTTCGTTGATTATACCTAGATGTTCACCATTTTCGACTCTTTCCATGAGTTTATCAAAATGTTCTTGAAATTCATCTACAGTGAAAACTTCCATTTCTTAAAGAGGATCGGTGTATGCAAGACAATCTTCACTTACCTGAGTGCGCACAACTTCCAGTACGTTCATAAACTGGTCAACATTCTCGCATTCTACGATTCGTTCTGAACCTTCACTAGAATATAGGTAAAATTTACGTGCAAGAGTATCGACAACGCAACGACTCAAGAACTCTTCGGTTTTCATTTGGTCTTTGATTGATTACCTGAGTATTATATAGCATCTGTGAAGGGTTGTCAAGAGGTGCTAGTTAGCTTAATAATCAGTGTTATTTACATAATAATCTGTATAAATTTTCCATGATGTTCCATTGCTATTTCCTACAAATACATAACTTCTAAAAGGAGATTGAGTATATGTAGCGTATGCTGTAGATGAATTTGCCACAAGACTTACTCCTCCTGTTCTGTTATGATCCCCTGTTAATAATTCGAGAACATTTAATCCACCATAATTTTCTGGATTAAATAACGTAATTTCAAGAACAATATTTGGAGAACCTACAGTACCAATAGTAGAGGCAGTTCCTTCATAACGAATTCTTTGATAATCGGTTCCACTAGTGAATCTAGAAACTCTTTGAAAAGAGTTATCGAAAGCACCAAACATAAATTTTGGAAGAGCTGGATTTGAGGCAGATAATCCGCTAAAACTGGCAGATCCAGAACCAAATGTAAGATAGGTATTTGAACTTATATAGGTTGTAGTGTATCCATTTCCAGCAATATAAAATGTAAATGGAAGAAAAATAGATAACCAACCATCATCAACAGAAGCATTTTGAACACCAACCCATCCAGGAGGAGGGTAGGAACCACCACTTGTTCCATAAACAGGTAATTTTGATCCAGAAGAAATAAAATCAGGTAATTGTAAACTAAATCCACCTGAAAAAAATAGTTGCTGAATACTCATGGTATCAATCCTGCACCAGAAATTACAAAAACATTAGATGATACACAAAGAATTGTGCATACACCTCTCGCATCCAATGTTATAGATCCAAAAGCTGAAGAATAACCAGGAAAATACATCGTAACGGAACTTGCAGTTATTGTTTGTGTTGATGCTGAATTATTAAATACACTAATAGCATCTCCACTACTAAAGACATTAGTAGGAATTGTTATTCCAGAAGATGTTGATATAATCTTACCAGCATCAGAAAGCACTAGTGTATATCCAGTACTTTTCACATTAACTGGAATTGTTCTTAAGTCTCCTTTAGAGTCAGAAACACTACTTGAAGAAAGTCTTCCAGTTGAAGGGTTGTATGTTAGTTTTGTGGAAGAAATTCTTAAAGAACCACCACTAGTTGCGGAAATTACGGATGGATAATATGTACTGTTTGTTGTTGTATCGTCAGAATAACTAATAGTTCCAGAAGTTCCAGATGATGGAAGTGCCACTACTGATGTAGCTGCCCATGTGTAATATGAAGAAGATGCATTATAAGATTGTTGGGAGAATCTTAAGAAAACTCCATTGTAGTATTTTGCTCCCGCTGGAACTGTGACAGTTTGAAGAGTCCATGTATTTGGTGATACTGTAGTCCTTACTACTTCATAAAGTGTAGACCAAGTAATTCCATCGGCGGAATATTGTAAAAATAATGATGAAAATGGTTCATCACCCCATGTTTGAGCCCCATTAGATCCACCTTTATTAACATAAAATTGAACTTGATTAACATTAGAGAGGAAAATTTTCGATCTATTTGTTAATGTTCTTGATGAACCATAAAATCCAGGATATAAGTCAGCCTCACCAAATACCACAATTGGTGTTGAAGATGGCACTTCAGTTCTGGTTGCCATTCCAGCAACACCACTAACTGTAGTTATTCTTGCAGCTGTACGTGGTTTTGTCAGATTAAAAGTATCTTGATTTAAGAGATCAATTAAACTAAGTGTACTTGGTGTATAAGATTGATCATATTCGTTAATAGTTGCAACTATTGAAGTTACTGCCCAAGTATAATATACATTTGATGTATTATAAGTAGATTGTGAAAATCTTAAGTAAACACCATTATAATATTTGGCTCCTTGTGGAATATCAACTTCTCTTAAAGTCCATTGATTACTTGAAATTTCACTTGTACCATCATAACTAGTTGTTTGTGAAATTGAATCAATAGTGGCTGACCAAGTAGTTCCATCAATTGAATACTGTAATGATAAAGTGTCATAGGGGGTATCTCCCCATCCACCACCACCACGATTTACCCAATAATATAGTCTGGACATACCACCTAAAAAGACTTTATTTGGTATTGAAACCCATCTAGTTGAACCATAAAAACCATTACCGTCAAATACCACAATTGGTGTTGAAGATGGCACTTCAGTTCTGGTTGCCATTCCAGTAACACTACCAACTGTCGTTAATCTAGTTCCAGGTTGAGGAGTTGGGAAAATAATATTAGATGAAGATGATAAATCCATCAAAGCAAATGATGTAGATTTTCCAGATCCTGATGAAGATATACTGTTTAAATCAAATAAAACTGAAGTAAATGCCCAACTTCTATAAACACTAGATGTATTATAACCAGGTTGTGAAAATCTTAAGTAAACACCATTATAATATTTGGCACCTGCAGGAACTGTTACAGACTTTAGAGTCCAACTATTTGTAGATAAAATATCTGAATAATTTGTAGAGTCAATAGTAGCTGACCAAGCAGTTCCATCAATCGAATATTGTAATGATAAAGTATCAAAAGGTTCATCGCCCCATCCACCACCGCCTTTAATAACCCAATAATAAACTTTATCAACGTTAGCAAGAAATACTTTATTTTTAATTGTAGCTGTTCTAGTTGAACCATAAAAACCATTGCCATCAAATACTACAATTGGAGTTGAACCAGGAACTTCAGTTCTGGTTGCCATTCCAGTAACAGCGGAAACTGTTGTTAATCTAGCTCCAGGCTGAGGGGTTGGAAAATCAAAATTATTTGAAGATGATAAATCAACTAAAGCAAGAGAAGTTGATCCACCAGAACTTCCCCCACCAGCAGCACCAAAATCAGGTATAATAGAAGTTATAGCCCAACTTCTATAAGTACTAGATGTATTATAACCAGGTTGCGAAAATCTTAAGTAAACACCATTATAATATTTGGCGGCTGCAGGAACTGTTACAGACTTTTGAGTCCATGTATTTGTAGATAAAATATCTTGATAAGCTGTAGAATCAATAGTACCTAACCAATTAGTACCATCATAAGAATATTGTAATGACAAAGTATCAAAAGGTTCATCACCCCATCCACCACCACCTTTAATAACCCAATAATAAAGTTTATTAACAGTTGACAAATAAACCCTATTTGGTAATGTTACTGTTCTTGTGGAATTTGCAATTCCATTTCCATCAAATACTACAATTGGAGTTGAACCAGGAACTTCAGTTCTGGATGTCATTCCAGTAACGCCACTAACTGTGGTTAGTCTTACACCTGATGTGCTTGGGTATGATGGAAGAGAAATTGTAGATGTTGATGAAACATCCATGACTGCCAAAGAATTAGATCCTGTGGATGTAGAACCACCACCACCTGCAGATCCTGCTTGATAAATTACGGAAGTAAATGCCCAAGTATCAACATTACTAGATCTTGATAATGGAGATTGAACAAATCTTAGATAAACACCATTATAATATTGAGATCCTGAAAAATTAGACAATATAATTTCTCTTTGAATCCAAGTATTATTGGAAGATACTATTGAAGTTGTAACTTGATCTAAAGCTGTCCATCCTGTAGAACCATCATAAGAAAACTGCAATTCAACTGTAGTACCAGCTGGGTCATCTCCCCATCCACCACCACCACGATTTACCCAATAGAACAATTTGGAAACAGCAGACAAATAATATTTTCCTGCAGTTGTTGCAGATCTATTTCCATTTCCATCAAACACTACAATTGAAGTTGAACCAGGAACTTCAGTTCTGGTTGCCATTGCACTGACACTAGCAACCGTTGATAGTCTTGCTCCAGATCCCAAATTGATTGTAGAAGAAACTGCGGCATCAATGACAGCAAGACTTGCTGATGTTAATGGTGAAATTCCAGTAAGACCTTGAACACCTTGAATCCCTTGTGCTCCTTGGTCACCTTTTCCACCAATACTACCACTGAAACCTTGAAGACCTTGAGTACCCTGTGCTCCAACACCTTGAGCGCCCTGATCACCCTTTGATCCGACATTACCACTAAAACCTTGAAGACCTTGAACACCTTGAACACCTTGGGGTCCCTGAGCTCCTTGTCTTCCTTCACCTCCACTTAATCCTTGAACACCTTGGGGTCCTTGAGCTCCTTGTCTTCCTTCACCTCCAGTAAACCCTTGTGTTCCTTGAGAACCTTGTAATCCTTGAGAACCTTGAGAACCTTGAGGACCTTGAGGTCCTTGATTTGATAATCCTTGATTACCCTGTGATCCCTGTAATCCTTGAAGACCTTGAGCACCTTGATCTCCTTTAGAACCTGTGGATCCACTAAATCCTTGGGTTCCCTGTAAACCTTGAAGTCCTTGTCCACCTTGATTACCAATATTACCTTGCATTCCTTGAGAACTTTGAAGTCCTTGAAATCCTTGAGGACCAATTGAACCTTGTGCTCCTTGAACACCTTGAGTTGCTTGAGAACCTTGAGAACCTTGAATACCTTGCGTTCCTTGGAAGTTACTTAAGAATCCTTGAACTCCTTGAATTCCTTGATTCCCTTGAAGACCTTGATTACCCTGAGTTCCTTGGAAATTGCTCAAGAATCCTTGAACTCCCTGAGCTCCTTGCATTCCTTGAGAACCTTGAATACCTTGATTACCCTGAGTTCCTTGGAAATTGCTTAAAACTCCCTGAGCACCCTGAGACCCTTGAACTGATGTTCCTTGTAACCCTTGGAGACCTTGCACTCCTTGATCACCTTTCGCACCAAAAGATCCATTAGGTCCTTGAACTCCTTGAGATCCTTGTGCTCCTTGTACTCCTTGATTACCAAAATTACCTTGGAGACCTTGATTTCCTTGTATTCCCTGGAATCCTTGAGTTCCTTGAGAACCAATTGACCCTTGTAGACCTTGAGTACCTTGATTACCCTGTATTCCCTGGAATCCTTGAGTTCCTTGAGAACCAATTGACCCTTGTAGACCTTGAGTACCTTGATTTCCTTGTAGACCTTGAGAACCTTGATTTCCTTGTGTTCCTTGGAAATTACTTAAAAATCCCTGAACACCTTGAACTCCTTGATTTCCTTGTAGACCTTGAGAACCTTGATTTCCAGAAGTTCCTTGAAGACCTTGATTACCTTGTGTTCCTTGAAGACCTTGATTACCTTGAGTTCCTTGAGAACCTTGATTGCCTTGCGTTCCTTGGAAGTTACTTAAGAATCCTTGAACTCCTTGAATTCCTTGATTCCCTTGAAGACCTTGATTACCTTGAGTTCCTTGCCTACCTTGAGTTCCTTGAAAATTACTGAGTGAGCCTTGAACTCCTTGTGATCCAGGAGGACCAGCAGTTCCTTGAGTTCCTGTGGATCCAATTCCTACAAGATTGGTACTTTTTAACCAATATCTTTTTCCAACTTGCCCATCAACTGCCGCTAATACATATTGATCTCCTGGAGGAGCTGGATTTGCGATGACAGAAGATACTCCAACTATAGGATCACCTAAATCTGGTTCTGCTTGCTCTAAACCCAAAAATTGATATCGATCTGAGGTTATACCTGTTTGATCAAATTTTCTTACTCTTCCAGAATTATATCTTACCATAAATCTTAATTATTGTTTTGCAGTTTCTAAAACACTTAAAAGCAAAGTTAATGCTCCATTTGCATTGCTCTGAACTTTAATTACATCATTAGTTTCTAATGCCAATCTTCCATCAGAAACTAAAGTATAACTATCATTTGGTGGAATTGGGACCGCATTTGCAAATTTATAATCTGTATTTGGAGCTTCCTTTGAGCGAGAATGATAAGCAGTAACAGTGTATGTACTTGTTGCGGCTCCAGTTGAAATATTTGTAACTTGAGACAAAATAACAATGGAAGCAACACCAATTGGACAAGTGTATATTCCTACATTATTGGTGGTTATACCAACTCTAATTGTTCTGAATTTATTAAGTGCTACTGCTGCCATTTTATCTACCTAAAGCAATAATCAATGGTGTTACTGTATTTAACAAACTTTGACTAAAGGATCTTCCACTAATAGTTCCAGTAAGCTGGTTGATAACAATACCTTCACCAATTTGGAAGTTACCTGCTTGGTTTGTGCTTGTATAAACAACTTGACCACCATTTCTCTTATCGACTTCATTTGCTTGAATCGTAACTCCACCTAATGCTGGTTTTGCTGTGTTGATATTTGTACCAGAACCAACCCATTCAAGTGATATTGAGGTGGCAATTTGGAGACTTAATCTGGAAAAATAAACAGTAGTTCCTGCTCCAATAATACTATTTAGATTTTGTGTCAGAACCACCGTTGAAATTCCTGCTGAAGGGAGTGAAGCGGATTCAATGCTGTAGTATAGTGGATACATAACAGCTTCTGCAGTGGCTCCTCCATTACCATCTATAGTAATTGACGGTGGATTTAAATATTGGCTACCATTACTGATGATATCAATTGATGATATGCGACCAAATTCATTAACATTTGCGGATGCTTCTGCAGTAATTCCATTAGGTCCTTCAGGAGAACTAATTGTAACCACTGGTGGATTATCTGGATTGTAACCATTTCCACCATTGGTAACATTAATTGTATTTACCTGATAGTATAGTTCTCCAAAATATATTGCTTGACCATCATAAGGTCTATAAGTACCGACTCCTGAAATAACAACCGTTGCTGTTTCTTCTTCAGTGTCCTCAACAACTTCTCCAGTAAATCTATATATTGACTTAGTAGTGTAATCGCCAACACCATCTGATACTAGACCATAATTACCAAAAGAACAATTTGAGTTTGTAATATCACACTGTCCACCAGACTTTGTAAAGATTCCAATGTCATCGCAGATTGTAAAGATAGAAACTAATTGGGTATATGCACCATTTGTGATAGAAACTCCAATACCACCTTGATTATATTGGGTGTATGAGTCAACACTCATTGTTCCAGTAACACCGATATCATCTTGATCTCCTGGCTCAGCAGAGAAACCATCAACTTTCATTCCAATACTATCTGCTATAAAGTTGGTGCAATTTCTTACATATGGACCTTGTGTGATTGGACCAACACCCTTAGAGTAAGGTGGAATAACAACTCCTCCAGAAACATAATTGTGCGGAATAGTTGATGATCCTACATTTACAGTAAAAGTATCTTTTTCATTGACTGTAGATAAAACTTCAAAAGCATATCCTCTATTTCCTGTAGGATACAAAGTAGTTGTTCCCGCACCACTTGAACATGAGAATTCTAAATCTCTTAACGTAATTATATCCCCTGTCTTAACAATTAAACCAGGTGCAGTAATTGTAGTAATTCCTGTGATATTATCATATTGAGCAGTTGTGACGCCTATTGTACGATTTATGACATAACCACCAGAAACATATGTATGAGGAATAGTACTTACTCCAGTGTAAATTTCAAATGACTCATCTTGATTAATTTTAGTAATATAAAATTCATATCCATAATAACCTGATGGGAATTTTTGTGTTAATGTTGGTCCCCCAGATGAACAAGAGAATGTGAGATTTCTAACTTCAATTAAATCGCCAACCTTGACTGGTAGTCCAGGAGCTTTAATTGTAGTCTTTCCAGATGTTTCTTCATACAATGCGCTTGTAACACCAACAATAGTATCAAATCCCTTACCTCTATTTCCAGGATATGTTGTATTAAATCCAACATATGAAAATGCAGTTGAACCAAATCCAACAATAGAAGTTACTATACCTATACATGTTTTAAGTGCAGATGCAACATCCGAACAAGAAGTAATTACATTATTAAATCCAGTTTCAGAATCAACTTGCATTGCAAGATCTTTAACTTGCGTAAATTTTGTTTGGAAACTAGTATACTTTTGAGCAGTTCCACCAGAAACATACGTGTGTGGTAATGTAGATTGTCCAACAACTACTTCAAAAGTATCAGAATTTAAAACATTTTTTACAGGGAAGACATAACCATAAGTTCCGCTAGGATATATTATTGTACCTGGACCTGATGGACAAGTAAACCCTAAACCAACAATTTTAACTGGGTCATTATTTGATAATCCATGATTTATTGCAGTTATTGTAGTAATGCCTGTATTTTCATTATATGATGCATTTACAACTATTGTCCCTAGACCTACGGGATATCCTCCCCAAGAGCAATTGTTAATTATTGCTCTTGCGACGTTAAAAGAATAATCTATAGTAGCTATAGTTTGTTTAACTTCATCTGGATTTTTTAAGATTCCAGATTTCAAATTCCATTCCTCATCATAATATGCACTTCCAGCCGAAACAGATTTTGAATTTCCTCCTCTAGTAATATCAAAAATTATACACTTCCATATACTCTTAATATCGTCAGCACAATCTTGACTTTCTAATGTAACTCCATATCTCACTGAAGGTGCATTTAATGTCGTTCCTGCACCAATCATATTAGTTACAATTCCAACTAATTGTCCAATAGTCGTACCTACACCTACACACCCACCTTCTACTTGAATTACTGAAAGATTTTTAACTTGTGGTATACTATTACCCACTCCCTGATAAGAAATTGGAGGTGTTTGATTATTGATAATATAAGTTGCAATTCCAGCTGCATAATCGAGTGTGGCAATAGTTGCCTCAGAAACACCAACTCCAGTAATATGAATTAATCCACCCGAGTTATTAAAGTAAGAATAACCTGCTCCGATTGATTTGCGATTACTATTTGCTTTCAAATCATAAGAAACTGCCTGCATAATGCTGACAATATCCTCTCTACAGTTGGTATAATCACTATTGTTTAAAGTAAAGTTATATCCAGAAGGAGATGTTAAGAATCCGACTGCTTCGCTTGAAATATAATTTAAGTTAGAATCAATAAGTTTAGCTGCATCTTGCTCCCTATGACTACCTGCAAATCCACTAAATCCACTTGTCAAGAATCCAACAGATTCTTGAGCAATATAATCCAAATTAAAACGAATCATTCTTGCCGCATCAAAAAATCTATCAGTCGCAACTCCTGACAATGGTTGAAGAGCAACAGCAGCAGCTCCATTTGTCATGGGAGCGCCAATAAAACTCGCATCAGTAATATGGCAACCATTATTAACATGGAATAAATCTTGATTTAAATTTCTTGGAGTAACTACACAGTTTCTAAGTTCAGTGCCTTCAACTGATACTGTTTTTGATAATACAATTGGGTTATCTTCTACATATGATCCGGGGAAAACTTTAATTGTATCACCAAATAAGGCAACAGAAGCTGCAGCTTTTATAGTTCTCTTTGGATAATTTTCTGCTAATCCAGTATTATTATCATCACCATTTTGAGATACGTATATTGTTTTACCAACAGGTCTGTATGCATCTACCTTGACTACACCCTTTCCTGGATTTTGTGTGCTAGTAATGTCAATACCAATTCCAGGAACTAACTGGGTTACAATACCGACAAGATTAACTCCCTCTCCAAAATATGAGGTTGCAGTAGCTGTTCCTGCAACAGTAAGTGTATTTGTAATAATACTTGTGCCTATACCAATACTTCCAGAAGAAGGATTGAAAACTAATTTTTCAGAAGAAACATATTCTGTGCTTGTTGTTCCACTTGTTTGTTCTAAAAATGAAGGATAAAAAGTTTTATCTAGATCGTTTTCATCTTGAATAAAAATAATTCCTGAGCCTGGAATTCCTTGCAATCCCTGTAATCCTTGTATACCTTGAAGACCTTGAAGTCCTTGAGTTCCTTGAGTTCCCTGTGGACCTTGAATTCCAATACCTTGTAAACCTTGTGTTCCCTGAGAACCTTGAAGTCCTTGTGTTCCCTGAGAACCTTGAAGTCCTTGTGTTCCCTGAGAACCTTGGCGCCCTTGAAGCCCTTGATTTCCTTGATTACCTTGCAATCCTTGAGATCCTTGAGATCCTTGGCGTCCTTGTAGTCCTTGTAGTCCTTGTGTCCCTTGATTACCTTGGGTTCCTTGAAAGTTACTTAAAGGTCCTTGAAGTCCTTGACTACCTTGCATTCCCTGAAGACCTTGTGATCCTTGAAGACCTTGTAAGCCTTGATTACCTTGAGTACCTTGGTTACCTTGAAGACCTTGATTACCTTGAACACCTTGATTTCCCTGAGTTCCTTGGAAGTTACTTAAAGGTCCTTGAAGACCTTGCATTCCTTGATTTGCTTGAGTTCCTTGAGCACCCTGAGTTGCTTGAGCACCTTGGTTACCTTGTGTTCCTTGGAAGTTACTTAAGGATCCTTGAAGACCCTGAAGACCCTGAAGACCTTGATTACCTTGAGTTCCTTGCAATCCTTGATTACCCTGAAGTCCTTGAAGCCCCTGAAGCCCTTGAAGCCCCTGAAGCCCCTGAAGACCTTGATTACCTTGAGTTCCTTGGAAATTACTTAAAGGTCCTTGAAGTCCTTGAGTTCCTTGGAAATTACTTAAAGGTCCTTGAAGACCTTGTAAACCTTGAAGACCTTGTAAACCTTGAGAACCTTGGAGTCCTTGCGTTCCTTGCGTTCCTTGTCCAGCAAATTCTCCAGAAAGTCCTTGAGGTCCTTGAAGACCTTGATTACCTTGAAGTCCTTGAGTTCCTTGGAAATTACTTAGAGAACCTTGAAGACCCTGAAGACCTTGAAGACCCTGAAGACCTTGAAGACCCTGAAGACCTTGAAGACCCTGATTAGCTTGAAGTCCCTGAAGACCTTGAAGACCCTGATTAGCTTGAAGTCCCTGATTTCCTTGCAATCCCTGATTTCCTTGCAGTCCCTGATTTCCTTGAACTCCTTGACCACCTTGGCGACCTTGAAGTCCTTGTAAACCTTGGAGTCCTTGTAAACCTTGGTTACCTTGTAAACCTTGATTACCCTGGAGCCCTTGGTTTCCTTGATTACCCTGAAGTCCTTGATTGCCTTGCAGTCCTTGGAGTCCTTGATTACCTTGGAGTCCTTGATTACCTTGAGTACCTTGGCTACCTTGAAGACCTTGATTACCTTGAACACCTTGATTACCCTGGAGTCCTTGGTTTCCTTGATTACCCTGAAGTCCTTGATTGCCTTGCAATCCTTGATTACCTTGATTACCCTGAAGTCCTTGATTACCTTGCAGTCCTTGATTACCTTGAGTACCTTGATCACCCTGTAATCCTTGAGATCCTTGAGATCCTTGGCGTCCTTGTAATCCTTGTAAACCTTGAGCACTTTGGCGACCCTGAATACCTTGAGAACCTTGAGTACTTAAACCCTGAGATCCCTGGCGTCCCTGTGAAGCTTGATTGCCCTGTATTCCCTGGAATCCTTGAGTTCCTTGATTACCCTGAAGTCCTTGGGTTCCTTGAGAACTTTGAGCTCCTTGAGTTCCTTGGAAGTTACTTAAAGGTCCCTGTGTTCCTTGACGACCCTGAGCACCTTGACGACCCTGAATTCCTTGGAATCCTTGAGAACCGATTCTTCCTTGCACTCCTTGATTTGCTAATCCTTGAGCACCTTGACGACCTTGTATTCCTTGAAGACCTTGGACACCTTGACCGGCAAAAGCACCATCAAGTCCTTGAAGACCTTGATTACCCTGTATTCCCTGGAATCCTTGAGTTCCTTGAGAACCAATTGACCCTTGTAGACCTTGGCGTCCTTGTAGTCCTTGTAGTCCTTGTGTCCCTTGATTACCTTGGGTTCCTTGAAAGTTACTTAAAGGTCCTTGAAGTCCTTGAATTCCTTGATTCCCTTGAAGACCTTGATTACCCTGAGTTCCTTGCCTACCTTGAATTCCTTGATTACCTTGTGTTCCTTGATTACCTTGTAACCCCTGAAATCCTTGAGAACCTTGAATACCTTGCGTTCCTTGGAAGTTACTTAAGAATCCTTGAACTCCTTGAATTCCTTGATTCCCTTGAAGACCTTGATTACCTTGTGATCCTTGATTTGCAAAACCTTGTAAACCTTGACCACCCTGGAATCCTTGGTTTCCTTGTAATCCCTGATTTCCTTGGTTTCCTTGGTTTCCTTGTAATCCTTGTAATCCTTGAGATCCTTGAGATCCTTGTAGACCTTGAGATCCTTGTAGACCTTGAGATCCTTGTAGACCTTGAGTACCTTGGTCTCCTTTTCCGGCAAAAGCTCCAGAAATACCTTGATTTCCTTGAAGACCTTGTGATCCTTGATATCCTACTCCCTGAAGTCCTTGAGTTCCTTGAATACTGTTTGTTGAGGCATATGGCAAATCATTCCATCTAGTAGCCCCATCTCCAAACTTAAAAAAGTTTGTGTCAGATTCTACACCTAAAGATCCTTCAGGAAGAATTTCATTTTCAGATTCCCATATTTCAGAAAGTTGATATTTTGAAGATTGAAAATTATTTTTATAAAAAGTTACTCTTTCATTGAAATAAACTTCATTACCAAATACTTCAATATCCCTTTCCATATTAATTTCCCTTCAAAAAAGTAGTTGCAACATTGAATGCTTTGTCAACAATATCGCCACCAACAAAACTCTTTGAAAATACTTGCATTCCAAAAGTTTCTTTTATAGCATTTCCAGTTAATGCACTTGTGTCAATTTTATTACCTTTCATTAATATTCTTCCTGATCCAGATGAAGCTGTAATATTTCTACCTGCTTTAATATCTACATCTTCATCTGCGTCTATCATTATAGTTTTTCCTTTAATTCTAACCGCACCATTTCTCATTGCAGTAATAGTAACATCTCCATTCATCCCTGCAATTACAATATCTACTCCATCGCTACTTTCTTTATTTCCTGCAATAATTTCAATGTACCTATCATTATAAATTCTATAATTTCCTGCTTCCGTAACTCCAGAAAAATTTATATCATTTCCATCTGTTACACCATAAAAAGCATAAACATTTGTACTATTATAACCCATTTGGGGGTTATTAATATCTACTCTAAATTTTGGTCCAAAACTAGAAATGTCTCTAGCTTCCCAATTTTGCTTAGGTCTTTCTGCCATTTATGTTACACAATCAACAACTATTTTGAGTTCTCCTTGAGGAGAATTTGAAATCTGACCAATAATTGGCTTTAATACTGCCCCAACCCCAGTTTTAGATTTAACTGTTATAACTGGTAAATCTGATATTATATTAGTATTTATTTCTCTACCTTCCGAAGGTATTAAAGTTCTAATAACAGTTTGTTCTGGGGATTGGGAATTTGGTAAAGGAACTCCAGAATCTTCAGGATTAACTAATGGTCGTAATTCTGGCTCAGCACTAATTATAGAACCTGTCTCTTCATCTATTGTTAAATTATAAACATTTCCATAATCATCTGTGCCAAAATCTATAGCCGAATATTCTCTACCACCATCCACAACAGAAACTTTAATAACGCCATAAGTATTATATTGTGGATCTGTTTCTGCAATAGGAGAAGAAGAGTCTATATTAATTTCACCAACTGGATAGTTCTCACCTTCAGAAACCATATAAATTTGAGTTATTTCCCCATTTTCATTTATTAATGATCTGGCAACAGCACCATAACCTTGATTACAATTATCAACAAATTCTACAAAAGGAGGGTATCTATAACCAGAACCTGGATTGTCAAGTCTAACTCCTATAATACTGGCGGTTCTTTGACTAGTAATTGTACCGTCACCCAAAATATTATTGGCAAAAGATCCTAAAATTGCAGTGGCTACTGCACCTGAACCACCACCACCAAATATTTTAACTTTAGGGGGACCACAAGAAATGGGTTCTCCAACATAACATGATCCCAATGGATCATATAATGATGCATTCCTTACTTTATTAAATGGGTCAAAATCAATTTGACCAATAGATCCCGAAACATTCATATCATTTACTATTTTATTGAACAAATCATTTTCATTTTCACTACTTTTTGCACCTTTTCCAATTGTCCATTCTTTGACTAAACCAGAACATTTGGTTTTGGATTGATTACAATCAAATAATCCTCCAATTGATTTAATAATATCAATTCCACTACGTAAAAAACTTACAATATTAAATGCTGGAGATAATATTTTGGATACACCATTTAAAGCTCCCGAAAGACCACTCATAATGCTTTCTATAATTTGATTAATAAGTGTCCCTGCAAATTGAGTACCCACACATGTAACAAAATTTTCAACATTTTTTAAAACAGAATTTAAAAGATCTTTTACAACTCCACCAAGAGCATTAACAACATTTGATGCTACGCAAGGAATTGCTTGCTCTAGAGTTTTAACAGGTGGAACCATTGCAGTTTGAGCTGCTACTCCAGCTAAATGAGCTGCGATTGGATTTGAAGTTAATGCAAGAACTTTTGCATAAACTTGTTTATATAATAAATCTAGACCTTTCTGAAGAACTGGTATTAAAGCATTATAAAGAGAATTGAACATTTGTCCAACAATATTATTTGCAATTGAAACTATTTTTTCAACAGAACGACTTATTTCATTTGCAACATTTAATACTTTACTTAACCCATTTTGTACTTTATCTAATAAATTTGTAACTTCTGATATTATTCCTTTAATTGCAGTATCATCGCAAGTATTTGCAAATACAATCTTTTTTCCAACTCCAGTAAAATAAGGAATCTCATCCTTAGTTTCTTTTGTGGAATTTATTTTTTCAATAACCGAAGGGGGAACATCTCTTGGGGATTTTTGAGCTTTAGTATTATCTTCACTTGCTTCACTTGGATATAAAGATCCATTAGGTCTAGAAACTTTATTAGTATAACCAGTAAAGGGTACAAATGGGGCTATAAATTCGTTACTTGGTACTTGATCAGTTCTACCAAAACAACCAATAATTACTGGAGTTTGTGCATTATCTCCATCAAGAAAAAAGCCAAAAACAACATCCCCAGGTCTAAGTTTTGGATTTACTGCATAATTTGCTCCACCAGATCCAGAGGTCGTTGGTAAAAGAATCTGAGCCCATGGAAGATCATCATTTGAAAGGTCAGTGGTATTGTAAGGGTGATAACCAAAAATACGAACCTTTGTTCTATTTCCCCAACCGCCACCATTTGACTGCTTTCCATTAGAATCAATTGGTGGAATTTGTCCAACCCACCATTTAAATCCATCTCTTCCTATAAAATTACTTTGAAGTAATGATTGATCTATCATTTTTTTGTGTTCGATTTTGGTCCAAAAGTATCTCTAACAAGTTTCATTGATGTATATGATCTTTCAACATCAAAATGATGGCATAATTCTTTTATCATATATAGACCGCTTGTTTCTGGATCATATTCTTTTGAATCACTTTCAGAAATTTTTGGGAAATTGCATTCAATAATATCACCTGCTCTCAAATTAGTATTTGATGGTACTATGATACTTAAAGATTGAGTAAATAAAATATTGTATCTCATTAAGGCTTGAGATTGATATTTTCCTGGATCTGCATTTGGTTTGGTAGAAACATCAGGATCCATAATACCAATATCAATAATTTGGCTCATAATTCTTGTTGGAATATCACCTAGACCAATGTTGGAACTATTTGAAATTTTCGGCAATTTTATTTCTGATCCAAGATTATTTGTTTTTTTGATATAATCACTTAATTTAAATACACTGTTTGAAAAATTAAAGTCCAATGGATTAAAAAATAATCTTTGACTCGAATACGTCCCGGTTCTTAATTTTTCAATTAAATTTTGATTCCTATCAACAATATAATTTAATATTTTAAAATCATTATCATTTTTTGTATTTTCGGAATCATATGTAACTGTAGCTTCACTATATGTGTAAATTGCCTTTGGTTCTTGGTCAATCAATCCATCAATTGATCTGAATTGAAATCCATCTACTGTTTGGTAGAATAAAAATCCTGCAGTACCATCCCCAGATGATACTGGTACAGATTTTGATGCTAGCCATATTAAAATCGTAAATGGTTTTCGCATATTGCCAATAAATCCATACTTATTGGATGTTTTATCAATTATTCCAAATTTATTAGTTTTTAAATATTCTGTTAATATTTTTCTAACTGAAGTATCAATACTTGATGATGTAGGATATTTTTTTGGAATTCTAGATGTTTCGTTGGTAATTGCTTCTCTAGAAACTAAATGTAACGTAAAACTTTCTTTTTGCGTTTCTGAAATTACATCTGTAATACTTGATACATAAAAATAATCTTCAACTTTTTTTGAAAAATCTAATCCTGGATTTTTTTCACTGTTACCAGATATTTTTATAGACAACCTTTCACCACCACGAAGAGGAAGGCCATTGTAAATTGATTGTTTAACACCATCAGAATTTTTTTCAGAAGGTATTACGTTTCCAGTATTAACTACTTTTACTTTTGCAGTAATTGTTGGTGAAAAAATATCTTCAAAATATTCAAAAACAATTGCACCAGAAGTAATATCAACTGTTCTTTTCTGATCGTTTGATTCTAAAATAAACCCTTCAAATACTGATCTTTTTATTGACATTATAGATAAGCTAATTCTAGCAAAAATTTCTGTTTTATAAATTTATTTAACAAATAAATCTCATCAATTTCTTGAGAATATTGTTCTTTTTTACTCACCATTTGTGTTTGTGGTTTTACTTGTTGATCTGAAGAAGGAACATCTACAATTAAAACTTGTTGTCCCTGTCTTTCTGGAGTTATAGTTTTAGGTATTTCTGTTTTTACTGTGGGATATAAATCTGGTTTTGTTGTTCTAGATGTAGGAAAACTTTCTACACCTTTAGAACCAGCAGCACCATGAGATACTGTTATTCCACCACTTCCTATAATTTCTGCTTCTCTTCCATATCCACCTCTCCAATAAACAGCTCCAACCTGAAAAGGGAACTTTGATGCAGAGCCTGGTTGAGATGGAAAAGTTCTTTGAATTGATCGATTTTGCTCTTGTATATCAACAGACATAGTGCTTCTAGCTCCATGAGCTTTTTGCTCTGCCATAATTTGATTTTTGAGAGCAATATCATTTTTAGATGCAAACTGTCCTAAGTTTCCAAAATAAACAGTAGATCCTCTAGCAAACATTGATTTTACTGCATGGAATGCTACTTCACGTATTCTAGAAAGAATTGATGGATCATTTGTTTTAGATTTATAATCTAAATGAAAATGTGTAGCATAGCTCATTTCATTTGATCCAGAACCACCTTGAATAAAACCACCCGCTCCAGTTTGTGGAATCAAATTCATTGTTCCAGTAGATATTGGTCTTGGTGGTGCTGTTGGTGTTTGTGATATAGTTGATGATGGGGCAGATTTTAATGTTTGAAAAACTTTTTTACTATCATTAATTCTTTCACTTTGTTCCCTAGCACTTTTATCTGCAGGATTTTCATATTGAAATAAAATCCAATTCGATGCTTCTTCTATGCTCTTTGAATTGCGAAATCTACCACCACTATCATATCTTGGAAGTTCTCTAACTAACATCGCATAATTAATTTCATCAGTTAAAGGTTGTTTAGAAGGATCGACTCCCATACTTTGAGCAAGTTGATATAATTCTTTTTGTCTACCAGGATCTGTCCATTGTGCCCATCCATACCCAATACCCTTTCTCATCGCATCAGTTAAAAGACCTTTTTTACTACCTTCAAGTAAATCTGGAACTAGATTGGTATTTTCTTGTAATAAATTTCCAACAACCGCAGAGGCTTGATAATCTTTAAGTCCTAGATCTTTTTGCAATCTCTTTGCGATTTGAGTGCCTTTTGAAAGACCGGATCCACCAAAACCACCAGATCCAGAAGAAGATTGTTGTCCTGGTGGTTGATATGGTTGTGGGTATAAAGAATCGGGAGCCTCTTCTTCAACATCAGAAGATTGTGTAAGTGGAGCGGTTAATAACTTATAAGCGTTTATTATATCATTATTTACAGATTCTATTGATAAATTCAATTCATTAAATGAATTTTTAATTTTTTCTGATTTATCAGTAAAATCAAGAGATAAAATATTTGAAGATACGCTTTGAAGTAAATAACCAAAATTAGTAATAATTGAAAATGTATTACTTACAAAAGATGTTATTAAATTAGAAAGTTTTAATACTCTGGAAATAAATTCTTTTCCGGTAAAAATAATTGTTGGTAGATTTTCAACTAGCCAACCAGCAGTTATAAAACCAAGAAATGAAATTAAACGTTTTAGTGGACCACCAGAAGTAGAATTAACTATAGAACGAGCAGAATAAGAAAATGCATTTGTAGTAACATTAGAAGCTTCAATTCTATCTTCTATTTCTTTTCTTTTAGATGCTTCTCTCCTTTTTAAATCTAAAATATTTGATTTATACGCAATACTTTCTTTTTGTTTGGTATTATTTGATATAACTTGAGATATTTTATTTAAAGAAATATTTGATCTTAATAATTGTGATTTTGATTGACTAACAGATCTACCTACATTTTGTGAGGATAGTATAGAAATTCTAAGGGAATCAGATATAGCCATATTACGTTACCACGTTATAATTTAATTGTGAATATAATATATAAAAATTATCTGGATTTGATGATTTTATCAATGGAATATCAGTTACACTTTCATCACTTTGTGAGGATGATTGAATTGGCATTTGATTTTTTGGTTGAGAACTTTGTGCAACAATAACGTTTGGCTTTGGCTCCGGTAAAGTTCCAATATTAGGAGCTTGTTTTGGTATATTATTAATTTGCAAAGGTTCTATATTTGCACTAAATTTATTATCATCTTTTTTAGAAGTTTGAGATTGAGTTTCAAAGAATGATTGAGATAACTTATTATTATTGCTTACATTTTCAATTTCTTGAGGTTGATTTTTTGAAGTGAAAGAACTTTCAAGTCCTTCAAAATTTGTGTTAATTTGATTAGATTTATCAATTCCAAAAGAAAAATTAGCAACTTCTGATGCCAATGGAGTTTGTGGTTGAATTTTAGTTGCACTCAATTGATTTGTTGAAGGTTGAATAACCTGAGGTGCATTATTTTCTTTTGATGATAACGGTGGAATAATAGAAGTAACGGAAGCTTCTTTAGATGATTTTGGTTGAGGTAAAGGTGGTGGAGATGTGCTTTTTACATCTTCAGATAATTTTGGTTGATTTGCACCAGTAAAAGTATCTACTAGTTTTCCACCTCCCATCCATCCACCAATTCCAGCACCAATCATCAATGGAAATTTAATGATAGGAGGTAACGGTAATTTAGATGCAAATCCAGTTGCAAGACTAGAACCATATAAACTTCCAGCAGTTCCGGCGCCAGCTTCAATATTTGTTTGTCCTTCAGACTTTCTTTCTTTAAACTCAGAAACTCCAAAAAATGTAGTAAGAGCTGCACCACCAACTGATGTTAATGCCTTTCCAGTTCCTGATAAGACTTTACTTCCAATTCCCTTTTCCGCAGATGATGCAATACTTCTTTCCGTAGCAGAAGCCTCTCCTTTAATATTGCTTGTTTTTGGAGATTTTTTAAAAATACTTTTTGCAGCATCTGCAGTTGCTTTAAATGGTGCGGTAATTGTTTTCCCAATTAATGATGATACCTTTGTAATAACGGTTCCCATTGTTTTAATAATAACACTAAATCCACCATTAATAGCTAATAAAATTCCTCCAGCTATACCTAAATGTTTTAAGATATTATTTTTAATATCTCTTAGACTATCAGTATCTCCTCTTTGCTTTGCATCAAATAATTTAACTATTTCGTTTGTTAACCATCCACTAAAAAGAATTAATAATGCTCGTTTAGTATTATCAAAAATATTTTCAACCTTTGGTGCTATCCTTTGTACTGGAAGTAAAACAGCAGATTGTATTTTATTTTCAACTTCATTCTCTTTTCCAATTCTTATTTTTTGTTCGGCATATCTTCTTTCTTTTTCAAGTTGATCATTAATTCTCTTTTGGTCGGCAAAACTATCTTCCTGCAATAATGTAGAAATTTTATCTAATCCAGAATTTAAATTTACAATTTGTTGATTTAAATTTTGAATCTGTGAATCAAGAGTTATTAATGATTGCCTATTATTTTCAATAAGTTCTAAATTTTTATTATTATCTTGAGTATATTGTGATACAAATCTACTATCTGATGTGAAGGCTGAGCTAGAAATTCTTGTTTTATTAAATATTGCTTGACGCACTTCTTTAGATAAAGGAGATCCTGTAATTGGATCAACCCCAGCAGTAGCAACCGAATTTAAATCAACCTCAGCCATTCGTTTGATTCTTTAGGTTTTCTTCTTCAATATACTGCTGGAGAAGAGAAATATAAACTTCCCTTTCCCAAGGTATCATATTTTCTAATTCTGTCAAAGAATATTTATGATGCTGAATTAAAGCAAAATTTGTTTTATAGTATGACGCAAGATTTTCATGCGCCATCGCTAGGCGAAAAAACTTGATAAACCCTCCAATACGATTGTATTTTCATTTTCTGTATTTGGATTTTTAATTGTTAAAGTGTGAGAAAGTTTTGGCATTGTTTCAAAAAATTTCTCAATTAATTTAAACTGATTTGAAGTTAATTGCTCCAAAAATTCAACAAGTTCTTTTTTTGTAAAATCAGATGCTGCCCATGATTCTTCTTCATCATAAACTTGCTCAATACATGAACATATTAAATCAAAAGTATCATCTACACTAATACTATTTTCATTTAAAAAATTACTTTTAATGAATTCTTCCATGGATGGATATTTCATTCGAAGAATTAATTTATCATCAAGCTTTATATCTCTAGAATGATCTTTTCCAATTTGTACTTTTATTTCATCCAAATTAATACTCACTGGAACTTGTGTTTTTCCATCATCCGGACAAGTAATCAAAATATCAACATTTTCTCCTACTGATTTTCCACGAATATTTAAGAAGAGGTATTCAATATCAAATGTTGCCAGATTTTCAATTTTAATTCCTCGTGTAAGAATACAATTTCCAATTACTGTTTTTACCGCTTCGGCAATTTGTTTTGTATCTTCACTTTCCATTGCAATGATTAAGATTTTTTCTTCTTTAACAAGAAAAGGTCTATATTTAATCGTTTTTTTTAATGATGGTATTTCCAACTCATATGTTGGTGTAGAAATTTTTGGTAAAGGCATAATAACCTGCAAAGTTCAGTATGATTATTTATGGAGCTCTGCGTGTTCCTTGAATATCAAAATATTGTTCAGATGCAGTTTCATAAGGAGTAGATCCTCTTCTTACAAATCTAACACCACCTGCTCCAGCAGCACCAGGAGAAATTGGAACAAGAGGTTCTTTTCCTGGATCTTGTTGTGTTTGTATTTGAGTAGCTTGTTTATTATTATCAGTGCTCTGATATATAGAGTCACTTGTTTTTCTTCCAGCAATATATCGATCAAATTGAAAAGTGACACCCATTGTCAATATATTTGAAGCAGTATAAGAAACAGGCATTGAAGATATGCTCAGTGGAAAAAGTCCAATAAAGTTATATTCTATTTCGCTAAAATAATCACGTTCAAATTTTATAAGTTTTGTTGAATCAGATTTATAATATGATGGATATTGCATCCTAACAAAATAAGCTGATGACTCTTGACCAACTGGAGGAGAAACCCCATCTATTGGATTATGAGATCCACTACTAATGAATTCCATCCAATGTTCCATAAATTTTATTATTTTATAATCGTTGTCAACATAAAATTCCATACTCACTTGTGAATAATTTTTTGAATATGCAAATTTTTCTTGAACTCCAATGTGATTATAAATTTCACCAGATCCAAGTTGAAATGTTGGAATACTTGTGGAAGAACACAAAAGCCCCGCATCGCGATATATAAATCCAGCATCAACTCCTCTTACCGCAAGATAAGCCAATAATTCTCTACTAAGACCCCCGAATTGAACTTCATAGTGAGATGTTTGGGCAAGATTTGTAAAAAGAGGTTTAATATCGGATATTCTACGAGGATATGACACTCTAAATACCTTAAGGTAGTTTTAGTTATTAACTATTTAGATGTCATATAAGGGAAAATATAAACCTACTTATCCACAAAAATACAAGGGTGATCCAACAAATATTTGTTATAGATCATTGTGGGAAAGAAAATTTATGAAGTATTGCGATTTGAATCAAAATGTTCTTGAATGGGGAAGTGAAGAAATTGCATTACCATATCGCTCACCTTTAGATGGAAAAATTCATAGATACTTCCCAGACTTTTATGTTAAAGTAAAAGAATCAAATGGAAAAATTAAAAAATATATTATTGAGATAAAACCTAAAAAGCAAACAATAGAACCAATTCCGCAAAAAAGAAAAACAAAAGGATATATTTTTGAAGTCACTGAATGGGCTAAGAACCAAGAAAAATGGAAAGCTGCTAAAGAATTTTGTGAGGATAGAAATTGGGAATTTAAAATTTTTACAGAAGACGAATTAGGAATCATTAAATGATATCAGGATACGAAAAGCCTTTAGAGCAATACACAAAAAATGAGTTAGTTGAAATTGCAAAGAACCATACAATTTACTATATTGGAGAATCTGGTCAAGGAAAAACTACTGGATATTCTAAGTTATCAAAAGAAAAATTAATTGAAATTATTAAAAATGATACGGATTATAAAAATGCAAATCCAAAAATCCAAAATAAACCAGAAAATAGAATTCAAAGATTGGTTAACAGTTTATATGGAACTGAAAGTCCAGAAGAACTTATGGATGCAATTATAGAAGCTTTATCGGAAAAAGAATCTAATACCATTTCTTCTGGTAAGTATTATACTTTTGTTTATTATGCAAAAACACCAAAGATAGTTTATGATCGCCATCCTCTAATATTGGCTGGAAACAAAACCGAAAACGGGTTTTTTGGATTTAATTATCATTGGGGTAAAATAAGACAGTATACCTATCCAGAAGTTGCAAGTCCTTTATTTCCAGTTTCTTTATATGAATTTTCTTCTTTAAGAGAATTACCATATGCAAGATTTATTACAAATAGGTAATAAATAATTACAAAAAAGAATGGCACCAAATTCCTCGCCACCACAACAATTGAGGTATCCTCTTAAAAATATAGGGGAAAGGGATGATTATCTTAAAATCGAAATTGTACAGTATGTTCCTCCTGGATTGGGACAACAGGGTTCTGGATTTGCTTTGGGTAGCGCAGACCAATCTATAAAAAATAATAAAGTATTATTGCAAACAATTATTTTACCAATACCACAAAATATTAGCGATTCAAATTCTGCTAGTTGGGGAGAAAATAGTTTAAATTCTCTTGCTGGAGGATTGTTGAGTGGTACTGAGAAGGTAATAACATCCTCAAATCCTTTTAATACAGGACTAAAAGCAGTTCAAGGAGCTTTAGATAAAATATCTGGAGCAGTAACTGATGCAACGGGTCAAAAAGCTGCATCAACAACTTTTGCAGGATTAGCTGTACAAACTCTTTTAAATGGAAGTGCTGATATTAATCAATTGGTATCAAGAGCAACTGGTGCTGTTGTAAACCAAAATGTTGAACTGTTATTTGGTGGAGTAACAATTAGAACACCATTCCAATTTACATATGATTTGATTCCAAGATCAAAAGAAGAATCTGAAATAGTAAAAAATATTATTAGAATTTTTAAACAAAATATGAGTGCAAGTAAAGGTTCTGCAGAATCTTCTGGCGGAGGATTTTTTGTTAAATCTCCAAACGTTTTTTTACTTTCATACATGAGTGGTGGAAGAAATCATCCATTTTTAAATAGATTTAAACCTTGTGCTCTTATTAATATGGGAGTTAATTATACAGCTTCTGGAATGTATGCAACATATCCAGATGCAACTCCAGTACATTTACAACTATCATTAGCTTTTCAAGAACTATCTGTTGTATATGCTGAAGATTATAATGAAGAAGAAGGAAAAGAAGGGGTAGGTTACTAATGTCTTACTTTAGAGAACTTCCAAATTTAGAATATCAATCACCATTATCTTCCAGAGTTTCATCTGACGAGTATGTAACTGTTAAAAATTTATTTCGTAGGGCTAAACTTAGAGATGACCTTCAAAATGTATTTACAATATTTTACAAATACCAAATTCCAGATGGTTCTAGACCAGATTTAGTAGCTAAGGAATTATATAATAGCACTCAATATGATTGGGTTATCTTAATTAGTGCTGGAATAACAAATATAAGAGATCAATGGCCACTATCTGATAAAGATCTATATGAATATTGTCTAGAAAAATATGGAAATGAATTAAATTCAATTCATCATTACGAAACTATAGAAGTGTTAGATTCAAACAATAGATTAATTTTACCAAAAGGTAAAACTGTAGATTCAAATTTTACTATACCAGATCCATCTAATAGATTAGCAGTTATTAGTCCACCACCAGTTATTGGAATATCAAATTATGAATATGAGGTGGAAAAAAATAATAAAAAAAGGACAATATATGTTCTTAAACCTGGTTATTTAAAACAAGTAGTTAAAGATATGAGAACTTCATTATTGTATGATCAATCGTCACAATACATTGATGAAAAATTAATTCGCACCGAAAATACTAGAAATACTTTAATATAAGAAAGGGGGGTTTCCCCCCCCGCACAAAATCAATCGTCTGATGCAAGTTTTGCAAAATAACTGAGGGCATCATCATCCTCATCTTCCTCCACAGGTGCAGAAGCACGTCGAGTAGGTTTCAGATTGTTAAGTTCTGAACGAAGATCATCATCAAGTTCCTTCACAGAACCACGAGAATACTCTTCCTCATTCTCAACTTCTTCATCTAAACGAACAGAAGACTTAGAACCAAGAACAGAATCAAGACGCTTTTTCAGTTCATCATAAGTCTTGAACTGATCGGCAGCAACTAGTTCGGCAAGTGAATATTGCTTCTTCCATACCGCTTCCATTGCATCATCATCGTCCAGCATAGGAGCGGGATTTGCAAACTCGCTGGAATCATAGTTACGATAACCAGCAACATTTTTTGCCTTCAACTTGAAGTTGGCACCTTGCCAGAAGTCAAAAGGATCAATTGCTTCTTCATCTTCAAACTCGGGTTGCATAGCTGCAGTCAGTTTGTCAAAGATTTTTTTACCGTACTTAAAGAGAAAGACTTTACCTTCGTTTTCGGGATTAGCAGGATCCTTCACAACATAAATGTTGCTAATATAAGTTAATTTGCGCTTTTGCTTACGCGCTAATTCTTTACCAGCATCAGTTCCATTGTTCCAGAGTTGAGTGTTATATTCAGAAACTGGATCTTTTTGGCCGATAGTGGTTAAGGAGTTTTCAATATACCAACCACCAGTGCCTTGGAATGCGTGGCTATAAAGCTTTACAAACGGAAGATCTTCCCCATCAGGAGCAGGAAGAAAACGAATTACTGCGAAACCATTACCACTTTTATCTACGTCTAACTTCCATACACGTTCGTCAGAAGAACTATTGGTGGTATTCATTTTTTCGACTTCTTTGACCAGTTTGGCGGTCAGAGAGCCCAGTTTAGATTGTTTTTTAAGATCGGCAAAGCCCATTAGATTACCTCGGATAAATTGGATTCGAGTGATTTACTTAGATATTATAGCAAAGATGCTCTCAGAGGTCAATATATTGCTTGAGAGATTCGATTGTTTTATTCATACTACAGAATAATATATTCATATCAGTTTCTGGTGGGAAACCCATCAGTGCAACTGATTTGCGTAGGTTCTCTTTCATTTCGACCGCCTTTGGATCATCTGAAAGGGATAATCTAGTGTACATCACTCTTTGTTTTTCTAACAAGATTTCAAGTTTTTCAATATGTTCCAGTTTTGTTTCGCGGGTCATTCCACCAAAAGTGAGAATACTACCGTAAATCTCTTCTTGCAACTTATTGATTTCTTTCAATTCGTCTTGAATAATATCGGAGTCAAAAAAGTTACTCATCTATGATTTCCCTTAAAATTTTTTTGTACTGAAATACATCAATATTTAGAAACGAAGAATACTTTTTAATCTTTAAACTAACAGTTTCCCATACGGGATCCAACAGTTTCTTGTCAAAATCTTTTACGATTGAAAATATTTTGTCGTAAATTACGAATGTTTCTGGTGATAATTTCCCGCTTAGAAATCTTTTGAGGACTATAGGATGTCCTTTGGAGCAGTTGAACACAGTTTCCAATTCGCTTTCGGAGAACAATTCCGTTGATTGTTCTTTGAACAAGTAAGTCAAACTCTGCTGTCTCCGCATCCAATCTGCGTAGGTCCTTTCTCCAGAATTGATAATTTCTCCAATCCATAAGTTGCTAGGGGAATCCGATGCTACAAAGTTTGATACTAAAAAATCTACGACTTCTTTATCAGAATACTTGCGACTTGTCTTCTCAAAAAAATATTTATCGCGCCGTTTGTTAAAAGAAGTAACGGTTGCTCTAGATTTACCCCCATATTTAAAAAAGTCATATTTACTATTAGTAAAATGACTTTTCATAGAAAGATAAGTTTGATATGTCTCAAAAGGACTCATAGTGGAAGTCGTGCTCTCGAAGTTTTTTTCATAAAGTTAAGACGAGTTGCGTCCCACTTTAATCTTTCTTTCAAAGGTTTTGAAATGAGTTTCGTAACTGATTCTACTTCAAGATTATTGATTTCGCAATAATGAACAATTGCATCAATATAGTTAAAATTTTCTTCAGCAACAATTTTTTCAATTTCAAGAGCAAACTTAGAAGGTGTTAAAAATTTATTTTCTATTGCTTTTTCTAATTCTTTATTCGTTTCCATAGAGTTCCAATTTATCTCTAACAAACTTTCTAATATATTGGGTGAGTAGTTTGATGTATTTTGATTTGTCATATTCTTCATAAACGATACATTCTCCATTTTCGCAAGCCATAATGATTACAAGTTTTTTGACTGAAATTCCAGTCAATTCGTAAAGCATACATCCATATGCCATACACTGAACAAAATAATGCTCAATCCACTCACGTGGTTTTGGTTTTTTAGAAGTCTTAAAGTCGATTATCGCTAACTCACCATTATATTCGGCAATACAATCAACTGTTCCCGCGATTCCCAGTTGCTTACTATATAGGGACCCCTCAAGGGCGTAAATATTATTTATACGATTGAGTTCTGGTTTTGCAATTTTAAATAAAAACTCAGAAAGAGGTTGAACTGATGGAAGGTCTTCGTTTTTTAAAAGATGCTCAACTAAAGTATGCATATCAGTTCCCCGACTAGTTGCCTGCCGAGTAATCTTATCTGCTTCTTCTTCACCGACTTTTTTACGCCATTTAACAAAAATTTCTTTATTAAAATGACTGGTCACCGAAGTGATGGAGACCAGTCGGAGAAGTTCTTCTGCGTCAGGGACTTTGTAATATCTTACGCCATCGATTGTTTCACGCTCCAACTGTGGGAGTTCAATATCAATATGATTAAACATCAAAAACCAGCATCCATTTTTGCAACAATGTATTCTTTAACAAGTCCAGAACGAACAATATCGTCTACACCAAACTCAATTATATCAAAAGATGGCATTTTTCGCAATACTGTCATAAAATCTATGATACCATTTCGCTCGTTTGTTTTTTGCAAATCGGATTGGGTTGCATCTCCACAAAACATAATTTTTGAACTTTCACCGACACGAGTAATAATAGAATCCAATTCATGCATTGTGCAATTTTGAAACTCATCCACGATGATAATTGCATTATCTAATGTTGTTCCACGAAGAAAAGAAGTTGACCAGAACTTAATCGTTTCCTGCGATTTGAGATTTCCATAGAGCATCTCAAACTCCGCATCGCTTGAAAGTTGGAACATATATTTTACCATATTCTTATAGGGAATTTGATAAATATCTGACTTATCATCATATGAACCAGGAAGAAAGCCAATTTCCCGTGTAGCAACTAATGAACGAACCAAATAAATTTTTTCATATGGAGATCTTTCATCCAAAACTTCACATAAAGCATTGTAAAGTGTGATAAAAGTTTTACCTGTTCCTGCGCAACCATAAGCAACTATATGCTTTTGTTCCGAATAAGATTCAAAAAGTTTTCTTTGATTTTCTGTAAGTGGTTCTATATCAATTAGATATTCAGAACTCAATGTTTTTTTACGCTTTGTTTGACGAGTAGTAAGACCAACTCCGATTGGTTGCTCTGTTCTTTTTCTTCTTGCCATATTAGAGTTTCTTAACAGTTGAACCTGGTGCTTTTGATGCTTTTTCTAGGACGGTATTCCACGAAGGATGCTTGGAGGTTAGTTTATTCCTCCAATCACCAACTTCTCCTGGAGTAGCACATCCTTCAGACCAATCCCTTTTCCATTCAGGATTGTCTTTATACCACTGCATAATATCATTAACACTCATCTCAATGACTTTTTTCTCACCAGTCTCTTTGTTAATAATTGGATATATTGCCATAAAGTTACAAAATCAACACAAAAATATTTATGGACTCAAACGTGCCTTGTGAAGACGCTTCTCTTCATAATACCTCCAAACATTAGGAGACCATTTTTGAAGTTCGGGAGCAATTGCATCACAAAGTGCTTGAATTTCAATTTGAGCATCAAGTTTAGAACGAAGATCCATAAAGTGAAGAACTGAACGAAGATTAAATGAGACTACAAAGTTCTGACGAATTGCCTGAGGAAGATAATCCCGAATATGCTCTTCACACATACCCTGCTCATAGTAATCAGCATACTCCTCACACTCACTCAAAATGCGCTCTAACTTGCGTTGTCGGTGCTCTTCGGCCCATTCATACTTCTTACCCTTACGGTTAGTGTAGTACCCCTGAGGGCGCACGTAGAAGACTTCCTCAACATGGAGTTCACGCTTGGCAACTTTAAGAACACGTTTTCCAGTGTAACGCTGAGACTGAACATCCCAACTGGTTCCGATACGATGAGTTCTTGCCTGAACGATAACATTATGAACAAATCCAGCACAAGAAAAAGTAATGCCAGGGTGCTCAATTGGACCCCAATGCCCCCTCTCATTAGCTAACAATTGTTCAACAATCCACTGACCACATTCATGATGGTTGGGAACTGGAACATTATGAATCGGAACTTCAGAATAATCGCCCTTTCCTGCCTGCCAAATAACTTGTTCTGGGATTGGGTATCCCTGAAGTTTTACAACTTCAAGTCTTTTATCCAGTTCAAGAAGGTCTTTTGCTTTAATGGGTTTCATTTCTTTCCAAATCCTTTTGATGTTTGTGTCTCAAATTCTGCAAGTTCTTGTTTTACTACTCGCATTTGTTGTTTGATTTCTACCAGTTGCTCTTCTGAAAATAGATGATCTTGTTTCAACATTCTTTCCAGAAGTTTAACCAGTTTTTTTGCTCTACTAGTTGTCATATTCCTCGAAAATTTCGTCATAATCATCAATAACTCTTTTTGGTGCTTTAGATGCAGAAGTATCAGAGTAAATTTCTACTTTCAAAGAATCAATCAGTAATTCAAGATTACGAACAATAAGTTTTAGTTTTTCTTTGTCCATACTTTATAGTTACTTCAATTCATTTTAGCATAAAAAAAAGAGGGGATCAAGTCCCCTCCCAAATCAAGCAATTTGTGGTTGCTTTGCCATATTCAGTTGTGCATTATGAAGGAGTTGTTCCTTCTTTGCTTTTCTTTTTAAATATCGAACGAAGTAAGTATTCATTTTTGCCCCTCCTTCACAAACTTAACACCACGATAGGTTTCGTTGTATTGTTGGGGTTGCTGTTGTGCCTGCTGTTGCTGGCGACGAACTTCGGTATCATATTCGACACCGCGATATACGACTTTAGACATTAGGTTTCTCCTTAATGGTTTAGGTTAAAGAGCGTTCCTTCAGTCGGCTTTTGCGTCTATTTTACACTCCTTTGGAGAGATCTGTTTTATTTCCCAAATTAAATCATTCTTTACCTGTTTGGAAATGTTCTGTTGATGAACTCTCCCAGCAATTAAGTGTGCTTGTAAGCATGTCAGAATGAGTGTTTCCATAGATGAACGATCCGTTCCGAGTCGGCTTACTTCCGTCCCAAAGGGATGAACGTTAGAGGATTATTATAACCCTATTCAATCTATATAGCAAGCTTTTTATGTATAAGATGTTACAATTTTAAAAAACCTTCGTGCGAAAAAATTTTGGCGAATTTTTTTTCCAGCTTTTGGAAAATTACTTTCTTTTTTTCTTTTCGGGTGCTTTATATCCCCAAATTTTAGGATTAACTCTCCCATATCCCCAATATATTTTTTTGATTGCACCAGAACCAAATTTATCATAATACAAATCAAAAATTTTTACTCTAGTTCCCCTGCACACATCAACATAGGATTTTTCATTTACAATGTAATATACTAAATGTGCATCAGTAGGAAAAGAAGTATCTCTTTGTTCTTCATATGAGGCATTTTCAACTAAAATCTGACATCCATACTTAGGAGGTAAATTTGTTTTTTCTTCAGTTGTCCATTCCACAACATCAAGTTCCTCCTTAGTTTTTACTAATTCTTTCCTCAAGATCTTCCACCCCAAATAATATCTGGGTAAGCTTGTGAAACAATTTCTTTTGTAATTTTATATTTTGTTTCTAATTTCTTATCTTTAACCAAACAAAGTATTTCAGCTTCAAGAGGATGCAATCCTTGCAAAATGTTGATAAACATTGTTTCTCTACGAAGAGAACTCAAGCTATCATTACCACCTTTTACAAAATTGTAAAATTTAGAATATTCTTTACGAATAGAAGAGTATCCTTGATCTTGAGATCCCAATGATGCAGATCCCATTTCATTCATTTTTCCAACAGCATCACTAATTTTATCACTGATTGTTCCACTGAAAGAATTTTGTTCACTTACGCTAGAATATGGAACTTCTCCTGGAGGAAGAAGCGAAATAATACTCTCATCAAAATTCCAAATAAAAATAGTTTTTAAAGAATCGTCAGAATACTTCGTTAAAAGTTCAATTTTTTTAGAATTACTTCTTTGTTTGGAAATTAAATTTAAAACTTCAAATGCAAATGGATTTGCAGGAAGTTCGGTAATTGGTTTTTCAACAACTACCTTTTTTGAATTAATTTTTTCTTTTTGTGCTGAGACGTTATTCTTCGTCTTCTGTGTCATCGTAGTCATAGTTATTATCAAATCTAAATGCAATTACTTCGTCGGGAATAACATTCCCATGATTATCATAAAATTCAGGATGCATTTTCGGAACTTCCTGATAATTTAACATATACTCTCTGGCAACCCATCCCGCTAATAGTCCAACTATAAAAAATAATATGGTTAAAAATGAACCAAATACTAAGCTGGGTGCTAACATGTGTTTCTCCGGAAAACTACTTTATTTCTTTCTAGTATTAAAGAAAAACTCGAAATGAATGGTCGTCTCCCGATTGAGAAAGCAAACCATTTTCTCGAAAATGATATGAAACGGTTTGGTTTGCTTTTTCTTTCCTCCATTAAGTATAATATCAAACCCACGATTAATATCATGGGACTCTGAGTTATTTATATCTTTACTAGACAATTTTATTTTCTTTGAGGAATTTGATCGTGTCAACGCAACCTCCTATTTTTTTATCATCACACAAAACTTGTGGGAATGTTGATCCTTCACCAAATTCTGCATAAAATTCTTCTTTGGTAAAGTTATCATTTAAAGTATAAACCACATACGTTTGTTTTGTCAAGTTTAATACTTCTTTTACTTTATCACAATATGGGCAACCTGGTTTTGAATAGACAGTAAAGTTCATAATTGTATTTTTTATTATATATTTAAAAACCAATATTTTTTCTACGAACAAATTTTAAATCGTAAGTAGTATATGAAATTGGTATACTTGAATTATTATATGGATAATCATATGGATGATATTCCCAATTAGAATCTCTCCAATTACTACCCCATTTTTCAGCAATATAATACATATTACAATCGTGAGAATAATCTAATTTTTCCTTTAATGAATAATCGGTTCTCCAAGTTTGAGATCCAGTAGTTTCATAATCAACATCTCCATGTAAATAAGGAATATCTACTACCGAAGTTTCAATATTTTTTAACATTAATCTGATATGATAATCACAATCTTCAACATATGCTGGATAAAAATTTTCATCAAATAAACCACACTCTTGAATTACAAAATCCTTTATCAAGAATAAATCCCATTGAAATTTTTTACCCTTTACAATTCCAATATCTTCATTTTCAGAACTATTAACCATGTTTTCAAGAAGCCCAGGAGAAAAACAAATATCATGATTTGCAATAATCCAATATGGGCACATCATATAACACTTAATGATTAAATTCCAAGCCCCGCTACAACCAATATTTGATGGAAGATGACAAACTTTTATTTGTTTTATAAACTTGTGATCGATCTTTGTTAGATCATCTAACTCTTTGGTTATTTGATCTCTCCCATTATTATTGATAATAAAAAGATTATCTGTTGGATAATCAATACTATCGATTAATCTTTTTAACCAATGAACTCCATTTACAATCGGAACTCCAATAACAGGAATTGATTTTTTATTCATAAAGTTTTTTTTTCAAGAACAATTAATCCATTATTATTTTTTTTATAAACTTTAAAAATCCAATTTGAATTAGACACCATAAATTCTATAATTGCTGGCAATAAACCTTCAGGATTTTCAATAGTATCTGTTAATATATTTCCACTACTTGCATTAGAACATTTCTCACCAGACATCGCATAAGTATGTGTATCATGAAAAACCAAATATTTCCTTACTTTGCTGGAGTGTTTATTCAACTCTTGCTTTAGCTGTTCATAATGATGCCAAGTATCAAAAAACAGAAGATCAGTTTCTTCAATTTCGACATTTAATACATCTTCTTCATAGTACTTGGCATCTTTTCCAATACTATTTGCCATCTCAAACAGATCAGTTACGACCGAATTTTTTTCCAAATCGTATGATCTTAAAGATACATTTGTATTTAAAAATGCCCTAGTACTAACACCAGATCTTACTCCAAATTCAGTAACATGTTCACATTCATTAGCAAGATCAAAAAGAATGTGAAGATTTTCATTTATATCACTAGGTGTATTACATGCATTCAAATACTCATTGTGAAAATAATTAGAAGATTCTTCTAAAATTTCTACTCCAATTTTTTTTAAATTATCATAAACACTTTTTTGATATACTTCATTTAATGTATAGTTATCTTTGATATCTAACAAAATATTTTTACATTCTTCATTTTTACCCCACCACCATCCAGAAATTGCCTTTTCAAAAAGCAATCCATAATATCCGGGATATTCAACATCAGTAATTAAATCTGGATGAGAATCATGCTCAGCAAACATTAATCCATTATTGGCATGAATATAACAGTCTTGCCACCATTGACGCCTCTCTGCAAATCTACTTAAAAGAAAGTATGCTTCGGGTCTAGTAGGTAACAAACACAATGCTTGTTCAAGCAAAGACTTTGCACTTCCATCTCTAGTTCCTTGTTTATCATAACAATATGAAGCTCGAATCAAAGCTTCATATGCAAGATGATCATCATCAGATCTTTCTGCACATCTTAAAAAATAAGATAAAGCAGGAGCAGTATGTCCACTATTTTCATACCAAACTCCAAGATTAAAATTATTAATTGCATTTTCAGTATCTAATGAAAATTCAGTTAATAATGTTGATAAATTAGTATTCATTTTAGATTTCCAATAATTTAAAACAATATCATGTGCTATCTTATGATTATTTTTTTGCCCTTCATTTACATCATCATCTTGTGCTTTGGAAAATGTAGAATCAAATTCTGTATTTTCCACAAATAAAGGAATAGTATATGTTTTACCTATAGTAAATAAAATATTTTCAATTAAGGGCATCACTTCTACATTTGGTATTTCTAAATTAAAAGTGTCTTCCTTTATGTAAGTATCTATAATTTTTTTTGCATACTCTCTTCTAATGATGTATGCGGTTGCAGCCCAATCATCCCAATATCTTTCACGTATTGTAAATGTATCAAAATTTTTACGAATTGTCAATAGCTGAATACAATCATAATCTTTAGGAACATTTTCAATAAATTGATCCCAAGAAAAATTCCAATACTTTACAGTTTCTAATGACAGATCATCCTCACAAAAAAAGGCATAGTCGTCATTATAATTATCATACCAATCTTTAATTGCTTTGAGATGAGAAACACAACATCCTGCTGTTCCAGAATTTAATTGATTCAGATGTTTTCCAAAAATTTTATCATTAGATTCTGAAAATCTTTTTGAAATTATAGGATTTAATTTTATATTATATTTAAGAAATTCGTTCTCAATATTTTTTTGACGTTCAATTGATTCCTCTAAAGATAAGTAATATGCAGTAGGAAAATTTTTAAATTTATTCATGTTTCTTTGCAATATAATATTGTGAATTTATCCTTTCAATATCCCATTCGGTCATTGGATCCGTACAAACATAATCATTTCCCATTTGAGAAAGCCATCCTTGATTTGCATTCACATGCATTTGAGCTAGAGAAAATTCAGTTTGCCATTGCAATTCTTCACCATCAAATCCCCTATGCTTCATTCTTTCTCTTATGTCGTCTTCATATTCTTTTTCAATTACTGTCGCTTCAAAATTTTCTGTCCGTTTTTTATCTGAATGAGGTATATGAATTACGTTATGATCATAATCCATTCCCCTTTTCTTCAGACCCAGATTTTCTAATCTCATCATAATATCCTGATCTTCAGATGCATACCATTTACAAAAACGTTCAGAAAATCCGTTTATTTTCATAAAGTTCGATTTAGAAACATAAAGGAATCCGAAAAGATACTTGTAATAAGGATCAAATCCCCGATCAACTGTATTTTGTCCACAAACAAAAGATTGATCATCAATTAAATATTCTTTATTTTCAAAAAATTTAAAATAGGGATTTAAGATATAATCACAATCAAGCTTGAGAATATATTTACTTTCGGCTAATTTTGTTGCCAAATTTAATGGTTGTGGTTGGTTAAAATAATTTTGATTAGGTACTGATACTACTTTAATTCTTTTATCCCAAGACGTTAAATATTCTAATGAATTATCAGAACTCCAATCAACGATAATAATCTCAGATATTTGATCAAAATTTAACCAAGATCTAAGAGAAACTTTTAAAGCAGGATCTCTATTTTTACATGCACATATGACAGTTATTGATGTTTCATAAAATACTTTTTTAATTTCTTCTTTAGTATATGCTATTGTATTTTTCCACCAATTTAAAAGTTCTTCCTGCTTAGCAGACATTGCTTCAGGATCATCTGATAATCGTATACAGATATCAGATGCTTCATCCCAATTTGAAGCATATATTGCTGGAAGTTTTTCTTTATATTGAAAAGACCAGTTTATTTCATCTTCATAAGATACTATTACAGGAATAGCACCACAAACTATTGCTTCATAAATTCTCCAACAATCTACAGATGAATTTCCTCTACCAATAGGAACAAATTTAGAATTACTATAAAGTTCATGAATTTCAGGTCTACTTAATCCACCATTAGACGCACAAACATGATACCAGATTCTCATGAATTTATTAATCATGTCTTGTCGATCACCTTTTAAATAACCAACCCATGACCAAAAATATTTCCTATCATTAATTGGTTTAATATTTTCTAAGTCAACAGGAAAATCATTTAAGTAACCTAATGGTTTTTGAATTGTATTTGAAGTATAAGAATGATTCCAATGGAAATGTTCTTTTATAAACAACTTGCAATGATCAGCAAGAGAATTATGAATATTATTATTTTCTTGCCAAAATTCATCAGACAATTGAATAATAATTTTTGGTTTTACTTTTTTAACCACATCTAAAACAACTTCAAATGGTGGAGCATACCCAAAGTGAACTTCAATTGTTGGATTTCTACAACTATAAACAAGCACATCAAATTTTTGATCCGTTATTTGATCAGAATTTAAATATGAAATTGATTTTTCATAATCATTTAACAAGTCATTCAATATGAAATCATGAGTTAAGATTACATCTCTAGAAGATAAATTTAAAAAAAGTACAGAAATATTCATATAGAAATATAAAAAATTATTTTATTAGTCTTCAAAAATGAAATCATAAACAAATTTTTGTGGAACTTTTAACAAATAAGCTGCATTATCTTGAAAACCAAAAGTAATCAAATAGTCATCATTATATTCACACATCCCGACTGCAAATTCTACTTCAGCATTTAAGAATGCAAATTGTTTGGAAACTTTTACAATATCCCAATTTTCATCCCAGACTATAAATCTATGACGATATGTTCCATCTTTTCTGTCTGCAGGACTACGGAAAAGATAAGTTTCATGATTAAGACAAAAACGATAAACACCAATAGGAATTACTTGAGATCCTCCCCGTAAATCTATACAACCTAAATCTCTCCAGTTTTTAACTAAAACTTGTTCTGTTTTATTAGATTCAATATCATATTTAACTACTTCTGTACCATTTGTCCATTTTACAAAATGATATGGCATGTCAAGAATTGGCATCCAATTTTTTTCACAATAAGAACCTTCATTACCAGTATGACCTGGTGTAGGAATCCTATATTGAGCAAGTTCTTTAACTCCACTTCCTGTGATTTCAATTTCAGAAAGTTCCATTCTACCTATACCAGTAGTTTCTAAGTCCCTTCTTACACCACAAATATAGAGTTTTCCATCCCATCGAACAATTCGAGCATCTTCAAGACCAACGAATTCCCACAATTCTTTATCAGGAAAACTTGAAGTATCGATATGATTATACCATTTAATATTCATATTATCATCAACTTCACACATAATATTTTTTGTGCGAAGACGAAGATCATTTTCTGGATGAATATAAACTAATGGTCCCCAATGGTGCTCAAACTTTTTCTTTTCTGAATGGTATAGGGTATAATTAATATTCCTTAAGTTTAATAAAATCCTACCATTATCATTGTATATTGAAGGATTAGTGAGAGCAGGTCCCTTTAATTCTGAAGATGGTATTAAAAGAGGATGAATACTTCCACCATTTTCCAAAGCAAATTTTACAAAATTCATAATGATTTAAATAAAAATTATTCTGTTACTTCTTGAGATGTTGCCGAATTTTCTTCTACTACTTCCGAAGATACTTCTATTTCTTCTGGTTGTGGATCTGGAATTGGATGAGTCACAGTTACTTCAATCTTATAATCGGATCCATGCTCTTCCATTAACTTTGTTACCTCTTCAATCGTATAACCAGTATCATTTGCAGGATCCGCAGTTAAGTGATATACATGCATTAAAGGCATTGTAAGGGTTTCAGTTTTTGTAGCCATTTAAAATTTCCTCCAAAGTTCTTTTGAAAATTTAACCCAGTCTTGGATTCTAGTATCCCAACTGTAGTAGTTATTTATTACCTGTACTTGAGCGGTGCTATCAAACTGCCCATTTCGGTATTCTGTAATAGTTTGTTTAAGTTCTTCCGCAAAACGCTCAATATGTTTTTGGCGATCAGGAATATACCCATAAAGACGAGCAAATCCCAGAGAAGTTTCAGAAAGTGCCGCAAGATTACTTGCAACTACAGAACATCCAGCAGAAAGTGCTTCAATCAAACAAATACAAGATGTCTCCTGAAAGTATGATGGATAAGCAAAGATATGAGTCTTCATCAATTGCTCACGAATTTTAGAGTTATTTGTTCGTGTATGACGAACAACTCGCTTATCATCATTTGCGAGTGCTAAACAGTAACGAAGAAACTTTTCTTCTTGTTCACAAACATGAGAATATTCATATGTTTGTAACCCTTGAGCATATTGTTTTTTACGCTCATCAGGATCAAGTTCATGGAAAATATGAAGTTCAAAGTCCTCTTCCGGAATCAATTTAATACCTTCCAAAAGAAGATCCAATCCACGGATTGGATTAGGATGGAACATCAGTTGAAGTTTTCCTTCAGGTTTCTTATGAGGTTCAAAAGGATGAATTGCATTCTTAAGAACAAAACATTTCTCCATGGGAAGATTAAACTTTTCACCAAATCTCCCATATTGCCAATCAGAAACAAAAACATATGCTTTAAAATGTTTCTGGAACTGCTTGTCCATCAACTGTTCAAGACCAACCTCATTATGATGGGGATGCAACCAAACAATATTAGAATTATCTGGCGCAATAATATTATCACCAGGAATCACACACCAGTGCCAATCGGCAAGATCTGGTGCCGCAGGAAGAACAAGATCTTGCCAAGCACGACCCATAATCTCCGTACCACCAGTTCCATCAGGATTCAACGATGCCTCAAGAAGTGGTGGCATATTATTATGAAGAAACTCTGGTCGTGTTACAACTTCGGGTTCTGGCATCTTATAGTATTCTTCTGCGAATGTTTTAATTATAGCACTTTTAAAGTCTTCTGGAAAGTTTGAAAAATTATACTTGATGAACTGTTTATGTTCATGCTTACGATCTAGAAGATCAGTCCCAGTTTTAATCGCGGTTTTAATATGCTCTTCATTTTTAATATCATCACGATTAAATTCTTGATGAGCATAGGATTCCAACTTTGTTTTAATTTGTTCAATTCCACCAAAGAATGTAAGGTGCCACCCAGACTTTTCTGCAAAAGGAAAAGTAAAACAGTTTGCTCTTAAGTAATTGCATCCATTTTCTAGTGCATTCTTAACTGTAGTAAATACTGTTCCTGCCCACGTATCATTTTCATATGTATTAAAATTATAATAAAAGTTTTCACACATAGCAGTGGCAAATGATTCTTTAGAAATATTATCTTTCATATAAAGAATCAATTCTTTCTTCGGAATCTCATCAGCATCACTTAACATGAAAAGATCATCAAATCCAAATTGAAATAATCCTTTACTGATATGATCTCGTTGCCCCTGTTCTAATTTCCAAAAACCAGATTCAAAATTACATTCATCCCTATTACTAAAATCATACCCATCAATATTGGGTTCATATTTAAGACGAATAATTTTAGACTTTAATTCATCATCAAATTGATCAATTATTTGATCCAAATAATATGGTTTTGGTTTTCCAGAATGTGTATAGTTACATTCAGAAATAACAAAATAATCTACAACATCGCGGAGATATTCCAATCTCAACTTAAGAATATCAAATTCATTAAAGAATGAAAAACCATCAATTACTTTCATAAAACCTCCTTAAGAAAATTTTCCATGGGAGATTTTTTAAAAATTTCCAATCCCCTTTCTGCTTGCTCATCTAGTTCTTTTGTATTTTTCAGAAGTTCATATGCCTTCGCAACAAACTGTTCATATGGCGCAGTAAACACTGTTCCTTCCATATAATCTGGAAAATCTGTATAAGAATTTCTCTCACAAAGAACAGGAACTTTATTTTGAATCAAATGCGATACGCGAATGATTTCAAAGATTTGATTATCGTGATTGTGCAAATTAATTACCAACTTTGCTCTTTGAATATACTTATCACGATCATCACCATAAGTTGATTGAACATGAACAAAGTTGATGTTTGGATCTTTATCAAAAACATCCATTACAGCAACTCTTCTAGGAGATGGAGAACCATAAAAAAGAATGTCAATATCTCTTTCTTCTGGTTTGTTCCTTTCAAAGTAAGAAATTTCTGGGACATATCCAACTTTACAGTGCTTGATATTTTCTACACCTGCCTTACGAAGAACATCTACGTTCCTCATAGAATAATCCCATACTTCTAATCCACGATATTTTCTACACCATCGAATACACTCTGGAGAATCTCTCATTTGTTCTAAAGAATATACAATTGTATCTTTAGGAACATCATGCCGAACAACATCTACGGGGCAGTGGTGCATTCCAAACACAATATTTCTAGCATCTCTTTTGAAGTCATTTACACTATTCGTAACTTCATACCCCATCCTTTGAAGGGTAAAAAACATCGCCGCTTCAATCTCATGGAAAACTTGAGAATGAATATAAAAACCATTATCAGGTACAATACGACACAGATTAAATTTCACGAATAAACTCTCCAAAATTATTTTTGATTTCGTTAATAAGATTTATGTCTTTACTCACAACACCCAGTCCATTACAATGTCCAAAGTTAGTTTTAGGAAGATTAATTTCTTTAAAGAATCTGCTCACACCAAACTTTGGATCTTCAACCATAGTATCATGCATTAGTATTATACCATTTTCTTTTACAAATGGCGACCACTTCTCAAAATCATTCTTGACTGCCTCATAGGTATGAAGACCATCAATATGGAGAATATCAATCTGCTTATCCCAAGTTTTCACAATATCATCAAAGAATCCTTTAATGATTGTAATGTTGTTTAAGTCAAGTTCTTTTTGCTTATTAATCACATATTCATAAGTATCTCGTTCTCCTGCACAAACATCTCCTTCAAAACTATCAATACCATAAACATGTCCAATCTCGGGAATTGCGAAACAGAATGTCGAATAACCATAATCAACTCCAAGATCCACAATCGTTTCTGGTTGCTTACGACGAACAATCCAATCAGCAAACCGACGATGATCTCTCCAATTAAACATATTTTGTCTTCCAATTTCTAACAATACATCAAGTTTATTTCTTGTATATTTCGTTTCATCAGTTTCAACATCTTCACGATACATTTCGGGTGGGAAGTATGTAAAGTATCTTTCCAGTCCCTGATTATCATACTGATGATGACGGCGATAATGGAAGCAGTGTTGCTTTGGATTACCAGTTGCCATCCAAAGTTCAAAACAATAACGATAGTTTTGCAGTTCTCGCATCATCGCTTCTACATCCATGTACTCTTCGATCTTGATTGGATGCTTTAGAGTACGGATATAATCATTTCGTGCCCACCAAAAGTTTCCAGCATAGTGCTGAACCACAAAGTCAAGTTTAATATCATGGCGTTCAACCCAATCAACACCACAACACTGATATCCTTCTTCAAGTTTGGCAACGCAATCTTCCCACTTTTCAATATTATAATACTGCATGTAGTGTCGCCAATCTTTAATGGCACCAGGAATATGAGTTGAATAAGAACTCATTCCTTTGTTATGGAAGTAGAAAACAAATCCATCATATTCTTGACAGTGCTCATAAATCTTCGCAAGAGTTTGACCCTCATAAAGATTTGGTTGTTCTCCTGTTGGACATATATCAACAATATTCACAAAAGGATAACGGTCTTTAATATAACCAATAACCATTTCATCATAAGAATGCCCAGTCTTGGAGTTATACAATCCAAGAGGAAGAGTCATACACATATTAATCTTTGCCTTATCAGCAAGTCCTGAAGATTTCAGCAAACCCATCTGCTCATCAATCCACCATACCCACATGTTATTAGTATCAGGAATGAATAGATGATAAAAAACTGTGATTGATTTTGGTTTTTCGATTTGATTTCTATACTGTAACATAACGCTCTCTCGGATAGGGTGCATAGTAATGATCAATCGCACTATAATGAATCGATCTTACCTTTGGACTATTGGTTGCCATCCATACTTCATAACAGAATCGATGACCATCAAACTTTTCCGTAAACTTCTCATCATAATATAAACTTCTGTCCAGAACATTTGGAAGAGTTTTAATATAATCAGTCGTTGCCCACCAGAAGTTTCCCGCAAAATGTGGATAAGGATCACGAGTCCAATTTGTCGAAACTGCATCCACCTGATCATCTTCTAATTTTTGAATACAGTCCTTCCATCTTTCGATGCACCAATAATTCATATAATGACGCCAATCTCTTGTTGGGATGGTTTGATATGAATTTACTGCATGAAGCATTCCTTTAGAATGAATATAAAGAACATATCCATCGTTTGTTTTTGAATATGTTTGAAGTTCTTTTAATGTTTGCCCTTCAAATAAGTTCTCCTGTTCTCCTTTACCTTCAAGGATTCTGGAAGAAAGAATATTTACAAAAGGATACTTCTGACGAACATAGATCTTGATTTCATTTACAGCATGATCTGGGCAAGCATAGCACATGTTTATGGTTGCCACATCTGCAAGACCAGATGATTTAATCAAACCAAGTTGTTCATCCAAAAATTTATCCCAGAGACTATTGATTGCCCCTAGATGATAAAAGACTGCAAGTTTTTTCATAATACCATATTAGTTTTCATATGTCCAACTACTACAGTTGGATCAACATAAACATCATGTCCCTTTTCTGCAACTCGTTCACACCAATCTAGATCTTCACCAAGAGGAAGTTCATAAACTACACCATCAACTTCTTGAATAATTTTTCCAAGGCGATACCAAGGACGTTGAATACTTTCAAAAACTCCTTGCTTTATACAAACAAATCCAAGTCCAACTCCCCATACTTTAAAAGGATTTCCTACTTGAGCAAGAGAAAAAACTTCATCTCTAGTCATAGGACGATGACTTTCTTTTGTTTGGTGAATCATCGCATCGGCACCTTGTGCCTCAAAGTAAACGCCAGAAATAACATCTTTATCTGATGAATACAACTTAAGAAAATGATCGGGATTCCAAACAATATCACTATCAATACAAAAGATTTTATCGTATGTATATTGACCTTTACCAGGTGATTTATTAAAAACTTCTAATTGACGACTTCCAGTAATTGTTGCTTCTCTTGCATTTGTAACTAAAGAAGCATATTCATTTTGAAAGTGCCAAGAAATATTATTTGCCTGCATTACTTGAATTGTTCCAAGTAATGATTTTACATATTCTGCTGTAAGTTTATTGCCTGGAGTTGCAATAACAACATTAAAATGCATCATAGAATTACCATTTTTTGATGACCGACACGAACTTTTGGATTGCACCAGATGTCAAATCCATGCTCACGAATATCTTCACACATTGCTACATCTTCAGAACACATATCTTCAAGAACGATTCCATCCTCACGAATGAGTTGAACTTTCTTTGGTGCAAACCAAGGATAAGGAATTTTTTCAAAAATACCTTTTTTCATCAGAACCCAACCAAATCCACAGTATTCGATTTTAAATGGTTCTGAACGGCGTTGCATATCTTCAATAGTTTCAAAATAATAAGAACCCTTCTCCAAAAGAAGTTTTTTATCCATATCCACAACTACTGTTGATTGATTGGATACTGGAGTTCCATTCGACTGAACATACCATCCAGTCGAAATATCCTTATCCATCTTTAGAAGTTCTAGAAGATCTTCTGTTTTAAAGATAATATCACTATCAATCCACATGATGTAATCATAAGGAACTTGACCCCTCCAAGGAGTCAGCATGGTCCCTGCAAAGTTATCTGCCTGCAAACAATCAGTTCTGGCAAAGTTAACCATCGAACTGTATTTTTGTGAAATATAAAAGTTGATCCCCATTTGATTCAGATCAAACAAAAGGCGGATCATCTGAGTCATAAAGGTTCCTGAATATGAAAATCCAGGAAGACAAAATGCGATTGTTTTTCCTTTGAAATCAGTCTTCGGTTGATTCGAATAATTTAGCATAAACTAAAGTCAGATACGAATGATTATAACATATCTAGGCACGTTTTACCACCATGAAATTTTAACATATCCAGTTCCACCTGTTCCACCTGTTCCTGCAAGATTTGTTTCCTGAGAGTATCCTCCACCACCTCCACCACCCCCACGAATTCCAGCGCCACCATTTCCTGCCACAGATTGTGTTGTGGATGATGCAGAAGTAAGAGTTCCTGCAAGACCACCAGCAACAAAATCGGTTCCATAAATTAATGAATTAATATTAGTTGTTCCAAATCCAGAAGATCTTACAATCCAAAAAATTCCATCAGTTGATGTTCTGATTGATCCACTTACACCAGCGGCGACATAAATGTTATTATTGAAAGCAAGAGCATTAATCGCAGATGTACCGAATCCTGATGTTCTTAATGACCAAACAATCGTATCTGTAGAAGTAGAGATGGTTCCACTGTTACCGCCAGCAACATAAAAATTGCCATAAGTAAAGGCATTAATCGCAGTCGTACCAAATCCAGAAGTTCTTAAAACCCAGTTAATGTTATCCGTAGAAACCATAACACTACTGTCATTTATAATATTTGTTACCGATGCCAACGAATAAGAACTTTCACCGGCTAAAGCAGTGATTGATATAGTATTATTTGCAACTGTTCTAGTTGTCCATATTATTGTATCTGTGGATGCTTGTAATAATGCACCAGTACCATAAGAACTCAAAAGAGTTTGAGTAGAGGTTGCTAAAGTACCAACAGGACCAACAATTACATAATTATTATTACCATAAGCAATAGCATTAATTGATGTAGATCCAAATCCAGAGGTTCTTAAGACCCAAGTAATACCATTAGTCGATGTTCTTTGTTGTTGAGGTATCGTTGCAGTATAAAGACCATCATTATAAGTTAATCCAAATGAATTAATATTTGTTGTTCCAAATCCCGTTGTTCTTAATCTCCAGTTAATAGAATCAGTAGAAGTTGCAAGATAACCTAAAGAACCAGCAACTATAAATGTATCTGTTGGTAATGATCCATATACAGAAGAAAATAATGCTGATGTTGATCCAGAGGTTCTTAAATTCCAAACAATTGTATCAGTAGAAGTTGCAACACCACCAGATCCTTGAGTTGTATATAAGTAAATACCATTTCCATAAGTAAAACTGTAAATATTAGTAGGGAATATTGCAGTCCTCATTTGCCAAACAATATTATCAGTAGATGCTATTAAGAAATAATTAAATATTGAGTTAGTTCCCCATGCCAATGTATAAGAACCAGCAGAAGAAAATCCTCCATTTGAACCAATATTTAAAGTTCCTTGTGGTGTAGTTCTGGTGATCCAAGATATACTATCAGTTGATGCTCTTAAGAATGCTCCGCTACCAGTAGAACTAAATGTATCTTGTGTAGAAGTTGCTAAAGTTCCTGTTCTACCAGCAATAACCCAAACTGTTCCATTATTTGTTACTCCACCAATTTGACTAGTTCCAAATCCCGAAGTTCTTATTTGCCAAACAATTGTATCAGTGGATATTGCAGTGTTTGCATCATTAGCATCAACAGAAACTACATATAAGTTATTATTATAAGATATTTTTTGCATCAAGTTTCCTGGAACAGTTCTTATTCTCCATACTATTCCATTTGTTGATGCCAGTAAAGATGTGCCAGTAGTTGTAACAAACTGATCACCATAAACCATATACTGTGGTGACGCAGTGGCAGTCCTTATTGTCCAAGAAATACTATCAGTTGATGTAGAAACACCACCATTAACACCCAGAGCATATGTGCTTACACCAAAAGCAGTTGTATAGTGTATAACATTTCCTCTTCCAGAAGTTCTAAATTCCCAGTTAATATTATCGGTAGATGCTATCATTCCATAATTATTTAAAGAATCTTGAGTCATTCCAAACACATAAGATCCAGAAGAATTTAAAGTCTTAATACCATTAAAATTGTAAAAAGAAAGTGTATTGAGAGGAGCAGTTCTTGATATCCATGCTATTGTATCTGTTGATGCTCTTATAAGTGCTCCAGCACCACCAATTAAATGTTCACCATTAAAATAAGTAGCATTAATAATTTGCGATGTACCAAATCCTGATGTTCTTAAAGACCAAGAAACTCCATCTGTTGATGCAGTTAGAGTTCCAGATACTCCATGAGCAATAAAATGAGATCCGCCAAAATTTACACTAAAAATATTAGTTGTTCCAAATCCTGAAGTTCTTAAAGTCCAGGTTATAAATGCTGAGTTACCTCCAATCAAATATTCGCCATTAAAATAAGAATAAAAATTGATTCCAGTAGATCCAAATCCAGAAGTTCTAGTTACCCATGATACACCATCTGTGGATGCTCTTATGAATCCAGTTACAAAAGGAGTACCAATCAAAAAAGAATCTCCACCATATATCACGCTGGAAATTTGACTAGTACCAAATCCAGAAGTTCTTAAAGTCCAAGTGACATTATTTGCAGATCCTCCAATCAGAAACTCATTGTTTCCATATCCAACTGCAGAAATACTAGTAGTACCAAATCCAGTAGTTCTTGAAAACCAATTGATATTATCAGTAGAAGAAATCAGTGCTGGTTCTGAAATATAGTTTGATCCAGCCGCAACATAATAACTATTACTTGCAGATAATAATTGAATTGTCTGAATATTAAAGTTTGTTCTTAAAGTCCAAGTTATTCCGTCAGTTGAAGCAGTTAGTAATCCACCATTTCCAAGATTACTTAAAGTGCTTTGCGTTGATGTAAGAGATACTCCACTATTACCTACAACAACATAGTTAATTCCATCAGATGCTATTTCATGTATAACAACACTTTTTCCAGAAGTTCTGGTAATCCAAGTAATCGTATCTGTAGAAGTTACGATCCTACCTGTTCCGTCTCCCGCATAATAAAGATTATTATTATATAATAAAGCATATACTGCACTTCCAGCAACTCCCAGAGATGAAGTTCTTAAAGTCCATTCAATACCATTTGTTGAAGAAATTACCGAACCACTAGAACCAGAAGCAACATAAGTGTTTAAACCATAAATCATATTTACATAATATCCACTCATAGGTGCTGTTCTTGTCACCCAAGCAATTCCGTTTGTGGATACTCTTAAAAGTGGTCCAGCACCTCCAATATAATAATTAGAACCATCATACACACTGGACATGATACCAGATGTTCCAAATCCAGAAGTTCTCGAAACCCAAGAAATAGAATCAGTAGAAGAACTTAATCGACCACTTTGACCACCAATAATATATTTTTCCGTTTCACCAGATCCATAAGAAATAGATCCCATCCATAAAGTAAAAAACCCAGAAGTTCTTAAGGTCCAAGAGATTGTATCTGTTGAAGTAAGAAGACCTCCAGGTGTTACAGCACCACCAGAGATAAAGTAATTAGACCCATCATAAATTCCACCCATAGTATCACTAAAAGGTGCTATAGCAGGAGATGTTCTTGCGACCCAAGTCACACCATCAGTTGATGCTCTTAAGAAACCACTAGAGATTACGGAAGCAACATAAAGACCATTTCCATAAATTAATCCTTGTATTGAGGAACTACCAAATCCTACAGTTCTCAAAATCCAAGAAATCGTTGGTGAAAATCCACCAGCAACGTAATTCCCATTACCATATGCAAGAGAATCAATCGCGGTTGAACCAAATCCAGAAGTTCTTAAATACCAACTATTAATTCCAGTCGAAAGTGCTCCACCTCCACCTCCACCAGATCCATAAGATCCAGTATAAGATCCTGGAATACCATCTGAACCTGCACCACCAGAAGCACTTCCTGCAGTATTATAAGCATTTCCATAATAATATGTGAGAGAGTTTCCACCTTCTCTTGTATTATATGCACCCCCACCACCACCAGTAACTTGAAATGGATTTACTTGCGTTACATTATTTACACTTGACCATGATGTCAATCCAGTACCACCAGCAAGACCAGCAGTTGTATAAAGTGGATTTAAAGTCGCATCAGCCGCCGCACCCGCACTACCTGCAGTTACAGCAGATGGGGATGCTCCAGTTCCACCAGAAGATGTGAGTGTATAAGTTGCGGTTCCTATTGGACTATTTCCAGTCCAAGTTACTGTTGTATTTCCTCCACTAGATGCAACTGCACCACCAGCACCTGGAGTTACGGTAATAGATGAAGCATTTCCAAGTTCTGAACGACGAATTAACCACGAGTTATAAGCACCAGATCCTCCACCACCTCCAGATCCAACAGTTCCAGTTGTTCTTCCAGATGCTCCTCCACCACCTCCACCAATTGCTTCAATATAAAACTGTGTTGCAGTTGGTGGAATATAAAATGTTTGTGCTCCAGAAGTTGTAAATTCTTGATAACCTTTATATGTTGGTTCAGTGTTAGATGAAGAAGTTGAATTTATTGATGTCCATTGAGTGTAAGAAGGCAATCCAGATCTAACACTCAAAAATTTACCATCATTACCTGTTGTACTTGGATATGCGGATCCTCCACCACCACTCAACACATAATCGGCATACGACTTATTTGCAGCATCAGTCGCATTTACTACAGTACTAACACCAGTAACTCGATTGCTGTCTAATATTGCCATTTATTCGACTTTTATATAAGAGTATTTATTACCACCATGTGATTCTCACGAATCCATCACCACCATCACCACCATTTCCAAAGGTAGAACCAATGGCAGCACCACCACCTCCACCTCCTCCACGAATTCCATTACCGCCAGATCCTGCAGTTGATGCTCCAGCACCACCACCTCCTCCACCAAAACCATAAGGTAATGAAGTGATGGCAATACCAGTTGCACCATTTGTTCCCGTATTATCACCGCCAGCAGAGAAAATAGTATTTCCATAAAAAGTGATTGAACCACCAGAACCCCCTGCGGAAGATGGTGTTCCTGCTCCACTACCACCACCTGTTGATTGATATTGATTTATTTGTGCAGTTGCAGTAACTCCAATTCCACTAGTTGCAATACCACCAGATCCACCAGCAGTTGTATAAAAATAACTCGTAATATTAGTTTGAGCAATTCCAGCAACTCCGGCAGCACCACCACCATTTGCAACTAGTGTATAAGTTCCTCCAGGTCCAGTCCATGATATTGTTGTTCCCGCGCCAGCAGATCCGGAAGTACTTTCAGTTGTTGCCCCAGTTCCACCAACGCCAATATTCACAGTTATATCAGAAGTCACAATAGGTTTTGGAATATACCAAGAAGTATAAGATCCACCAGAACCGCCAATTCCAGAGAGTTGAGTAACTGCTTGCGATAAAGTTCCAGATGCTCCAGCAACCAAATAAGTATTATTTGTATGAACTGAAGTTAAAAGATTTGCAGTCGTAAGAGAAGTATTCATTCTCCATACAATTGCATCAGTAGAAGTAAATATATCCCCAAAATCTCCAGCAAAAATAAAGTTGCTTGCAGTATTTGAATATGATAAAGAGTTTATAGTATATGTTCCATTACCAGTAGTTCTTAAAGTCCAAACTATTGTATCTGTAGAAGATGTCAAAGTGCCAGATAAACCTCCAGCAACATATACTCCATTTCCATAAGTTAATGCATCAATTAAAGTTGTTCCGAATCCAGAAGTTCTTAAGATCCAAGTAATCGTATCAGTCGAAACAGTTAATGCTCCAGATTGTCCTACAGCAAGATAAGAAGTACCATCATATCCAAATGAAGTAATTTGATTGCTTCCAAATCCAGATGTTCTTAATTCCCAATTTATATTATCTGTAGATACACTCAATAAATTATATTCAGCAAAATAATCTGTTCCATGAGCAAGGGAATAAGAACCAAATGAATTCAATAATGTGATTGTTTGAGAACCTGTATTAAAAGTTCTCAAAGACCACGATACTGCATCAGTAGATGAACTTAATGTAGCACTAGTAGTAGTAGTAGTTGAAAATGTTGAAAGAGTATTTGAAGCAATAGATGACTGAACAAAAGTACTAGCACCATCAAACAATAATGAGTTAATGGAGGTGGTTCCAAATCCTGAAGTTCTTAAAGTCCACACAATCGCATCAGTAGAAAATGTATTAGTTCCTGATGCACCACCAGCAACATAAAAGTTATTGCCATATGTAAGGAAATTAATTGTAGAAGTTCCAAATCCCGATGTTCTTAAAGACCAAACAATCGTATCTGTTGAAGATAATAAAGTTCCAGAAACTCCAGCAACAACATAAACACTCCCATAAACAAGAGCACTAATTGTAGAAGTTCCAAATCCCGATGTTCTTAAAGTCCAAGAAATTGCATCAGTTGAAATTCTTATTATTCCACCGACTCCACCAGCAATATAACTATCAGTTCCGTAAATAAGACTACTAATAGGAGAAGTACCAAATCCAGATGTTCTTAAAGTCCACTGAATAGCATTTGTAGAAGATATTACTCCTCCTCCACTTTTGCCCCCAACATATTTTTCTGTTGGCGTTTCACTGTAAGCAAATCTATTAATTACTCCAGAACCAAGAAATCCACCAGTTCTTAAAGACCATTGAATAGTATTTGTCGAAGTTCTTATCTGTGGCCAAGAGTCTCCAACAACATAGATACCTCCACCAAAGACCATCGTTTGCATAACTGATGCTGTAGCCCTGTTTGCAGAGGTCCTTAAAACCCACCGAATAGTATCTGTAGAAACCTGAACATGAGCATTTGTCCCATAACCTCCAGCAAGGTAAAATCCATTACCATATGCAAGAGCACCAAGACCCGTTGAAGTTCCAACAACTGTTCTTTGAGTCCAAATTTGTCCACTACCACCAACACTACCAATCAAATATTCATTATTAGAATAAGTCAATCCATTAATATTTGAAGTTCCAAATCCAGAAGTTCTTGAGATCCAAGTAATATTATCTGTAGATGTTGCAAGATATGAAGCACCACTCGCAACATAAGTTGACCCACCAAATAAAACATTTGTAATTGAAGATGAACCAAATCCAGAAGTTCTTAATGACCAAGTAAGTCCATTCTTTGCATATGTAAATCCTGTCGTTCCAGTACTCCCTCCACCCCCACCACCAACTGCCTCAATATATAAAAGATTTGCTTGAGACGGAACTGTAAATGTTTGTGATCCTGAAGTTGTAAATTCTTGATAATTAGAAACATAATCCCAAGAAACATTAGTACCATCAGTTGTAGTGAAAAACTTTCCATTATTTCCTGTCTGTGATGGCAAAGAACTACTAGAAAGATTATCAACATAAGATTTATTCACTACGTCAGTATTCTCAAATGTTGATGTGGTAATACCAGAAATATAATTAGGTCCTGCAGTTGTCATTTATAGTTCCTCCTTATTGCCAACTAATACGAACATATCCATCACCACCAGTTCCACCAGTTCCAACAGTATTTGTTGCTAAATTATAACCTCCACCACCTCCACCACCACCTTTAGTTCCAGCACCACCATTTCCACCATTTATATTTGAGTCAGCAACAATTACTTGAGCACCTGCACCATAAGTTGCTAAAAATAATCCATTACCATAAGCACAAGAAAAAGCATTTGTAGAAACTCCAGACGTTCTCAATACCCACGAAATGCCATTTGTAGATGTTGTAATCCACCCTAAAGATCCACCAACTATTAATGAATTAGATGAAATTGCAGAAGTATATTGAACGCCACTATTTCTAAGTAAAGTCCAAACTATTGCATCAGTTGAGGTAACAAATAAACCTCCCTGGGTAAATGCATAATAATTTTGATTAAAATATTGTAGAGATCCTACAGTTGTTGCAGATTGACCAAGTGTTCTTAAAGTCCAAACAATAGTATCCGTAGAACTACGTATGTTACTACTAGAACCAGATATAACATATTTTTCCGTTTTATCACTTCCATATGCAATAGATCTTACATCTAAAGTTGACATATTTGTTGTTCTTTGTGTCCATACAATTGAATCAGTAGATATTAATAATATCATAGAAGAACCGCAAATAAAATATAAATCATTTGCATAAATTGCCGATGGTCCACCATTATTAGGATTTCCAAGAATACCAGTGGCAGCACCGGCAGTTGTTCTTGCTGTCCATCCAATAGAATCTGTGGAAATACTTATTGCTCCACCACTTCCAAATATAAGATAATTATTGTTGGCATACAGTGTTGCATTTATATTAGATGTTCCAAATCCAGATGTTCTTGCGATCCAGGTTATGGTATCAGTAGAAGTAGATAATCTTCCTCCATTTCCACAAAGTATATAAATTCCATTTCCATAACCAATTTCATAAGCAGTCGCTCCAAATCCAGAAGTTCTTAAAACCCAAGCAACTGCACCATGTTGTGCTCCACCACCATTTCCACCATTTCCATAAGAAAGACCACTTATTGGTAATGAACTTGTACCATTCATTAAAGCAGATATAGTTTTTGAGTTTTGATATGTATTTCCATAATAGTTTATTGTTCCACCAAAAGTTCCAAATTGTCCATCAAATAAAGAAGATGCTCCACCTCCACCACCAGTAGTTTGATATACAAGAGTTGTTGAAGTCGCATCCGATCCTGCTAAACCTTGCATATTATTCGTTGATGATTCAAAATATCCTCCATTACCACCAGCAGTTCCTGCAGAAGAATAAACATAATTATTTGAAACTGTTACCGTTCCGCCAGCACCACCAGGAACAATATTACTTGTACTTAAGAATGTATTCACTCCTGCAGATCCACCGTTTGCAGTAATTGAAAAATTTCCTCCAGGACTTGTCCAAGATACTGTTGATGCTGCGCCAGCAGTTCCTGAAGTTCCACCAGATCCAACATTTACATTAAGAGTTGATCCTGAAATATTTGATCTTGAGATTATAGATCCTATAGATGCCCCTCCACCACCCCCAGATCCAGCATTACCTGATGGTATATCAGATGCTATTATACGACCAGTTTCAGAACCATAAACAAATATTGAATTTCCAAAAATACCTGCACAGTAGTGAACTGATACTGCAGGAGAAGTTCTTACAATCCATACTATAGAATCTGTTGAGGTAATTAAATACCTATTGTTATACTGATTAACAATATAAGTATTATTTCCAAAAATTACATCAGATATTTGATTAGAAGATCCACTAGGATAATTTCTAGAAGTCCAAACAATTGTATCGGTAGAAGCAATTAAAGTTCCACCACTAGTTCCAAAAAGATATATGCCATTTCCATATGTTCCACGATAAAATGTAACAGAACCTAGTCCAGAAGTTCTTAATTGCCATACTATTCCATCTGTTGATGCAACAATTCCCGTACTCCCCGCAAATACATAATTAGTACTCGGAGAAGCAGAGTATGCACGAGCGTACAAAGAAAATGTAGCCCTAGTTGGTGTTGTTCTGATATTCCAGGTTATTCCATCTGTGGAAGATCTAATCTGCCCATTTTGATCAGCATACAGATGAAAATTATTATCAGTTGATATTGTCGTTATTATTTGTGAAACAGAACCACTTGTTCTCAAAATCCAGTGAATCGTATCCGTTGAAGTTCTTAATGGACCAGTACCAGTAATGGCACACGTACTTATAAAAATATTTGATCCATAATTTACAGTCCAAATTACGGAAGTTCCAAACCCAGAAGTTCTTGCAACCCAAGTAATTGAGTCTGTAGATGCAAATATTGTCCCACTACCAGTTCCCATTACATAAAAACCAAGTCCATAGGATCCGAGTGGATTTCCAACATTACCATTTCCAGTAAAATTGCTTGTTGTTCCAGAAGTTCTTAAAAACCAAAATTCTCCACGACTTGTATAAGTTGTTGATGTAGTTGCCGAACCTGGTGCTCCACCACCTCCGGCACCTGTTGCTTCTATGAACAGTTCTTTTGCTTGTGTTGGGATATCAAATACATAATTTCCCGCAGTCGTATATTCTTGATAACCTTGTATTGGTTGCCACGATACAGTAGAACCATCAGTGAATAAAAACTCATTTTCATTACCATCAATAGATGGCAATCCACCGGAAGAAGAATCCACATATTGTTTATTTGCAGCGTCTGCTGGATTAGCAACTACGCTGATTCCAGTAATCTGAGTAGATCCAATTCCTACTGGCATATTATTTCCTCTCTATCTTTTCATTCAATTCTTTGACTGCTTCAATCAAAAGACCAACTAAGTTTGCATAAGCAACAGATTTTGTTTCATAATCTGGACTTGGTGATTTTGGATATACAACTTCGGGAATAATCTGTTCGACTTCTTGAGCAATCACACCAATCTGATGATCTCCATTATCTATACGATCATATTCTACTCCACGTAATGATAATACTTTTTCAAGAGCATTTGAAATCGTCTTAACATTTGTCTTGAGTCTTTCATCAGAGTTTGCAGTAACTGTACCACCCGCAACAAGATTTCCTGTTGATGGATTAAATGTAAGTTTAGATGAGGATACATTTAAAGTCGCAAGATTTCCAGTCGTGGTTGATGCAATACCAACATAAAATGTATCATTTGTAGAGGTGTCGTCAAGAATAGCAATTGATCCTCCACCCCCACCACCAGATCCTGCAGCACCTTGAATAGAAGCACCTTGAAGTCCTTGAAGTCCTTGAATAAAGGTTCCTTGAGTACCCTGCATTCCTTGAGTACCCTGCATTCCTTGAGTACCTTGATCACCTTGAAGTCCTTGAGTACCTTGAGAACCTTGAATACCTTGCGTTCCTTGGAAGTTACTTAAGAATCCTTGAACTCCTTGAATTCCTTGATCACCTTGGAGTCCTTGAGTACCCTGGGATCCAACACCTTGAAGACCTTGGAGACCTTGAGTACCTTGTGGACCTATTCCACCATAATATGTTCCCAGAAGTTTTCCTTCAAGAACTTGCATTTCAAAAAATCCAGTCCATGTTGGAGTAGTTGATGATACAAAATATCTAAGATCAAATATTTCACCTTCAGAAACATCTAATGTTGCACTAACTCCTGTCGCACTACCATTACTATATCCAGCTCCAGATTCTGCTTCAATAAAAAATGCACTAGGACTAACTACATTACCATCCTTATATAATGCCCATTGATTACTTACCGAAGAAGATGGTCTGACACTTACTGTAAATTTTATTTTTGATACATTAGCAGGTATAGTATATCCATAATTTCCATTTGCAAAAGAATCCGTATCTATGTCTGTGGAAGCATAGCCTACAAATTTGGTCCAAGAACTAGTCGCAGTTAAATTAGCAGCGGTAAAACTTTGTCTAACACCTTTCCATAAAGATGTAGTTCCTATACCGATTCCACCTTGAATACCTTGAGCACCTTGAGTACCTTGATCTCCCTGAAGTCCTTGAACTCCTTGAGATCCTTGTGCTCCTTGTACTCCTTGATTACCAAAATTACCTTGGAGACCTTGATTTCCTTGTATTCCCTGGAATCCTTGAGTTCCTTGAGAACCAATTGAACCTTGAGCACCTTGAGTACCTTGATCTCCCTGAAGTCCTTGAGAACCTTGAAGACCTTGTATTCCTTGATCACCTTGAAGACCTTGAGTACCTTGAGTACCTTGTGATCCAACACCTTGAGTACCTTGGTTACCTTGCGATCCTTGTGATCCCTGAAGACCTTGGGTTCCTTGTGACCCTTGCAATCCAGCATCATAAGGAGTTGCCCAACTTACTCCAATTCCTGTTGAAATAAGTATAGATCCTGCAATACCAACATTATTGTAAATATCACGAATAGTACTATCAAATTTAATTGGTCCTCCAACAGACAATACAACTCCACTAGGAACTTGAGTAGAACCAATACCAACACCATAATTAAATAGCCAAGCATCTGCTGTTTCAGCACCATAAGTTCCCCCTTTAACCCACATAATTTGTTTATATGTGGTAGGTAAACTATTAATTCCGGATATTGGAAAATTAACTAATGGAGAACCTTCAGTAGAAGCAATTGCGATACCACCATGATTTGCTGACGTATCAGTTGAAACATCATTTCCAAAAGCATCTGTAGTAATACCAATTATAATATCTTTATCTTTTACTTTAAGTTCATTTACTGCAAGAAATGCCGTGGTTCCACCAATAGTAATGTTTCCATTAACAAAGAGATTATTCCCATCAAAAGTTAGATTATTTGAACCAGTAGGATTATTAGAAGCATCCTTATAAACAATCTGATTTGCAGAACCTACTACTGGACCAGCTACACCTTGATTACCTTGAGTTCCCTGGTCACCTTGCAATCCTTGAGTACCTTGTAATCCTTGAGAACCTTGAACACCTTGATTACTTAATCCTTGAATACCCTGATCACCTTGAACTCCTTGAGTACCTTGAGTGCCTTGAGTACCCTGATCACCTTGAAGTCCTTGAAGTCCTTGAGAACCCTGTGATCCAACACCCTGAGTACCTTGGAGTCCTTGAACTCCTTGAGTACCCTGATTACCTTGCAGTCCTTGAGTTCCTTGAGAACCTTCAAATCCCTGTAAACCTTGAGTACCTTGATCACCTTGCAATCCTTGAGTACCTTGCGATCCAACACCTTGAGTACCTTGAAGACCTTGAGTACCTTGTAATCCCTGAGAACCTTGAACACCTTGATTACTTAATCCTTGAACACCCTGTAAACCTTGAGTGCCTTGTAATCCTTGAGTACCCTGATTACCTTGCAATCCTTGCAATCCTTGAGTGCCCTGATTACCTTGTAGTCCTTGAGTACCTTGATTACCCTGCAATCCTTGAGTACCCTGCAATCCTTGTAAACCTTGATTACCCTGCGCTCCAACACCTTGAGTACCTTGTAATCCTTGAATTCCTTGATTACCTTGAAGACCTTGAAGACCTTGAAGACCTTGAAGACCTTGAAGACCTTGTAATCCTTGAGTACCTTGGAATCCTTGGGTTCCTTGATGACCTTGAGTACCTTGAATTCCCTGTAATCCTTGAGTACCTTGATCACCCTGCAGTCCTTGAGTACCTTGTGTTCCCTGAAGACCTTGTAATCCTTGAGTACCTTGAGTACCTTGAGTACCTACACCTTGAGTACCCTGAAGTCCTTGAGTACCCTGATCACCTTGTAAACCTTGTGTACCCTGTAATCCTTGAGTACCCTGATCACCTTGTAAACCTTGTGTACCCTGTAATCCTTGAGTACCCTGATCACCTTGTAAACCTTGAGTTCCCTGATTACCTTGTAGCCCTTGAGTACCCTGGGATCCAATACCTTGAGTACCTTGAGTACCTTGAGTACCTTGATCACCTTGAAGTCCTTGAGTACCTTGAAGACCTTGCAATCCTTGAGTTCCCTGAACTCCCCGATCACCTTGAAGACCTTGGTTACCTTGCGATCCTTGTGATCCTTGAGTTCCTTGAGTTCCTTGAGGACCTCTTACACTTCCAACATTATTCCATGTAGAACCATTATAAACCCATAAATTTCCAGTATTACTATCAATAACACCATCTCCACTTTGGGGTGGATACCAAGAGTTTCCAGAATCATTTAATTGTGTTTGCTCATTACCTGGAGTTAATGCCAAAGATCCTTTAATAGTAACAGAAGTACCATCAGTACCCTTTGGTCCAATAGGACCTTGAAGACCTTGAAATCCTTGAGAACCAATAGATCCTTGAAGACCTTGAGTTCCTTGTGAACCTTGAATACCCTGATCACCTTGAAGACCTTGGAATCCTTGAGAACCAATAGATCCTTGAAGACCTTGAAGACCTTGATTTCCTTGAGACCCAACTCCCTGAAGACCTTGATTTCCCTGAGAACCAGTTCCTTGGAGACCTTGGAGACCTTGAAATCCTTGAGATCCCTGAAGACCTTGAGTTCCTTGTAAACCTTGTAAACCTTGTAAACCTTGAATACCCTGAAGTCCTTGAGTGCCTTGTGATCCTTGTGATCCTTGAGAACCTTGGAGTCCTTGAGTACCTTGATCACCATGAAGACCTTGAGTTCCCTGAATACCTTGATCACCTTGGAGTCCTTGAAGACCTTGAATACCTTGAATACCCTGTAGTCCTTGGGTTCCCTGTAATCCTTGAGATCCCTGATCACCTTGAAGACCTTGGCTACCTTGTAATCCTTGAATACCTTGAATACCTTGATCACCTTGAAGTCCTTGGAATCCTTGAGAACCAATAGATCCTTGAAGTCCTTGGAATCCTTGAGAACCAATAGATCCTTGAAGTCCTTGAGTGCCTTGAGATCCTGTTGAACCAATACCAGAAGTTGTTGAAAAAGTTATTTTTTTAGGATCACTAGCTCTAGTTGTAATTGCGATTCCAGGACCAGCAACAAACTCAACAGTATCTTCACCAACTGCCTCAAGTGAAGTTTGCCCATCAACAGTCCAAGTTTTAAAAGTGCTTCCAAATTCAACAAAAACTTCACCGTTTCCAAGATCGGTAACTGCAAATCCAGTATTTTTATCAAATCTAATAGCACTTACATTTGTTATAGCATCAGTACTATTAATTCCAGCATATCCAGTTCTGGTACTAACAGTAAGTGATGACCCGACCCCAGTTAATTTTGATCCATCACCATAAAAACTAGTTGCACTTACAATCCCAGTATTACCATAAAGTGTAACACCAGCACCAACATTCATTATATTAGTATTACCATCAAGAGTAATACTTGAAGACCCAACTGTTAAAATACCAGAAATTCTTGCATTTCCAGTAACATCCAATTTTGATTTTGGAAGTGTAGAACCTATACCAACGTTTTGATTTAAGTCAATTCTTATAGCATCATTTTGTCCATTGGCACCTAGACCAAGTTGGACAGTTCCTTCCGCACGTACATTAGATACTAAATTTTCATGAGTAATTACAACATCACCTTCACCTCCTTTTACAAATCTTATATCTCCACCATCAACTTCTAGAACATATTGTTCAGCAGGAGTCAGAACACCAATACCAACTTGACCACTGTTTAAAATAGTAAATGCATTTGTATCATTACGTGATCCATGTTCAACAAGAAAAGCAGGACCAGTTCCAAGTTGTGTTACACGAAGAAGTTCTGTAGTTGTTACACCTTCAAAAATAACATCACCAGAAACATTAAGGAATGCTGGAGTTAATGTAGTACCAATACCAACTCCATTATTAGTAAATCTAACTTTCTCATTTTCTGCTAATGTTCCACCAGAAAATAATGAAAGATATGATGTAGTTTTTCCAACACCCAAAGATAGATTACCATCAGAAGCATATAAGTATCCATCAGTTGGTCCATTAATAGTCCAAGTATCAGTTCCAAATCCAGTATTATTAATTCCAAGATTTAAAAAGTTTAATTCATTATTACCATTATCTGCAGTAAAAACTAAATCAGATGATGAATTTGATCCAGAAAACGCATTACGAATATTGACTTGGGTAAATGAATTTACATTTCCACTAAAATCCGCAAGAACATTTGATAGATCTTGTGTTGATGATGTGTTATTAGTAACAGAAAGTGTATATTGAGCATTTGTAGTTCCAATACCAACATTAGAAGAGGTATTAATTCCTGTTGAATTTTTTTCCCAATATGTTTCACCAGCAATTCCAGGATCACCCTTAATTCCTTGTGAACCTTGAATTCCTTGAATACCTTGATCACCCTGAAGTCCTTGAGTACCTTGAAGACCTTGAGAACCCTGTAAACCTTGAGAACCTTGGAGTCCTTGAAGACCTTGAGAACTTTGGAGTCCTTGAAGACCTTGATAACCCTGAAGTCCTTGAGTTCCCTGAATACCTTGATCACCTTGAAGTCCTTGAGTGCCTTGTGATCCTTGAGAACCTTGGAGTCCTTGAAGACCTTGATAACCCTGAAGTCCTTGAGTACCTTGTGATCCTTGAGTTCCTTGTAAACCTTGAGTACCTTGATAACCCTGAAGTCCTTGAGTACCCTGCGATCCAACACCTTGAGTACCTTGTGATCCTTGAGTTCCTTGTAAACCTTGAGTACCCTGTGATCCAACACCTTGAGTACCTTGTGATCCTTGAGTTCCTTGTAAACCTTGAGTACCTTGTAAACCTTGAGTACCTTGATCACCCCGAAGTCCTTGGGCACCAAGTCCTTGAATCCCCTGATATCCCTGAAGACCTTGAGCTCCTTGATCTCCCTTACCAGCAAAACCTCCAGGTGTTCCCTGAACACCCTGATCACCAGATCCAGTAAATCCTTGAGTGCCTTGAATTCCTTGAGCACCAGAAGGTCCAGTAGCACTAGATACTACTTTAATAGCATTTTCCGGGCCAACTCTTACATTAGTAACATTTGATGGATTTACATTTACTCTAATATCAGGCATTCTAGAATACTCTTAGATTATGAGTATGTGCTTTATTAAAGTTATTTATCTAACCGGAAATAGTCTTTCTTTGCTTATAAGTAAACAAGTTCGTAGGAGGTTCTGGTTTCATCCAATCATTTATTTTTTCATATCTTTCTTCAGAAAAAAATTCTTGTGATAAGTACCACTGTTCCCAAGGGGTATGTGATTTATCTTGATTACAAGAATGACAACAACAGACTACATTTTTAGTAATGTCCTTTCCACCCTTTGATTGTGGAACTATGTGATCAATGGTTAAATTTTCTACAGATCCACAATAAGCACATTGATAATTCCATTGTTCTTTAATATGTTTTCTCCATATTCGTTTTGCTTCTCCAGAATTTGTCGCATAAAGATTAAACAAATAGTCTTGAGGCGAATGGAGAGGAACCATAAGTATCTGCGACTTATAATTATTTATTTCTACGAATAATAACTTTTATTAATTCATACAATGTTATAAAAATATAATGAAACTCATCATAATATGTTATGTCACTATCTCTTTCAAGAAGATTTTGAATTTTTTTTAGCACAAGCATCTCTCGCCCAAGCACGACTTAAATTATTTACATAAGAACAAGATTTTTTAGATTCCCCGCAGTGTGGACATTTAGCATCTGGGGGGTCTCCAACGTAACCCTCAGGTGTATACATCTTTTTCTTTTTGAGATTCTCTGCTTGTTTATGTTTACGATGGTTCATACCACCACAGGTTCTCCTTGACCTTCTGGAAGTTTAATTTGTGGCAGTTCATTAATTTTATCCACAATCCAATTGTCCTGATGCTCCTTATAACCAGTAGTATCAATCAAACTGGTTGGAAGTGCCTTTGGCATTTCTATATCAATCACAGGACTCATCAAAATCTTATTTCTTGTAATCGTTCGGTTTTGTGAATCAAAGGAAACCATTGTCAGTGCGTCCATCTCATCACCACAATCAACAATCTTTCTTCCAGTTCTTTTGTCAATCACTGAAAAATATTCTTCATTATACTTTTTCATCTTTTGATTTCTTTTCTTCATTATAAGGTACTTCTGGTTTTCTGTAAAGGTTTGGAAAAGTATCCCTTATAATTTCTGCGAGTTTATAAGGTGTCTCCGAACTAATCATTTGTATTTTTCAAGAGCATAGATTCCATTCTTCTCCACAATCGCAGAGCAGGTATCACACCAATCACCACAGCACATATAAAGAAGTTTATTAAAGTAACGAATGTTTGCGTGATGAATATGCCCACAGATTACACCATTATACTTCTTATATCTTTGCACACAATATGATGCAATATCAGTCTCATATTGATTGATGTATCTCTTTCCACGAATGGTATTCTTCAGAGCATACACCAATGAGAAACGAAAGAATCTTTCTAGAAACAAACTCAATGGTGTGATGAATTCATATCCCTTATTGAATATCAGTTGCTTCCAAGATCCAGAAGAATACTCTGAATACTTGTCTCCATGCACACAAAGAAATTTATTACCCTTCGAATCTTTATGTGTGTATTCATTTACCATTTTAAAATTCTTATGCTCAAAATCACAGTAACGACGAATCTGCCCTTCGTGATTTCCTAAAACATAAACGATTTCTGTGCCTTTCTTGGCAAGGTTTAAAATTTGATGAAGAGCTTCTGTATGATCTTTCTTCCAATGCGTATGATGCGTCTCCAAACAAGCAATGTCAATAATGTCTCCGACTAACACCAACTTCTTTGTTTTAAGTTGTTTTAAAAACTGTAAAAACTTTTTGATATTGCATCTGTTTGTTCCCAAATGTACATCAGAAATAAAAACTGTATCGTAAGTCATAATCAAAATCTTGATGGTTTATATTCCGTATCTTTGGTTAGGTTATCCAGCATTTCCCCATATTCTCTGAATCTTTTATCTCCTGCGATAAAACATCTCTGGCGCATCCACACAGCATCTACCAAAAGTTTAACTTGTTCTTCTGTGAAGGTTAGGGTTTTCATAGTTAAAGAGTAACTATTGTATGTATTAAAGTTCTTGTGTGAGGGACATCAGGAAAAGGAAGAATCCAAAGAGTTGGAAGAGTAGTAGGATGAGTAGCATTTTTATGAGTGCTTTTGTAAGTATTTAATCATTTCCTCCAGAAGATTTATATTATCTCCAACCTGTCCCAATACCATATTACAATTCCTACAAAGAAGTTGACGAACTTTACCAGTTTCGTGATCGTGGTCTACACAAAGTTTTTTCCATTTACCATCACCTTCACCTTTACAAATAGCACAAACACCTTTTTGTTCGTCAAACATCTGCTGATGTTCTTGGAGAGTTATACCATAGTTTCTTTTTAGGTCATTATTTCTTGTGCGTTCTGGATTATCTTGATGTCTTTTTCTAACCCTTGCTTTATCACATTCTTTGCAAGATGAATGACGAACCATATTCACTTTATTTCTCACATAAAAATCCGTAGCAAGTTTTTCCTTGCCACAGGTCATGCAGTTTCTATAAAGTTCGGAGTAAAGTTTAGTCATTCGTGTTTTCTTTCGTGCATAATTATTTATAAAAAAGGAACTCCGAAGAGTTCCTCCTAATTATATCAACCGATGGTTGGAGCAGTCAAGGCAACAGGAGTTGCTTCAACTGATGCAAGGTCAAGAGGGAAATTGTGGGCATTCTTATAAACCTCTTGAAATCTGGTATTACTACCAGGATTGGACTATATCATCACCATTTCTGGTGTCGGACGCTAACCCTGTTATTAAGGAAACTTTATTCCTCAGGTAGTCTCTGAACCTTTCTTAGATGTATCTAAGACTTGGCTGCTGATTGCCCACTTGGGGTTTCCAGCAATTCATCCGATTTAAAGAGCGCAATACCCAAATCTACGCTCATGCATAACTTCCATTCCGAGTCCAGCACGATTCAAGATGTCCGCCCAAGTGTTAATAACATGACCTTGACTATCTTGAATTGACTGATTGAAGTTGAAACCATTCAGGTTGAATGCCATGGTGCTCACACCAAGAGCAGCAAACCAGATGCCTACAACGGGCCAGGCAGCAAGGAAGAAGTGAAGACTACGAGAGTTGTTGAACGATGCATATTGGAAGATTAGACGACCAAAATAACCGTGAGCAGCAACGATGTTATAAGTCTCTTCTTCTTGACCGAACTTGTAACCGTAGTTCTGCGATTCAGTTTCAGTGGTTTCACGAACCAGTGAAGAAGTAACAAGAGAACCGTGCATAGCACTGAACAGAGAACCACCGAAGACACCAGCAACTCCAAGCATATGGAATGGGTGCATCAGGATATTGTGCTCTGCCTGGAACACAAACATATAGTTGAAAGTACCAGAGATACCAAGAGGCATCGCATCAGAGAATGAACCTTGTCCAAAAGGATATACTAGGAATACAGCAGATGCAGCAGCAACAGGAGCACTGTAAGCAACCATAATCCAAGGACGCATACCCAAACGATATGAGAGTTCCCATTCACGACCCATATAGCAATAGATGCCAATGAGGAAGTGGAACACAATCAGTTGGAAAGGTCCGCCATTATAAAGCCATTCATCAAGACTTGTTGCTTCCCAGATTGCGTAAAAATGCAATCCAATCGCATTAGAACTTGGAACAACGGCACCAGAGATGATGTTGTTTCCGTACATGAGTGAACCAGCAACAGGTTCACGAATGCCATCAATGTCCACTGGTGGGGCTGCAATGAAGGCGACGATGAAACATACAGTAGCAGCAAGCAATGTAGGAATCATCAGAGTTCCGAACCAACCGACATAAAGACGGTTGTTCGTTGAAGTAACCCACTGGCAAAATTGTTCCCAGAGGTTTTCGCCAGAACGGCGTGTAGCAATAGTAGCAGTCATTTTTCGTTAAAGGGTAAATAAAGTCCAGGGGGAACTGGATAGTATAGTATTTCCCACAACACCCTCCATTGTGGGTATGAGAGACTGTGTTTAACCTCCCCATAGGTCTCGGTTAGGTAGAGGAACAATGTTAAGAATTATGAGGATTTCTTAACATTTGTTTACCTATTTATCATAGCATTGTCAGGAAATCCTGTCAATAGGTCCAATTGCTCATCTGGCATACTCCTCAATTTTATCCAATACCTTGTTCAAATACTTGTGAGCAAGTCCCTTTGGGTCTGAAGTGTATCCGATATTTTCTTCGTATAATTCGTTTTTATACATCAACAATATTCTCTTTATTTCTTGCTTGGTCAGTTGTCCTCGTGGCATATACAAAAAAACTCTGCCTTATTTAGGGGCAGAGTTAAGAATCATTAAGTGTTATTTCAAAGGTGTGTTGATTTTCTAATACTCAAAAAATTCCCGGAATCACTTGCCCACTAGTGAGATATGCACCAACAGCGGCAACAAATCCTAGCATTGCAAGACGACCATTCAGGCGTTCTGCTTTTTCAGTAAAAATTTTTTCCATTAGTTTTCTCCTTTATAAGGGTGTTGTTGTTTAAGACTTGGATCTAGATTAGAAACCAGTTTTTCTTTGATAGGTTTAATTACAATAAACTTATCATTTTTGAGGGTGCCTGCGACTTTGACTTCTAGTTCTACATCTCGATCCCAACCAACCTCTTGAAGAGCAACTCCAAGTTGCCCAAGCATATTAGCACTCATCAATAAGTTTCAGCAAGTTTCTCCACAGCATAACCCAAAGTCACAAAAAAAGCAACAGTGGTTACTGTCCAAATAAGTTCAGTCATCAGAAGATTCCGAAGAAGAGTTTGCCAGTGAGAGCATAAGAAATAGCACCAGCAATAATGCCGACCATTGCCCAACGCCCATTATACCTCTCCTTTACTTGATTGGGAGTATCCATCCCGTAGTTTTCGTAGTACATAGTGGGTTCTTTTGCCCACATATTCTGTTGCCCACGATCATTAGTTGTTACAGTCATTGTAAATTCGTTAAGAATTGTTACACAATTATATAGCAAAAAGAAAGGGGTGTCAAGCCCCCCCTTTGTTTTAATATAAAAATATAAGTAAAATTACTTACTATTCACTTTCATATCCTGGTGGAAGTGTTCCATAATATGGATTATAATCAAATATTTTTTCCCAATTTTCAACATCTACCGCTTCATATTTCCAAAAATTCCAAAGACTATCATAAGTTTTTTTATGATAAGTATCAATATGGTCATCATGAATGGATGACCCAAGTTCAATTTTATAAAGAAATAATGGAATTGCAAAGGTGTTACCAGAATTATAAATCAAGTCATCTGCAACAGCACGTGGTTTTACCCCGTTATCAATTTTATACTTATCTCCACGTATATGAAGATTAACTAATTTTTGTGCATGATGACGAGTAATTAAATAACAAGCTGTTGAAAAATCATTTACAAATCTTCTATGAAGTGATATATGCACCGGAGTTGTACTAATAATTGCAAGTTGAACTACATCATATGCATATGGTATTTTTGAATAAAAATCTTTCCAAGTAAAAGGCCAATACTTAACAGTCTCTAAATCACAATCATCTTCCATTATTAATACACATGGATGATCAGTGTTTTCAAGAAAATGATGAATGGCTTTGAGATGTGAGGTTGTACACCCAACTTCACCAGATGACATCATATCTGGATAACGACCCTTTAAAATATCTCCAAGGTCTTTATCATCTCTTCCATCATATGCAGAAATACGAGTATAATTTTCTATTTCCCAGTATTTAAATTGTTCCTCCATATATTGTGCTCTTTCTGGCTGATCGTCCAGATTGATATAATAAATTGGGGGAATGCCTTTGAGTTTGTAAGAAGATTTATTTTTATCCATAATTTATAAATTTATAATATTTTCAAATATTGCATGATTAATCAAGTTACTTTCTTGAACTTTTTTAAAACAAAGTTTTCCTTTATTAATAAGCATTTGTTTATTTTGAATAATATCTTTAATCTGAGATATTTCATCAAAATAAACAAATAAATTTTCATTTTCTTTACAATACCAATCACTGAAAATTGATATCATATCAATTGATTTATTAGTTTGAAAGAATAAATAACGCTCTTGATATGTTCTATTTAACCACGCTAAACTTGGAAGTATAAAAGTTTTACCTAAGGACATATATTCCCACAGTGCTATTGTCCCCCATGCATAAGGAATATGTAAAACCGCAGAGCATGTTTCAATATCATATGGACCACAATATTCTTCATTGGGAATCCAATCTTTCTTACAATAAAAATCTATATCCAAATTATTTAATTCATCAAAAAGTGGATAAAATTCCTTTTCATTTTGATATGACATCACAAAAAGTTTTTGGTTATGGTCTTTTTTATTTTTAAAATTAAAATCTATCCTACTTCTTTTACCATAAGGAGTAAAAAAGAATTGTTTATTCTCGGGTATTTTTACAAAATTATTCAAGTAAACTTTTTCAAATTTGTTTGAATATAGAAAATAAATCCTATAATCATTTTTAACCCGATCTAAAAGATCATAATAACTTTGATCCGATTCAATTGCATAATTAAATCTATTAGTAACCCACAAAATAATTTTTGTATTTTTTGGTATAGATTCCAAATTTTCAAGAACTGGTCTTGAAAATGGAATTGTATCGGAAAAAATAAGAACATCAGAATTTAAAAAATCTTCATTATACAAATTCCACAATTCATCTGCCTTTTCTTTTGTAATGATATATTTTTCAGTTGGTCTTTCTTTTGGTAAAATAGTCTTTAATGATGCGTCATATTTTTTTAAAAAATTTTTTATATCACTAGCACATCCATCGTGCATTGAATAATGAAATATTTTCATAATTTATTATGAATTTTTTACAATCCACTCATAAAGATTCATTGTTGGTTCCCAACCAAAAGTCTCACGAAGTTTTTTATTATTAGCAAGACTGATTCGTGCTTCACCTGGACGAGGAGGAATATTGACAGTATTATTAGAAATTACTCTTGCGATTTGGTTCACTGAATAATTATTACCAGTTCCAACATTATATACCTGTCCAAAGGAATCAAAATCAACTTCTGTTGTTGCCGCCAAGATATTTGCCTGACATACATCACCAACATAAGTAAAATCCCTTCTCTGATTTCCATCACCAATAATCGTTAAAGGTTCATTATTAGATTTTTGTCTGAGGAAAATTCCAATTACTGGTGCATATTGACCACGAAGAGGTTGACGCTCACCATAAACATTAAAGTATCTAAAAATTACAGTAGGAAGTCCATACAATTTAGTATACATCCTGCACAACTTTTCACCAGAAACTTTAGAAACAGAATAAGGATTCAAACAATCTTCATATTGTGTTTCTATATTTGGAGTTTCATTCATACCATAAGCAGATGATGTTGACGAATACATCACTCTTTTTACACCAGCTTCTCTTGCACACTGTAACACTGTACAAGTTCCAACTGCATTGATACTTACAGCTTCAATTGGATTTAAAATTGCTGGTTGAATACGTGCTTCTGCAGCAAAATGAAATACATAGTCTACATCATCATACAGAGATCGTGTATTTTCATAGTCACGAATATCATACTTATAATTTTGCGCTTTCTCATTCCAATAAAAATGATCATGAGCATCAGAATACTCATTGTCAATAACGACAACTTCATGACCAAGTTCTAGAAGTCTATCGACAAGATTAGAACCAATAAATCCCGCACCACCTGTAACTAAACTTTTCATTTACATTATCCTCGTTGGTAAATAGTATCCTGGAATTCCATTTACATCTCTCATTTCGATAAGAGGTTTGATTGGAGATTTGAATTCCGAATTGAGTTTATAATAATTTTCATCTGACTTCAAAATGTTATTGAATAAGGACTCAGATTTTTCCTTATCAATTGAAACTTCACTCAGTTTTCCAGACGTTACTGCACTCCAATCATATTGTCTAAAGAGAGGTTCATCATAACTGTAAACATTATAAAACTTATGGATTTCTGCAAATCCAATATCAAGATGACCTTCTACTTCATAACCATAATGATAAGATATCCTTTTACAAATGTCAACATACTGTTGTGACAAATACATAATTGCATGAGTTGCAAGCATGTTGTAAACTCTTACAATCTCATCATTTACACTTTGATAATGGACATAAGGTCCAGAATGATTGAGATACCTACCCCAATGTGAAATTCCAAGATAGAGAGCATCGGCATCATCTGGAATTTCGATTTCATTTACAAAGTCTTTATTGAGAGCACAATCATCTTCAATAATGATAAAAGGAGGTTTTGTGTCCTTTAAAACTTCATAGTGGGATCTTGCACATCCAATAATTCTGCCCTTTTCGTGTTTTATGGCAGAAACTCTATTGACATATTTGAATCCAATACATTTAAGCATCGATTCAGTATTTTTTCTTTTTTGATCTTCATCATCCAAATTTACATAATAAATTGGAATATCAAGTAAATTTAATTTCATAAAACGGATAAAATACTTTCAACTCGATTAATATAAGTGTGGTGTTGTTTTATATAATTCATGTTATCTCTTAAAATTTCTTTAGTAGCTTTTTTACTATCTTGTTCTGTCTGATAGTACAAATCAGTAAGGTTAGAATTCACAGTTATTCTATCACCAAAAAATTTAGAAATTTTTTCAGAATTCGACCCAACCCAACAACCATAACTCATTGTTTTGAATATTCTACAAGGAACATATCCATTATCAAGATGACACTTCGGTCTAATGTCAAAATTCAAATAAGATTCTTTAGTAAGTTCCATCATCTCACCATTACTTGTAAATCCAGATGTTGTAGTTTTACTTCTTGTCCCCGTATATCCACCATAATTAATAAATTTCTTATTATTGGATTTTACAGTTTCAATTAAATCCTTTGAATACTCATACGTGATTGATCCAATATAATTTACATTGTTTTTTGTCGAATCAAATAAAACTTCCACTTGTTCATCAATTTCACTAGAGGTCAGATCAGATGCCCACATAATAACAGCAGTATTGGTTTCACTATCAAACCACGAGAAATCATTTAATTTACTTATATTTTCATTCCAATTATAATTTTCATGATAAACTAAAAGATTATAAACATTTTCTTGTTCAAACTTATTTTGCTTATAAAAACCATCTTCAATATTATGAATAAAATATTTTGATGTTTTTTCAAAAGGCATATATTTGCAACAGTTATGTTCAGTAATAACTATCGAATCTTGCAAATCTTCATTTGAATATTCTGGAGAATCGTCATACCAAACAACATCATAATCCATTTCAGAAAAAGCTTTTGCAAATCCTAAATGAATATAAGAATGTGTATGAGTATCAGGAGGATAACCCCAAATAACAACTTTTTTAATCATTTTCTAACTTCCGAGTGATTTTTTTCAAGAGCAACAATCTTAGGTTCAAAAGGAACATTCCATCCATCAGGATTGAATCTAACTGCTTCAGGATAACAATATGATGGGTTTAATTCCAATGATGGTGGATTATCAATTAAATAACGATTCATATGAGATTCGTCATGCCAAACTGCAATCAGACCATTTTTAAAATCTTTTTCAATATTAGAAACAATAGTTTCCGTCATCTTCAAAAAATGTTCTGTTTTTCCACCATTAAATCCTCCAGCATAATACATCTTTCCTTCACCAAAAGGAACATATGCAGTTGACTCTGAACGACGCTCATATGAAAATTCTTGATTGGTCTTAAACCAAAAACCAGGATGCTGAGTTGCAACAAGATCTCCTAAAATTTCATCCCCAACTTTACCCTCAATTCGCATATCTACATCCATATAGAAGCAGTAATCAAACTGAGAGATATATTCCTTTTCTTTTAGAAAATAATGATATCTTTTTAAAGTGGGAATGGGCCACTGCTCATGTTCTATTTGAGAAATTTTTACATTATCAGAGGTCTCTTCAATTTCATGATTAGTAAAAACTAATGCAGAGATGTCATGACCGTTTAAAAAATTCTCTTCGATAGAATCGAGAAGAGGTTCAACAAACTGAATATATTTGTTTGTCGCAATGTTCAGAATACAAATTTTCATAAATTCAAACCAAAATAGAAAACATTGTTTTTAATCTACTAACATATGTATGATGATCCCTAACGAAGTCCATAGCACTTCTCATTTTTTCATAAGTACAATTTCTAGAATCTTCAACCAACTTATGATACAAAGTTTCTAAGTCAGAATCTGTAGTGTAGTAGTCTCCAAAAACATCTGCAATTGCAGGAACATTAGATCCACTCCACTTACCATAACTAATATTTTTAAATAAACGACAAGGATAATATCTTACATGCTCATAAAGATGAGCAGTATCTCTAATATCAAAAGAAATATAAGAATTTCTAACTATTTCTATATTTTGTTCTATAGTTAAAGGAGTTCCATAATCAATCGCAAACCATCCACCTGCTCTTGTAAAATATTTACCATTTGAATTACATATTCTTTCAAAGTTTAAATTATTTTCTCCGTGAATTGTTCCAACGAAATAAATGTTATTTAAACTTTCGTCATGCAATTTAGGTTCTAAAGAGTTAATTTCTGAAGGAAGAAGATCTGTACCCCAAATAGTAATTAAAGTATTTGTTTTTTTATGGAAAAAATGTTTTGTACCGATTTCTACTAACTCTTCTTCTGGAGGCCAATTCCAACTGTCTCCAAAAAATGCAAAGTTATAATAATTTGGGTGCTCTGGTCTATTTTTATTTTCAAAAGGTTCGTCCGAAAAATGATCATAATATACACAATCTTCTAAGATTGGCATATTATTTCTAGCACGATGTTCCGTAATAAAAATTGAATTTGAAAAATCAAATGAAGAAACATCATCATTATCATCAAACCAATGGGTATCAAAACCAATATATTTTGATGCCCTATGATAGGCATTTTGAATATAAAAATATGTATCGCTTGGGAATTTATGCCCCCAGATAATTACTTTTCTATTATTCATTTTATTGTATAAGGATAAAACTGTGAGGGATTAATATTCATACATGCTGTAGTTTGATATGAAGTAAGAAGATTCCTAGTTCCAATAGGATGATCTACTTGATAGAACATTGGTCTATTAAAACAATAGACATTAAACCATCTTTGTATTTCTGCAAATCCAACATCTTGATAGTTTTTGATTACATATCCCGCATGATATGCAATTCTAACACACATTTCTCTATAAATTTCAGACAAATATAATACTGCATGTCCACCAAGCATATTATATATTCTCAATAAATTATTATGATCTTCATTGAGATCATATTGATTATAAAATCCATTATGGCTATTCATCCTTCCCCAGTCAGAGACACCCAAATAAACTGCATCAGCATTATCAGGAATTTCAATTTCTAAATTATAGTCATCATAAGCAATTCCACAATCATCTTCAAAAAGAATAAATGGAGTCTTAAAATTACAAAGTGCTTTATGATGTGCTTTAGAACAACCAGCAACAGAATTTTCAGAATCTAAAACACCTTCAACTCTATTGATATTTTTAAATCCCATTCCATTTAACATTGAATACATACTTTCATTTTTTTCAGTATGCTTTTCCAAGTTCATGTATACTGCTGGAACTTCTCTAAGATCTAATTTCATCTGAAAACCCTATAATCAAAATTAAACGATTCTATTGAATTTAAAATATTCGAATCAAGTAAACTATTAAAATATCTGGCACTATGACGTTCTCCACATCCATCTCCACCACCTCTTTGTTTTTCTATATTATTTTGTTCTAAAAACATAGCATTAGTAATATAAAATACATCCTTTGTAGATGCCCATACCATTTCATTTACATGATCTCCTTTGTATGGAGCGTTGTACCAATAATAATCATTAACAAGTAATGACTTTTTATTTTGCATTTCGTTTATTTTATCTTTTGACGGAAAATCATTAATAATAATATCTGGTCTTATTCTTACATAAAAATCATAGTCTAAGTTGAAATATTTTTCAACTACTTTGTATGTTTTATAATACTGCGAAGAAAGAGATTTTTGATAATCAAACGGACTTTCTTCCATAATTTCTCTCATCAATTCAATAGACTCAATTTCACCATCAACTTTACTTGCACCACATTCAATAAAATATTCATCAATAATATTTTTTGTTAATTCTGGTGGATTATAAGATTCGACAAAAAAATGCCAAGGATCATTTATCTTATTATATCTAACTAAATCATCCCATAATGAATAAAAAATATCTATTTGACATTCTCCGACTTTGTTTTTTATGAGTTTTAAATTATCAGAGAATTTATAAAATAATGTTCTAGGATAACCAGAAACAAACAATGATATTTTCATAAACTTTCAAGTACAGTTTCAATCATAGTATTTAATCCCACTTCTCTTTCTTTACTTGTCATTTCCCCACCATTAAGTAAATGATCAGAAACAGTATTAACTGATAATGCTTTATTTCCTGTCCTCATTGCAAGACTATAAAGAACATGAGTTTCCATATCGACTGCCAAAATACCAAGATCAACAAATGGTTTATACCAATTACTATTTGGATGATAAAAATAATCATTCGATAATATTTGCCCTACAGTTGCTGATGGATTTATGTTCATATATTTTTTCAATAGAGAATAATCACAGCACGGAGAAAGATTAAATCCAGGAACAATATTTTGAGTCATAGAACTATCAGTAGAAGCACTCATAGCAACCACAATATCCCCAACACTTAATTTTTTAGATATTCCACCACAACTTCCAACTCTAATAATACTTTTTACATTATAATAAGAATAAAGTTCGTAAGCATATATTGCCAAACTAGGTTGACCCATTCCACTTGCCTGAACTGATACTATTTTCCCTTTGTAAGATCCAGTATATCCTAAACAATTTCTAACAGAATTTACTTGTACAACATTATCAAGATATTCGGAAATGTATTTTGCTCTTAGTGGATCACCAGGCATTAATACTGTTTCTGCGTAATCTTCTAATTTTGCTTCAATATGTGGGGTCATTTGGTATTAACTGATAAATATCTTTCCAATTTTTAACTCGGAGTCCTTGCCACTCCTTATTATAATCATTATCCATTATAACACTTATTAGTCCTGCTTTCAATCCCGACTCAGCATTTTTAACAGAATCTTCAATCCAATAATATTCTTTTCCAGAATATCTGTCTATTAAATATTTTTCTTTACCTATATTATAATCCAAACCACAATCAATAAAATCAAATACATTTCCAAAAAGATGAAATAAATTTTTTTCTCTAAGTCTTTGAGCGTACTTATCTTTGTCTAGAGAACTTATAACTTCAAATTTCCATCCTAATCTATGTAACTTAGTTACATATTCAACAGCATCTTTATAAGCAGGGATAAATCCAACACATCCAGACTCATTAAATTTTTTAATTTGTCTAGACGCTTCATCTTCAGTTATTCCATATCTTAACGCTTGCCCATAATGTTGATTAGTGTTTTGTATTCTCTGATATCCATGCTCACCCATCCAAACATCAAATGCATATGCCCAATCTAAAAGTACACCATCACAATCAACAATTATTTTTTTATCCATTTTTTTCTGAAATGAATTTATAGATTTGTTCCCAAGTTCCAAGATCGATATATTCGTCAACTTCGATTGCCTTTGAATTATATATTGGTGTATTTTTAATCTCATCAACTAATAATCTATGATTAAGAGTTGACTTTTCCATAAATTCTATACAGGAATCAAAAACTCTTTTTCTAAATGCAAAAGCACACCAAAAAGAATTAAATCTATCAAGATTTTCTTGTGGTTTATCTTCATAATCAAGAACTAAATTATCTTCAGAAATTATAAGTGCTCCTTTTGTCCTTAGCATATCATGAAATTTTTCTCTTTTAAAAAAGAAAGTAAATCCAGTTTCATTTAAACTAGTATTTACTAATTCAAGAATATCTTCAGATGTTTTCATTTTCAAGAAAGTATCTGGAAGAAGAACTAAATTTTTCTCACCAAAAAGATGTTTAGCACTTTTGATAGATCCAGTATATTCGGTTTCAGTTGGATTAAAATATGTAAATGAAATATTAAATCTATGCTTATAACGACTTAAGTACTTAATAATTTCAGTCTTATTTTCATTTAAAGTAATAACAAACTGAACATCTCTACGTCCATAGTTTGAAAATAAATCAAAACTATAATCAATTAACGATTTATGTTTTTCTATTGAAAAAACTTCTTTTGGAAATGGGAGAGATAAACGAGTTCCTTCTCCAGCACAAGGAAGTATAACAGTGAGATCAGACATCAAATAATCTCCCATCCTTGTCGATGCAAATCTTTAATATCTTTTGTTTTTTTTAATTCATCACCAAACCAATCACTAGGAGCAACTGTCTTCTTACTTTTAGCAAGGTAAGAACCCCACCAACTATAAGAACTATTAGCAATTATATGATAAGTACACATTGTCATTAAGCAAAGATCAATCCCAGTGTTTTTAGTATCTGATATAAAAAATCTATCAGACTCAAATATCTTTTGTTGATAGCACCACTCAGGATCATCAGAAAAAATACAAACAGGAATATCTTCATCAAAGTTTTTTAATGCACTTTCATAATAATTTAGAGTTTGTAATGGATGATTTGGATTAATTACATAATCACCTCTACGAATATGTAATGAAATTACTTCTTTATTTGAAAACAACTGATCAAAACAATCTTTAGAAATCTCTTGTATTTGATCTTTAAAAGTAAAATCTTTTCTAATCTCTTCTTCTATATGTTCAAAATATTTTTCACATTGATAATATCCAAATAGGTCAACATTATCTGGACAATTAGTAAATAACTCAGTGTCAAAACTAAACATTCTTTCAGGTAATCTCGGAAAATTACCTAGAGACATATTATTATTTTCTTCAATATGAAATAAATCATACATAATCAAATCTGATGACTTTACATTGTCATCATTTACACCAAAGTATTCGCGTGGAGGAATACAAAAATCATATCCACGATTCCTAGATATACCTTTTAATGATGCAAATTGGAACATTTGATTTCCAATTCTTCCCAAATTACCAATACTATTAAATGATAACATTTTTTTTATACCAATTATAAGCGGATTGAACACCTTCACGAAGAGTAATTTCTGGTTTCCATCCAAGAGATTTAATTTTATCCACGTATAGAGGTCTCTTGATAGTACCGTTGGGTTTTGTAGTATCCCAAGAAATTTTACCAGAATAACCAACTACTTCAGAAACAATTTCTGCAGTTTCTTTGATCGATACTTCCTCACCAGTACTGACATTCATAACATCATATTCACTGAGATTCTGCATAGCGATTAAACACGCTTCTGCCAAATCATCAGAATACAAAAACTCTCTCTTAGGACTTCCATCTCCCCAACAGATAACCTCATCTAAATTATTATCTTTAGCGTGAGAAAACTTTCGTATCATAGAAGCCATTACGTGACTGTTTTCTGGATGATAGTTGTCTCCAGGTCCGTAAAGATTTGTAGGCATTAGAGAAATTGTATTAAACCCATACTGCTTTTTATATGCCTGGCACATTTTGATTCCAGAGATTTTAGCAACCGCATATGCTTCATTAGTTGGTTCTAAAAATCCTGTGAGAAGACAATCCTCAACAATAGGCAAAGGAGCAAACTTTGGATAAATGCAGACTGAACCCAAAAACAAAAACTTCTTGACTCCAGACCTATATGCACTATCAATTAAATTTGTTTGGATTGTTAAGTTATCATAGATAAAATCTGCAGAATAAGTATCGTTGGCATGTATTCCACCAACTTTTGCCGCAGCATCAAAGACATACTCTGGTTTTTCTTGTTCGAAGAAGTCCCTTACATTACTTTGACTTCTAAGATCAAGTTCACTTTTAGATTTAGTAATGACATTAGTAAATCCATTTTTTAATAACGCTCTAACAATTGCAGAACCAGCAAGTCCTTTATGTCCCGCAACAAATATTTTAGAATCACTGTCCATAAATGCACATATCCTCAACTAATTGATTAAATGAAATTTTAGGTTCCCAACCTAATTTTTCTTTTGCCTTAGTGGCATCACCTAATAAGGTTTCTACTTCAGCAGGTCTAAAATATTTAGGACTCACTTTGACAACGGTTCTTTTAGTAAGTTTATCAATACCAACTTCTTCAATACCTTCACCTTCCCAAGCAATTTTCATTCCAAAGTAAGGTGCTGCCTCTTCAACAAACTGTCTCACAGAGTATTGATTTCCCGTAGCAATCACATAATCATCTGGTTCATCTTGTTGAAGCATTAACCACATTGCTTCTACAAAGTCCTTAGCGTGTCCCCAGTCACGCTTTGCATTCAGATTCCCGAGATATAATACATCTTGTTGGCCAACTGAAATGCGTGATAATCCGCGAGTGATTTTTCTTGTGACAAAAGTTTCTCCTCTTCTAGGGGATTCGTGATTGAAAAGAATTCCAGAACTTGCATGTAATCCATAAGATTCTCTGTAGTTTTTGACGATCCAGTATCCATAAACTTTTGCAACTCCATAAGGTGAGCGAGGATAAAAAGGTGTTGTTTCTGATTGTGGGATTTCTTGAACCTTACCAAACATCTCAGACGTAGATGCCTGATAAATTCTTGTTTTGTTCTCCATTCCCAAAAGACGAACCGCTTCAAGAACACGAAGAGTTCCCAATCCATCAGTTTGTCCCGTATACTCAGGCATCTCAAAAGAGACTTTAACGTGACTCTGAGCACCTAAATTATAAATCTCATCTGGTTGAACTTGTTGAATAACTCTTACGAGATTTGTAGAATCAGTAAGATCTCCATAATGAAGTTTAATCTGATCGTAAATATGATCAATTCTATGTGTATTAATTAATGAAGCACGACGAATAATTCCATGAACTTCATAACCTTTTTCCAATAAAAGTTCCGCAAGATATGATCCATCTTGTCCGGTAATACCAGTAATTAATGCAGTTTTCATAATTTTATATTAAACATCATAGTTTGATCTAGTCATTAGTAAAATTTTATCATTATCATAATCAATCAAATTTTTATTATTATGATTAAATTCTATAAAAGAAATTTCATCATAATACTTATCATGACCATAATTTTTTATTTCATCAATATATAACTGTTCAGAATTATTTTTATCAATATCTTCAACTATTAAAAGAGATCCAGGTAATAAGTATTGAACACATCCTCTAATTAATCTAATTTGATCCCAAAACAAATGACTAGCATCATCTATTAATATATCAAATTTGACATTAGATTTTACAAATGACTCTTTGATTGATTCTTCAAAAGTTGTATGCATATAATCATAAAATACATTATTTAAATTATTTCTTTTACCATTTTCAATATGACCATTATGCCCATCCCAAGCATATATGGTTGCATTTAAAAAATATTCTCTCCACATTTTAATTGATGAATTATGTAATATTCCAATTTCTCCAAAATTTATTTTTTGATATCTATACTTTGAAAATAAAATAGAATAGAAAGGTGTATAAGAATGCCTATAATATTTTTCAGTCAAATCATTATACGGAGACTTATCAGTTCCATACTTTGCTCCTATTTTACAAAGATCAGTTTTATTATCAAAACTATTTACATAAAATTTATTAATAATCATAAAGAGATATATGTACAATATAATTATACTAAAAAAGATGGGTTTATGCAACCCACCCTTATAACTCAGTCTCGCCACCAATTCATAGGGTCATATTGACTCCACCAGTATAAGTTTTAAGTCATTCCAGGACTCAAAAAAAGTTGGGTTAACTTTGATATCTCGGTAATACCAAAGAATGCACATAAAAATAGCACATCCCAAAGTTTAAGTTTAATGGCAAAAGGTACTGTTAGAAATCCTCCAATAACTTTAACCAGCAAACCATATTTAAAATCTCCCCACAACATAGTTTGATAACCAATTATGAGAAGAAAGTTCCCAAGATACCTCAGGATACTAGATTTAGACATAAGGGGTTTGCTCCCGACCAGTGCGCTTTTATAGTCATCCCGAGACTATTTAATCATCGTCTCTTACATAACAAGGTACTCTGTCTGGGTCAAGCCAACGCGCATATTCAAAATCTTCCATTGCAGTAGAACATTGTAGACTATTATCAAAAAAATAAATGTCATTCCAGCGTTTGGTGTAATGATTTTGCTTTTGCAGACGATAATCGGGTTTACCGTTTATCTCAAGAATACCTGCTTCAATAAAACGGTATCCCTCACGTTCCAGAAGAACTTTAGTTTTCATATCAATTCAAGTAGATATAATCTGGATGATGTTCTTTAAAAGAATTAACTTGTTCTTCGGTTTTAAAAAACTTACTAAGAACAACATTTTTATGTTCTTTGAACTGATACTTTACTTTGATTAGTTTTTCTATCATGCAACCTCAATAGATTCAAGATCTTGATCGATGTACTCCATAAGCATTTCGTAATCATCAAGAGGATCACCAGAAAATACCACTCCTTCATTTTCGTAGAAGCGACGAACCTTTTTATAAAGTTTCGGATTCTTTACATCAAGGTAGATTTCCCCGTTAGCGGCAAGACGAAGAGTGCTAACATCTTTTTTGAATTTTTGAATCAGAGACATTGTTTTGAATGTTGACTTATGTATTATAAGGTATTTAATTTTTTATGTCAAGTGTGCCAGTGAAGAAACTGGCGATCGGGGTGATAGGATTCGAACCTACGACCTCCCGCTCCCAAAGCGGATGCGCTACCAAACTGCGCTACACCCCGTAATGTTTATGGAAGTAATTATACTCCCATAAACGTGAATTGTCAATCTACATTATCCAGCAGTAAAAGTAATTGTACCATTCTGTCCATGAAATAATGGATACGGAGGATCATAATTATAAACTACTGTCCATTTATTATTTGAAAGACTATAAGTTCCAGTACTAATCAATGTACTCCATGTTGCACCAGAATTAATTGCAGTATATAATCCCTCAGACCAAATATCAAAACTATAGCCAGAAGATGGAAACTGTTCTCCAGGAAAGGCAATACTTCTCCAAGTAACATAAGTTCTACCTACATTAGTACCTGGATTATCAGGATACATTTCAAACTGAGTTGGAGTAAAAGAAAATAATCCAGTACCAGCTCCAATAGCACTAATTGAATTATAATCGCTTACAGTACTAGATAAGCTACTTACTTCAAAATATCCAGTCCAGCTATCTTTTACTGAGTTAGTAATAGTATAATTAACGGTTGCCATAAATTTTTAATTAAATTATTTTTGTTTATTATTATGTATAATCATTATACCTATGATAGGTGGAATAATTAATCCACCTCCACATAGTCCTATCCATACTGGATTTGATGCAAGTAGTTCTACTATATGAAAAATCATACTCCTCTCCAATTCTTATATTCATAATGAAAGTATTGATCTACACTATCGTCTAGTGGAGCATTTATATCCCACTCAGACCACTCTTTGCAAAATTGTTTGATACTTTCATCATTCAAAACTCTTCTGCCATAAGACCTCACAAAGCAAGTCATAGCAAAATTATATCTTTGCTTAGTGTGGGTAAGCATTAGTTAATCCCCAACAGATAAACAATATAATTGAAGAAAAAAGTAAAATTGAAGATATAACAGTTTTAATCATCTTCCTCGTCTTCGTAAGTAGATGGTTCTTCAAATAATTCTTGCATTTTTAGTTTTTGTATAAGATCATAAAGTTCTTTATAATCTTCTTCTAACATAGTTAATTTAACGTGAATTTTAAAAACGGTAATAATGGTGGAATAACACCTACCAGTCGGAGGAGTCCCTCAGCAAATAAAGCAAGAACCACCCAACCGATGCACATACTAATGATAGAAGCATTACGATTGTGTCGTCGTATTGCTGCATCAATCATCCCCTGAACTTCATAACGACTTACCAATTCATCTTGAGGTTTCACCACTTCTCATCTCCAAGAAATTTTGCCAAAGGATCTTTTCTGGTTTTTACAATTTCAACTGCTCTTTTATAGAACATATTGTTAGTGTTACCAGAAGATTCGAATGTCTCCTTGATCTTCACCCAGTTCTCATAGGTGTGCTGATCCATAAGGTTTTAAGTTGAATACTACTAGTTATACTAATCGATAGTTTCAACTTGTCAAGTTTGTGTTGATACTCAAATATAGATTAAAAAAATCTAAAATTTTGTAATATTTGTAACGGAGAGTAGGCGAATCGAACGCCTAAGGGCTTTAACACCTCGACTGTTTTCAAGACAGCTACCGTCACCTATCGGTTTGACTCTCCAATAAAGTCCTCAACGGACTTCAAAATCAAGTCTTCTTACTTTACGTTGCCTTCTTGCTTCCTGAAAAGCAAGGTCTTCGTTAGTGAGAACACCAGACTTTGATTTTCTATGATAAGAGTTTAGCATAACTATGTTGTCCAAGTCAACTGCCGAAATCTTATCTCCACGAATAGTTGCCATATTTGGACAACCACAAGTCACAGTTTTCGTTGGATGCCCTTCTAACTCCTTTCCACAGGAGCGACATCTGATTCTTAAATTTTCCATCGTATTTCATTCAGTAAAAGATCTTAACATCCAGATAAATTTTCCGTGTGATTCATTCAAATCATCAACAAGATTTGTAGTGCCTCTTGATTTTTGCAATTCTGCTTCTTCGGCAACTTGTTTAAAAAGACCAACCAAAGTTTCGTTATCAGCAATCAAGTCTTTTACCATTCCCACATCATCAAGCTTGTTATTTGCTTCGAGAACGTGAGAAACTTCAGTAATTCTTGTGAGAGTGCTAACAGGTTTAATTTTCAGGTATCTCATGTGCTCTGTGAGCCGATCAATCTCTTCAAACATTTCTTCGTATTGTTTACCGAAGACTTTATGAAACTGATAAAACTCCGAACCCACCACATTCCAGTGATAGACCCAAGTTTTCTGAAACAACATAAAAAGAGTTGCTTGAGTATCAGAAAGTAATTTATATAACTTTTCCATTATACCAGTTTTTTAGGTATTTATAAAAGTGCCCGATATAGGTTCCGCCCCTACCGCTGCCTGCTTGTAAGGCAGGTCCCTTCACTAGCTGGGTCATCGGGCATAAAAAGTCAAAACTGACCCATAAGATATTCTACTGTATTAGCCACATCATTCATGGCATCTCGTAGATTTTCTCTCTGTCCAGACTCTTGTTTTACTATTGGTCGATGATCATCAATCAGAGTCCAACGCCAAAGATTCATATCTTTACAGTACCAGAGATTAATTTTCATTTTTAAAATGCTCTAGTTCAATCCAGCGAAGAAGAGTATTAAACACCGTAATAGATGCTTGAGTGCAATTATCTTCTTTTAATTTATCAATATAATACTCAAGTGCTTCAATGACCATTTCACGGTCCATTTGAGAAATGAGAGACATAAACCTCCTGATTCAATACCTATTATACTAAAAAGGGGAGTCGTTGTCAACTCCCCCCAATTTACACTACGTATTAAAATATCAGAACTTAATGCCCAAACCAGTAGTGAATACGGGTGAATAAGTTCCGTTAGTAACACCATAGCTATTAGAAGCATTGGTGGTAGGGAACTTGAGATCAGCAAAACCAACCAGAGAGTTAGTGATACGACCTTCGACACCAAGAGCAAGAACAACTTGACCACGATTGCCAACAGCAGACTGGAAGTTAGCAGCAGTGTTGTTTACGAAGGGGATCTGATAACCAACACCAGTGTAGACGTTAGCACGGCTCGCACCAGACTTGGCACGAGAGATGCTCCAGTCATAAGACACCAGAGCACCACCACCAGAACCCAACTGACCAGCAGGAGTGCCTACGAAGCTAGCATAAGGACGAACCGAAACAGCATTCAGATTGGTGAAGTTCTTCACGGCATAACGTGCCTGAACGGTAGCACCGGAGATGGTACGCTGAGCACTGAAACCGTTACCAGCAGTGCCTTGCTGATTGAGAAGAACGCCAACACCAACATAGTTACCAACACCTTGAGCTTTTTGAGCAGTGGCAACTTCGAGAGCGGACACGCGAGTATTGGTAACAGCGAGTTCTTTGGCAAATTCAGCACGAAGAGCAGAAGCAAGAGCAGCATCAGCAGCACTTTGATACTCACTAATGCGATCAAGACAAGCATTAGTCAGAGTAGCAAGTTCGGCACGAGTTGCAGGTTGACCTGGACGGAAAGTGCCATTAGGATAACCAGCAACACAACCGTAACGCTCTACCAAATTAGTGATTGCTTGATAAGACCACTGAGTAGGTTGAACATCACTCAGTTGCTTAACGCTAGTGACTTGCGCCATCGCAGGCGCAACCAAAGAAGTCGTAGCAACTACACTAGCAGTAATAATATTTTGAAAAGTCATATTGTATTAAGATTTACAACTACGAGTATTATTTAGTATCCCCATGATTTTGGGGAAAGCGGAGTATCGGATTCGAACCGACGACATCTAACTTGGAAGGATAGCGTTCTACCACTGAACTAACTCCGCAAAATGGGAGATTTGACTCTCCCAGCACTTCACTTCACACGGACATATGAAGTATAAGACATAATGGGTATTATGTCAAGCCCCCGACTGGATTTGAACCAGCGACCAACGGTTTACAAAACCGTTGCTCTACCACTGAGCTACAAGGGCAAATGGGTATCGAGTGCCCGACACCCGCAGAAGACACTTTCTGCAACTGGCGGGGGTGATCAAATCCCCGACCTAACAAGGTTAGGATTTAGAAAGGAAGACCCAGACATTTCCAGACCTTCCAATATCTATATATTATCATATTCTCAAACAGATGTCAATAGTCCTCGTTTCTGCAATCTTTTTCTAACCGCATTATCACTAACTCCAAACATTCTACCAGTTCCTCGATAACCATATTCATCAACTAACTTTTGTAGTTCTTGATTATTTGGCCACTTGGCAACTTCTTTATTTTTATTAGAACATTTTATTGAGCAAAATAGATGATTAACTGTTGTTAGTTTTCCACACTCTTTACAAGGATGTTTTGGTTTTTCTGGTACAGGTTTATTAGAAAAACTTTCATCAAATTTTAATATATTATCGGGAATTTGTGTAACGCCAGAATGAACTTCACGATGGCAATTAGAGCACAAACAAACACACTTTTTAAGTTCTTCAACAAATATTTGTCGATTTGCTACTGATGCTGTTAAGGTAAAATCTTTTTGTGTAGGATCAATATGATGAAAATCCAATGCTTCAACACATTTATTATATCCACAAATACCACACTTACCACCAAATGCTTCAACTGCCCATCTTTTTCTTCTTTGACGAAATTCAACTACTGCTTTACTAGACACTCTAACCTCCAACTTTATTATTATTTATAATATTTTAAAGGTTAGAAACTCCACACCTAGGTACTGCCCCTAGCTATCTCCGTTTAACAGACGGGCCCGTTCGCTTGCTCGGTCGTGTGGAATATAAGGAGAAGGAGAGCTCTTGGACGAATCCGCAGGATCACTTCCCCAGTGGAAAATAGGAGACTCGAACTCCTCACCCCCGCCGTGCAAAAGCGGTGCTCTACCAAATGAGCTAATTCCCCAAATTGGAGGCGGGGGGTGGAGTTGAACCACCTACCTGAAGCTTATGAGACTTCTGTGCAACCGTTACACTTCCCCACGATGAAGGGTTAAGTGTGGTATGCCTCAAGGACATATCAGGGACTTAACCTCTGTCTTTTATATATTAGGGTATTTTCAAAAATTTGTCAACCCCCTACTGAAACAAATAGTCCTTCCATTCAGAAACTTTTGTTTTCTGAATATCAAGTATCACTCTACTAATTGGTGCTTGTGGAATACTTTTTAAGACCATATTAGTATCTTTAAGAAGTTTATTTCCTTTTTTAAGATTACAAGATGTGCAACAAGCAACTAAATTATCCCAAGTATCTTGACCACCTTTTGAGCGGGGAATTATATGGTCAATTGTAAGGTCATTTTTAGACCCACAATACTGACACTCATAATCATCCCGTTTATAGATGAGTGCTCTCGTTGGGTAATTGGATTTCCCATAGGAAAATGGAAGTTTCACATAATTTACCAAACGAATAATTCTCTTGGAGATAAGTTTTGCTTTCTGTTTAAAAAGTAAACCAATTGCACGTTTCCAATTAGTGAAGTGTAGTGGCTCGTAAGAACTATTCAGAACTAGTATAGTTGAATGTGGTTCTACTAATTCCATTTTCCTATCACACCTCTCGTTGCTATTTAGATTTAAATGGCACCCTCTGCAAGATTCGAACTTGCGACTTCTTGGTTCGTAGCCAAGCACTCTGGTCCACTGAGTTAAGAGGGCAGGCGAAGGGATAGGGACTTGAACCCTAACTAGAAATTTTGGAGATTTCCGTGCTACCAATTACACCATCCCAACAAGGTGCCCGATACAGGATTCGAACCTGTAAAACCTTGCTTCTAAGGCAAGTATGTATGCCAATTCCATCAATCGGGCATATGTCCGTGAGAGGACTCGAACCTCCAACACCCACCCCCTCAAGGTGGTGCCTCTTCCAATTGGGCTACACGGACAAGTTCCAGAACTAGGATTCGAACCTAGACGTACACCTTCAAAGGGTGCTGACCTGCCAATTAGTCGATTCTGGATTAGGAGTTCAGGGTGGGATTCGAACCCACGATAAGAAGTTTTGCAGACTTCCGCATTCGACCACTCTGCCACCCGAACGGGGTGTCGTATGAGAATTGAACTCATCTCCTCTGTTTCACAAACAGATGCCTTGACCACTAGGCTAACGACACAAGGCAGTGGGTAGAATTGAACTACCGACATAGAGGGTATGAATCTCTTGTTCTGCCACTGAACTACACTGCCAAGTTGGGAGAGGGTGGAATCGAACCACCATTGCCAATGGACGGAATCGAACCGTCTCTGATACCGTCGTACCCACCAACCAAGGTGCTCTCCCAAGTGGAACCGACAAGATTTGAACTTGTGACCGCACCCTTATCAGGGGTGTGCTCTACCACTGAGCTACGATTCCATCAAGGTAGGAGTCGATATCAACAACCTACCAGTTTCAGTTTTCGGACTGAAAAACCTATCACTAACCAACCGAAGTTTCATAACGGAGGAAGTGAATCTCCGTGACCATAAGGTCAAGAGGGAACAATCGGATTTGAACCGATAACACCATGATCTTCAATCATGTGCTCTACCAATTGGAGCTATGTTCCCAAGTCCAGAAGGTTGGATTTGAACCAACGTCTTCACCGCCCCAAACGGTGCCGTCTACCGCTGACTTACTCCTGGATGGTAGTCCTAACGGGATTTGAACCCGTGTCTTCACTGTGAAAGAGTGATGTCCTCACCACTAGACGATAGGACCAGATGAGAGGGGTATCCCACACGAAGTTACTTACGGATTACGCTTCGTAGCCTTATGAATCCTGCCATCATCCGATGGTGGTTAGGAATCCCTCCCCAATTCCAGTTATTACTACGACATTCTTCTGCAAACTGGCAACCTCTGAAGAATGCGTGGAGATTCGTACTGATGATCTCCAACGACCCTATGGGAATTCGAATCCCAGATTCCTACTAGACAGGTAGGCGTGATAGACCACTTCACTATAGGGTCAAGAGCACAATCCACTACCAATGGTATCATTGGGCAGATCATGCAGTGAGAGAGGAGGGAATCGAACCCCCGATGGTTCCTATGTGACGGTTTTACAGACCGCTCCTACACGTATTGCCGACAGTAGGCACTCTCCCACGATGGGACATCTCGGATTCGAACCGAGGACTAACCGGTTAAAAGCCGGATACTCTACCGCTGAGTTAATGTCCCACATAATATGGATAAATATTCGGTTGTCTAGGTTCGGTGTGGTCTCTCTCGACCACTTGATTAGAATACCACCGTTTGGTCTCTGGGGGGAGATTGGTGGACACTTAGGAAACTGTCACAAGCAACAAAAAAGGGGAGGAAACTTTTTGGTTTCTCTCCCCTCTTTGCTTTTATGAATTACATATCTTACATATGTCTATCCATATCCGCAAACAGGGGAGCACCCTCAATATGCCAATAGCGGCAATCGAGAATACTAAACTGTTTTGTGGGCATTGGGTAAGACATTGTTTTCGACCTAAGTGTTTTTATTTATAAGACTTTTTTCTCAAAAAGTCAAGCGCCTCAGGTTGGATTCGAACCAACGGCTAACCGCTTAGAAGGCGGATACTCTAGTCCACTGAGTTACTGAGGCATAAAGTAGGTTCCTATCGCCGCCATTCCTGAACCTACTGAAGGGGAATGTCGCAGTTGATCTCTCAACCCTCATATTATACTACTCCTTGGGGCAGTCGTCAACCCATACTGCACAGATTCTCATTTCTCCACCAAGCAGTCTTTGTGCCTCACTGCCATCTGGTGGCTTTTCAGAGTATCGTGGTTTATAACGTTTATCTGCTTCCTCAATGAAGCGATTATATTCTGGAATCGCTTCATCAAGTGCTCGATCTACATCACGTTTTATTCGACGATCTACTTTGTCAGGATCTTGAATAAAAATCTCATTAAGAATAGTTTGTGGGAAATACTTTCTTTGAATCTCGTCCAATAAGTCCCAAAGTCCATTTTCAGATACTCCTGTACATTGTGAGAGAGTTGCAATAAGAGTTGATAATAAAACACTGAGTATTATAAGTTGCTTTTTATCTGGTTTCTTTTTACCAAAATTGAAATTAATCATAAAAAGAGGGGAAAGCAATTCCCCTATACTTATCATTCAGATTCTTTATTGGCTTTTCGAACATTTTTTTCCTCGGAAATTTCAGCTCTACGTGCTTTCACAAGTTTAGCAATTTCTTGAAGTGCCTTACGTGCTCTTGTACCAGCTGCACTATTTCCACTTACAAACTTTTCATCTTCAGTTTGCCAAGCAGATACGGCATCGGTGATTTGTTGTACTGTGTTTGACATGATGTTTTCAGTAAATATACTTTTATATGTATACAAGAAAAGGGGAAGAATTTTCCCCATTATTCCAATAGATTAAACTTCTACCTTGATCAGACGGGATGCATAATCATAAGCATAAGATGTACGAGCACCATGATGCCCCCATCCAATCCAACTATACGCATAGTCCATATAACGATTGATAGACTTACCGGGAATTTTCATTCGGTCTTCAATCTCTTTCCATTGGACTTCATTCGTAAGATAACGAAGTTGCGTGTGAAGTGATGATGGCGAACCACCAAACTTCCTAGCAAAATCACCCAATCCATAATAACGGTTGGCAGATGTCCATTGAATCAGTCCGTAACCGCCACTGCAATTACGCCAACTGGTTCTGCTACCACCTTCACAAATGTTAGGAATAAAAGTAGATTCCTGACGAATATTGCCCATGATGGTAGCGAGGGCGTTTCTGTCTTTAATACCACGATCCTGGAAAAACGCCAGGGTAGCATTCTCATGTTCATTACACCCTTTACAAATTAACCTTGTCTCTTTAGGTTTTTCGGGAGCAACCTCGCGGATTGCTGTCTTTGATGTAGGCTCCTCTTGAATGATAGAAAACGGTGGAGGACCACTCACAGGTGGAGGAGGAAACACTGAAGGCAGTGATGCCGTACTGGTTGTAACCGTTGCCAAAAGAGGCAGGGTTACTGTAAAGATACTTTGCATTTAAATTAATTGAACTCTACATCCGTATAGAAGGGGGGTCCACCTCTTTCTCAAAAGGCACCTTCCACGGCTCTAATTGTCACGGTCAAGGACTCATAATGAATACCCTGCTCATAACAGGGATTTCTTCATAATAAGTTAATATTTAGTGTTTGTCAAGTATGACAGTTTGTAAAATGGCACATAAATACAGAGTCAGCATTTTCTCCAATGTCACGTGAGTGGAACACTCCAATTAGAGAACCTTGGAATCCTGTGATTAAAAAATGTCTTGATGCAATTGACGAGCACATCAAGACATACGTTAAAACAGGAGATGACTGGCACTTATCACAAGCAGAAATATTAAGAAAGTATGTGAAAGATTTAAAAGTTTGGATTCACCAACAAGAAGGAAGATGAAAATCAATCTAAGCAAACTCATCTTTATTGTCTGTATATCAGCAGTTGGTTTTGTTGGATTGAATTTTATTGCTTGCAACTTTATGATTCCAGGATCTATCATTAGTGCAAATGTATTAGGTGGATTGAAAAATCCTCCTCCCCTAGATTGTAAGGAATCTGAGAGAAGAGGATATGAAACTTTATTGGCAATTTTAACAACTGTAATTGCTCTAAGAACTAAAATAGAAGATTAAGAAACCCAGAGTTTTCCTTCTGCCTTTCTTCTACGTAAAAGTCCTGCCTCTACCTTACTACCAGGATTGCGATACATTTCAAGAGTTGCAGGAATTGCTTTCCAGTCTTTTTCTCTTAACTTTTTGGTAATCGTATTGAATCCAGGAGAGTTAAAAAAATCAGCACCAAGATTATAAGAAAAAGAAAGCAATGCTCCTTGTTGTCTTTCATTCATTTCACTCCAATAAGGAATCTTGGATAATTTGGGGAGAAAACGATTCAATATATCGTGTTCTAAAAGACGGTCAGCGTATTCTTGCGCAATGACTCGATCTCTCTTAAATGGAGTATAGTCAAAGTCTCTTGTGCTTCCCCACCCAATTGTAATTGGAAGCCCTCCAGTTAAAGGATCTGGATATGCCTTTAGATGGCAACCTTCAAATTCTTTAATTAACCTGATTCCAGAATTTGGAATCTTCACGACTTTTTTGCATCAAATACTCTCCCCCATCCATCATTTCCCGCAGGGCACCAGCGTCTAGAAAGATCTGATTTCTTATATACAGCACCTCTACCGTTAGTTACAGGTCCAGTATAACCATCATTCAAACTACCATAAGGGTCATTCACAACATAATCGCCAGAGGGTGTCTTGCCGATTACTACAAGCATATGCCCACCAGTAGGTGCAGATAAAGAACCCCTATGAAGAATACCGATAACAACAGGTCTGCCAGCGGCAAGCTCCCGATCAAGATCAGCAAAAGACAAATTGTAACTAAATCGTGAAGAAATACCATAAGACGTAAGAACTTTTGTCTGTACGGTGTGATCAGTTGTATCGCCAACTGCGAATACTTTGCGAACGTATGCATCATCGCCCTTTGATCCTACAAGTGTTCCTGGTTTAAAGTACTCAAGACACATTGCACAGGCAGATGAATTACAGGTTCGATCGGCATCTCTGTAATTATCTGTCTGTGGAAAAAATGGAACTTGAAGAGTTCCTGGAGTTTTTGGTGCTTCTATTTTTGTTCTAAAAATTCTTACCCAATTAGCATCATCTTCCATTAAGTCTGATGCTTTTGCAAGAAGATCCTTCTCAAATTGCTCTACTGCTGCAATGTGTTTTGGATTCTTCTCATCAAAATGTTTAAAAAAGTTATGAAGATCAATTTGCATTTTATTCTCCTATACACTGTAGTGAAAAAACATCATGCTCTGGAATATCTGGATTCAACCATTCACTAAATTCAGATTGAATCGCATGAGCATCCTCATAATCTTTTTTTTCACTGAGAAAATGAATGCGATCAATTGCCCAATCATGAGTTGTTTGAAGAGTCTCTTCTAAAGTTACCATAGTCTTTTCTCAAATAGCGCCCAAGAATATTGCTATTATAGAACGCCGGTGTTCCATCGTCAAGTGATTCCTTCAACACATTATTTAGAAAGAGCTGTTTTGTCTCTTCATAGTTACAATCCGCTTTTGTTTTGTGAAGACTTATAATTTCCCTATTAAAAAACTCTTTACCATACTGTTTTATGTCTTGTTTCAATTCAGGACAAGATCCGTAATACCTCTTCCAATCAGATTCTTGTCTAACTTTTCTTTTCTTTCCAGGAGGAGTTCGAAAAGACCAAAAGTACTTTCTACCCCAATACTTGCGATGAGTCTTAGGGCAAGATATTAGATATACAAAACCAAAATAATCTTGAATATCGGAAGACTCAAAAATTTCCCCATTGAATCTCCAAGGGTTTTCATAACTCATATTATAAGATCTTTATGAGCTATTATTTATCCTTTAACCTTAGCAAAGCGATTCTACTTATAATTTGAGTGTTTGTCAAGGGCTATTGATAAATATCTAATAAAGCAGTATAATAATGGCTTCAATATACGTAAGCAATTTAATAATAGATAAGGGAGTTGATTTTTCACAAACTTTTAATTTATCAAATAATAATGATCCAAAAAGTTTAGTAGGTTATTCTGGAACATCACATTTAAGAAAAAGCCCATCAAGTTCATCATATACTCCATTTCACCTTTCATTCATTGATAGGACAAATGGTAGAATTCAATTATCAATGACGAGTGAAATAACTAGTTCATTAAAATCGGGAAGACATGTTTATGATGTGCTATTAATAGATTCTTACAATACAAAATCTATCGTAATAGAAGGAACCGTAAATATAAGATCTGGAATATCTACTGGATGTTTTTAGAAAATAAATATTTTATTATAGGAATAATCAATGGCAATATTTGTAAATAACATAACCATACATACTGGAACTGATTTTGAGCAAACATTTAATATAGAAAATGCAAATGATCTAAATCCTCTAGATTTAACAAATTATAATGGTTGCGCAGAAATGAAAACTAATGAACTATCCTTAACAAAGACTTCGTTTAGTGTAAACTTTACAAATAGATTATTAGGTCAAGTGAAAATATCCCTGGCTTCATCAATAACTGAAAATTTAAAGCCAGGGAATTATGTTTATGATTTCTTTTTAAAAAACTCAACTGATAATAGTATAATTAAAGTTAGTGAAGGGAAAGTTTTTGTTAAAAAATCAGTTACTCGAATTTAGTCATTTACCAAGATTTTTCCACATTGCAGCTGCTGCAATTTTAGTTGCTCTTTTCTTTCCATATTTTGGAGATTCTTTTTTTACTATATCTTCAAATCCAGATCCTTTTTCTCCAACATCTTTTCCAGCACGAACTTTTTTAGCAAGTTTTTTACGACCTTTTTCTGTTCCATATTTTGCTTCAATAATACTTCCAATAGCACTCGAATCCATTTCAAGCATTACATAATGAGCTTCTTCGATAGTTTCTACTTGTTTAGTGTCAATTAAATACTCAAGAACTAAGTCATATGCATCATATGATTCTGAAGTTGTAGATGATTTGGTTTCTTGTGCCTTTTTCTTCATCTTTTCCTGCTCAGCTTTGATAGAATCTTCTACTTGTTTAGGATCAATTTTGGCACCTGAAGGTCCTTGAGTTGGTTGTCCATATTTTTGAGACCATACATTTCTACCATAATCTGCAGCTGCTTCAGGATCTTTTTTCCTCAACTCGTCATATTTTTTATTTACCTCGGTATCAGTTACTTGCTTACCTTGGAAGGTCCATTTTTTATCTTTTGGTTTTGCTGATGCAGATGGTGTAGGTTTAGATGTAGATGCTGTTCCACCTGGAGTTGTAGGGCTGGATGGAGCCCTACCTGGAGCTAATCCAGGCGTACCACGGCGAGAATTTCTAGCAGCCAATGCATCATTATAATTTGCATAAGTTTTTCCATCAGAAGATGAATAATATTTCCCCTTTGATGTGGCATAATCTTGTTTTGCCTTAAGTGAAGGTGCTTCAGAAGGTGATGTTTTTGGTGCTCCTTGAGTTCCGGAACCTGATCCTGCTAATTTTGCACCACCATAACCACCAAGAACTCCAACACCACCTGCTAAAGCAAGTTTAGCAGTATCTTTTACGCCTTTTGTTGCTTGGGCAACTCTTGCCTGCTTAATTAAGTCAGTGGATTGTCTTGGATTTAATGCGCCCTGTGGAGCAGTTACTCCAGCCTTTGTGGCTTTATTTCTTGCTACTTTTTCAAGTGCTTTCTGAGTTCTAGATAAGTCAGTGCTTCTTGCAAGTTGCTTTCCAACTCTCTTTTCAACTCCAATAGTTGCGGCTTTTTCAATTCCTGTTTTGACCGCACCTTTTGATGCCTTTGCAGTTGCTTTAGCTACTGATGCTCCAGCACGAGCACCCTTGGCAATAGCACCAGCTCCTCTTGCAAGAAGACCTAAAATTCCACCAGCTTCAAGAAGTTCAAATTGCTCTTCAACGAAACTTGTATAAACTGCTTCTTCTGAAATAAAACTTATATCCGAATTTAAATATTTTTCTAAAATAACTTCTTCATCAGCATATGCTAAAAATTTAATGAAGGTTTCTACAGTATATCCCTCAGAAAACATTGACAGTGCTATAGAAAGAATCATGTCTTCAGCCAATTCATATGATTCTTTATCATAATATTCAGATTCTTCATTTAAAAAATCTTGATCCTTTGAATGAATATTTTCATACAAAGAACCAAGATTATTAATAAACTCTTGTGTAATTTTTGACATTTGTTATAATTAAATACCTTATATAAGGTATTTATAAAAATCAACCACCTGGTTTGAACTTTACACCAAGTGCCTTATTGCGAGCAACATCAGATTGTCTTGCCTTAGCAAGGTTCTTAGCTGCATTCGTAGCGTCAGATTTCTTATATGCACCAGCAAATAAAGATCTTCCAATTCTTTCTAATGGATTAGAAGAAGTCTTAGCAAGTGATTGAGCACTTGGTCCTGCTTTATAAACAGCTTTACCACCTTTATAT